TATGGGATATTTGATTTTTCACAATCTTGAACAATAGGAAAAAAATACTTATTTTAAAAATAAAAGTGTATGTTTAATATTTATATTAAAGGTTTATTTAGTTTTATTACAAATTTTCAACACGACGACAGAAATCTTCATATTCTTGCAAAAAGATTTGATATTGCAAAATTTCTTCTTGAAATGGCACGTACGCTCCTTCAACGCATATTTTGTTCATTACATATTCTATATCTTGTATAATGGTTTTCTTTTCAAACACATCATCACACAAAGCCGTATACATTGGTATGTTATTGTCGAGTAGAACAACATTTAACTCTTCAAAATCTTGCAATGGTACATCGTCATCTATCAAATCCTTAAAAATATTGCAGTCAATCTTCAGCGTGTCAAAGTATTGTTTGTAGAAGCAATATAAAAAGTTTAAATACAAATTCTGAATTTCTCTGCAACACAATATTTTCTGGTCAATCAATTTATGAGCAAAAGTTTCACAATTCATGTCGGGCAATTGTGATCTAAACACTTTAAACTTGTAATATAGTTCGTTAAAATTGGCTTGTTCCTCTTGAATTTCCTTGGGCCTGCTGCCCACCAAATTAAAAATGTTATTGCCATATATTTTGGACAAATTTTGCATGACTAGTTTGCAAAGCACACGGTTAACCACTGGCCACACGTTACACATGGTTGGTTATAGACTGTTTGTACAATTATAAAAACTGTAATTAAAATAAATTCTGTTTTGATTATATAGTATAATTTTATCATATCTATTGTTATCAATAAAATGATTAGATTAATTATTACTATATAATCGTTTAAACAATAATACTATTCAGCATTCGCATCGTTAGGAATCCAACAAAATGTGTACACCATCGAGTCTGCGTACATTGAGTCTATTACAAGTTGTGTATCACAATGTTCGTATCGAAAAAGAATATATGGCTATATTTGAACATATTCGTATTGCTCTACCGTCTGGATGGTATTATTCGTCTGTCGAAAGCGAAATTGCGTGTAAAAACGAAGAAATCAATTGGAACCAGATGCTACAATATATAAAAAGATGGAAAAAATGGTGCCGTAACGACAAATGGTTCAATTATGGTATTGCCTATACCGTATTTTATAATTTTGAAAATATTGACGAAGAAAAATTGAATCTAGTTACTGATATTAGTTTGGCTTTGAACAAAGATTTTTTGTGGTTTTGCTTTTCCGATATATTTAAATGTCACGACGAAAACAAACCTTTTAGAAAACCTTGGTACTGTGACATTTACACAGATATGAATACTACAAATAACTCCGATTACTGTGTAACAGACGTAAATACTTATAGAAATTATATTACTTTTAACGAATTAATAACCTCTAAAATGTGTAATCCTTATGGATTTATAATATAAATGTGTATTTGTTATCTTTATACAATAAAAACATACATTTATTAATCTAGTTATTTTTATTAAACCTTTCCGTAATAGTTATAAGGTTACGAAAATATATAAAGTAGACCGTTCAAAGTGTTCAACGTCAGTTTTGTAACAATGGTTGCGATAAAAAGTAGTATGTTCAGCTCTAAACTGACTAAAATTTTATTGTGTACTATATTAATTTCTATGTCGTTGACGCGAGTCGTCGAAACGACAGAGTCTTTTGCCATCGATCCTACAAATTTGCTAAAAATTATCTCTTTGCCGCGCACTATTGGTTTGTACTTTGACAAAATCTATCAAATGAGATTCGTTGAAGACGTTTGGCATTTTGTCATCGAAGTCGATCACAATATTATATTTGAAGAACTGGTACAATTGCACAATTCGTACAATAATCTAGTTGAATGGATCAAGAATAAAAATTTAACCAGTTGCGAGAACAGCGAAACTATATTTCACGATTTGCAAACATACATATACAGACAAATTATTGAATTGATTGAAAAAAATAACGCCATTGATCACAGTGCGGTTGCAATGAATCCCGACTTAGTACAAATCGATGCTAACCGAAAATGGCCCGTACCTTTAGTCACAGATAAACCAACATTCTCGAGTCGCAACAAACGAAACATTGGATTGAACTTCGTTGGAAGCGTAGACAAGTTTCTGTTTGGAGTGATGGACGCGGACGATGCCGAAGAATTGCACGCTTTAGCCAAAAATAACAACGCGCTCAACGAACAAGTGAAAGAACTCGACGATGAACTCATACGTTTGGTCAACTATGAAGATCATTTGGCGTGCATTGAAAAAATGAAATCGGAAACGTGCGACTATGTAACTAACAAAATGAAACTCATGCAAACTCAATTGAACGAACTGAAATTTTTGTACATCAATTTAGACCGTGCCGTAGACAGCGCCAAATACAATCGTCTCAGTCCTACCATTATGACTCCGCAACGATTGTACAACGAAATGCGTAATGTTACAGGAAAATTGCCCGATTCGCTCACTTGGCCTATTGAACTCAATGTTAACAACATGCACGCTCTGATTGATTATGTCGTCAACACTCATGTGTTTGTTACACCACAAAGAACATTGTTGTTTATTATTGAAGTGCCATTAGTGAATACGGAAAATTATGATTTATACAACATTGTACCGGTGCCTATGTGTAACAATAACAGAACTAATTGTGCCGTCATCATACCGACCAGTAAATATATTGGCATGTCGCAAGACAAAAGAAACTACGTACGCTTGGACGACACACACAGCTGCAAATCGGCCGGTGCCAACACTAAATTGTGCTACAAACCCGAAACGATTCTGTTATCGAATTTGGCATCTTTATGCGACATCAAGATATTTTTAAACGAAGCACGCGACATGGACTTGATGAACGATTGCGACGTCCGCATCGGCAGATTTGACAAAGAAATTTTTCATCCCATTGCCGATTTTAACAGATGGCTGTATATGGTCGACGAAGTAACGGAACTCAATTTTTTGTGTAAAAACGTAAAACGTTCATTACAACTCGACGCAGGCGTTGGACTTCTAGAAGGTATAGGTAACAAATATTGCAAAGTGTCTACGAAAAGAAGTACGATCACATTGCATGAAGTCAAAAATAATTTACTCATCACCGAGTACGTCGACATGTCGAGTACGTTTAATTTCAGCCGAGCGATACGCGACATAGATCGCATGCAATTCGAGTTGGAAGCGCTGGGTTCGAACAATGATCTTGATCACGACACTCTCAAAAGCATGACCTACCGCCTCACGGAGCTGCGCAAAGAAATTAACAACAATACGATATTTAAAGGTTGGCAAATCGAAAACGACAATAAACCTTTTGTTGGATGGTTTAGCGGTTGGAATTTAAGTACGGGATGGCAAAATTTTCTGAGTAGTTTAACAATTATTGTATCCGTTATTGTTGTTGTGTTAGTGACTGTTGTAGTTTTACGATGTTTTTGTAGTGTATCTTGTTGTATGGACTTGTGCGATAGATTATCGAGACGAAGACCCACACGAACGGTGGTGCGCAACGATCGTCAACTCGTCTATTTGAAAGCCAATCATCGTTCTAAAGATTCTTTCGATCAATATGATGAACACAAATTGTAAAAATAAATTTGTTTTTATGAAAATTTTTTTGTTTAATTTGTTACGACGGCAAATCCCTACGAATATCATAGTTGACTCTATTTCTGGTTTGCATATAAAACCTATACGTTGGTTCGTAAACACCCGTTTCCGATATGGGAAAAGATCCAGGCAAAGTAAAATAAAAAGCGTTGTCGCTATTTTGTACGAACACGTCTGGCGGACACAGAATCATGTCTTTGTGCCACTTTGACATGGGCATGTCCCTTGTGATACAATCGACTCTGAGTTGATGCGACATTAGATCACGATTGAAACGGTCCACGACAGCGGCACACATCGAAGTTTTATCGCCGGGCACAATATGAGTGACGCGCGTTTCGTTAACATCACCGCATTCACATTCGCCTGTAGAAAAATTAGGACGAACGCTAAGCGCTACTCTGCGCACGTTTGTGCACACATTGGGCAAACATTCTATTGGATTGAGTGGATTGAGAAACATACGGTTTTCATGATCGTCTAAAGCGTTACAGCGCATTTCGAATCGTCTAGTACCGTCCGGCAACAGTTCGTCCCAATGACTACGAAACGTGTTTCTGGACACGTCGACTTCTGTTCCCAACAAACGGTCAAACAATATGTTGCGACCAATTTGACCCGGAAATATTCGATCGGCATGTTGCCTGCCGGCTACCTGACTCATATTTTGCGGACCGGCAAAATATCGAGGATCTTCCGCGATGCATGTCCATTGATTTAGACCGTGTAAAATTACGCTTGTTTCGCGATTACAATTACGCGGTATACTATTGGTTGTACAATAACCGCCGCGATCCAACAACTCGCCGTTAACAACGAACTTATCGTATTCACCAACAAAAAAATAAAAAGCTGACGGATTGTCGCACGTTTCGGTACAATCAAAATTGGGCGTTTCCACTGGTCCCACAAACACCGGCACCGATAAACATTTCAGTTCACCATCGTTAATTGTGCCCAAGTTTGTATTGAAATTGATATTCGGCAACGAATGTAACGGCACATATTGTCGTCGCCGCAATACTTCTTGCATGTAATCTATTCTGTCATCGATAGTTTCGTTATATTCGCGCTGAGCTTTGAGCATAAATCGCCATGCCAAATGCATTGGCCGGTAAAGAACATACAGAAATATCACTAGCAACACAAACAATAGCAGCCAGATCAACATCGTTTGATACTTAACAATTGTACAAACAATCGAATTTTGCCGGCGCTTTTTTTCCTACATGCAGGCAAAATCATACTTCGATTGTTGCTCGGTCCGTATAAAATAGATGATGTCATACGTCGAAATGATGTCATGTTTAAAAATAAATAATACTTGCCGACTCTTTCATATCAAAATGTCGGCAATAATCGTTTTTTTTCGTATTTAATATAATTAGCATAATAAAATTAGTACAGTTTTATGTGGTCTTGCAAACATGTGTAACATGTTATATTTACAATTAATATTTTTTAGTGTTTTAGGTATTGGTTGTACGTTATTTGGCATGTACGGTATATTCGACACGGACTGGGCGGTTCAACTCGATTATGGCCTCGTCAGTGTCGCTCCGTATAATTGTTCAAATTTATTATGCGCATACGGATTCATGTTGTGTTTAGCGTGTATATTTTCTGTTATTACATCAAAAGTCAACTCGACATGGCCATTAGTCTTTGCATTCTATTTTACGTTGTTATGTGCAATAATAGTAATGTGTTTGTTAACTATGCTGGAAATGTTCGTACAATACGGACACATTGGAGCGCTCGACGTGCATTATCGCAACTACGACATCGACAAAACCTGTTGGAAAGGAATCGTCGAATACAAACAAGTGGACTCAAATAGTATTGTTGTGGACATGCCGCTGAATTGTTACGAAATAAAATATCAAATATTTTGCGCTTCATGTCGCAACGTGTACAAACCGTACGAAGCGACTTTTTTCAAAAATCATCGTATCACTGTGTACATCGCGCTTGGCACGATCTTCACCTGGCACTGTTTGTGTTTAATACAATTGCTCAACAAATATGTTAGACACAAATCGTTCGTCAACCATAAGAACAACGACACAAACGATCACGTCGAGTCAATGTATTGCGTTCCTAAGCATCCAGCAAGACCGATTTCTTTTTGCAAGACAATACCCAGCGACGAATGTAATTATGCTCAACTAAAACCTGTTGTATCAATACCGACGGCCCCTCCATTACCACCTCCGTCAATATAATAATTGTGTGATTCAAAAATAAAATACATACAAAATGTGAAAAATAGTTTTATTTATATCAAACACTCAACAAGACATTAGAGGCTTAGTTAAAGTTTCCAGTACGCATAAATGCCAAATTAGATTTGATTTCAAAAATACCAGTTCTTTGCAGCACGTTAACTTTGGCGATTTTCGATATGCGTTGCGTTTCTGTACAAATTGTTTTAAAATTTTTGTAAATTTCTGACTGTTGTTGTCGAAATACTTGCGCAATGTCTCGTTCAAATCAATGGCTCTGTAACGATCTGAAAGTATTTTGTCACTTTCCATGAGCTGTTCGATTTGTTCGCAACTGAAATCGAACTCGCCAATATCGTTAATGAAATTTAACTGGCGCTTTTCATCGTAGCTCCGACGCAGCGCGTACAGTTGCTCTTCGTAACCCCGCAACAAAGCAGACAGATGAACAATTTCGTTTTGCAAAACGGGGCTGCGCGATTCCACTGGTTGCTTAAAAAAAGACATAACTTTTAATTCGTATTGATCGCGCACTTTATTTTCTTTAGTTTGAATTTGATGAATTTTTGTTTCCATTGCGAACGTGTGTGTGTGTAGGCGCACACTCGAACAATACTAAAATTTGTACATAGTTTGCAACATAATTATAGATAATACAACAGCAGTGTCGAAAATTATAAACGAAATCGTTTGATCCGATGACAATTGCAACAAAAATGATTAATAACAATTTCAATGTATGACGTAAGTTGTTTGTGCAAAATTTCCTAGAATTAACGATTTGACCTAAGGTTACGATGACGTAAGTTGTTTGTGCAAAATTTCCTAGAATTAACGATTTGACCTAAGGTTACGAAACAATATCACAAATTGTTTTTTAATTCAAGGTTACGATGACGTAAGTTGTTTGTGTCATGTATATTGCACCATAATTTAATATATGTCATCATTTGTTATCTTTAAAGATAACGTTATGTTTGAATTGTGTGGGCGACGAAACGATGAAAACATTCTTTGTCATTCTATTTGGGTGTGCGGTCAAGTGTTCCATAATATGGTTATTTTAAAGTCGTTATTGATATTGTCATCAATTTTGGCCGCGTCGGCGCCTATTTACGCAAAACCGTCTCAAGCTAGAGTGATGACCGCCGACGAATTAGAACACGTGTACAGCTTATGCTACGCTACGAAATTTAATGCAACAGTGTGTGACAAAGCGACGGTTATGTACGAATTTGACAAACAAATACGTTACGGTTTCAATTATCGTGATGTCGCCGATCTGGATAGATTCACAAAATTAATAAAACTTGTTGTGAATCTACAATACTATCATGAATATCGTACACATGAATTTATCGAAAACATCATTAAACAGTGCGACAAAATTGCCGACATTAGAGTCAACATCACCGGAGACATGCAAAAACGTTCGGACAAAATGTTTCGTTGGATCGCCGAAGCGTGGAACTTGTATCATCCGCGCGACCGCAAAACTTTTCTCGACAAGTTCGTGAGCATACGGAATTTTTTCAACACTTTTGTGTTGTGGGATTCGAAGCACGAGTATCTGTTCGGACTAATTGTTAATTCGTATGCCAGTTTGCGCGCCAAGTTCGCAATAAGAAACGCTGACATAGTTAACGAAATCGACGAAGCGGCTTTTGACATAGCTCACTTAGCCGTAAATTATCCGGCACATCGAATCGATGTGTTAAATTTGAAAAAGTTTTTTTACGTTCATTATTTAACTAAAAGAACGAATCCAAGTTTGATATCATTCGAAAACTTGTTCGTTGTTGTCAATCGAACCAACGCTTTGCCAGTCCTGACCGTATGGCAAATTGAACAGTTCAAATTTAACGTACATCATAATGTAATAAATGAAACTATCATATCGAACATGGCACGTGAAGTGGCCTATGTTCACCAAACGTTCATGGCATTTTTCGACAAATTGAACATTGATTATAGCGCTACACCCTCAACGTCCATCGACGTGTACGTGCACCCGGATCGTTATACATACGAACGCGAAGGCGAACTATGGAAAATTAGCACGAACAACGGCGGGTACACGCACATCAATCCGGACACGGTCAGAATCGAAGCGCACGTATATTTCGATCGTCATCACACCGAATTACCGTTGAATTTCGGACACGAAATACATCACGCTCTCATGTACGCGGTAGACGACACGGACACGATGCCTGATTGGTACGTGGAAGGCTCCGCCGATCGCTACGGTAATCAATTGTGTTACGAACGCGACCACGATTTTATCAAATCACATCTGAATGTTCGCATCGAACAGATCGTTACTGCCGAACACGGCTCCGACATGCTTTACGCCATGGGATATGCGCTAACTGGATTTTTGAGCGATCATCGTTCCGAACTGTTAGCGAATATGATTCGGTCGAGCAATTATACATTCGACGTAGACGAAACCATGAACGATGAGTTTTCATTGTATTTGCAAAATTTAGTAGATTACTGTGATTACGTCATCAGACAACGTAACGACAAAATTATAAAATTTTCCACTGAGCAAGAATATCAAGGCATACTGGAAAGTTCCAACGCAACATCTAATCTATTCGGAGAGTGTGGTAATTTCATACAATTCGACTATAAAGATTGCGCATTTATTCTGACCCCTTCACGTTGTATACGAAAAAGTAAATCGTCATACACGTCGAGTATAGACGCTCTGCACGAAATACAACACAATAAAGAATCAGTGTCGACATACGATTTTGAGTGGTTTCAAAAAAGTCTCGTAAAGTTTGCCATTATACATATGTTACGCATAATATGCGGTGAAACAGGGCAAAATACTATTGATTTCAATGAGATTTACATTAAATATTTGCCGTACACCGAATACGATTTCGATGTCGATTTGACGTGCGCAAACGGCTCCGATGTTCTATCTTACGACACAACACGTGCGCTAATCGAGTTTGTGATGCAAACGCGTATGTGGAAACAGATACCGGTACTGGGCAGGCTGACATTCGAACAAGTATTAAATCATTTTAGATCTTTACTATTGGTTTTGGAGGAATGTGATGAATTCGTACCGCCCGTGGTGCCGTTACCCAATTTGGAGACGACGTTAAAACATTACGCACGCAACTTGACCAGTAATGTAACACCGTCTCAAGAGCAATTGGTGTCTGTTCGCATAGATATGCGTGACAATACTATACTACATTTGCTGGCCATGTACAGACCGGTAGTGTATTATAATGTGTACAGACGTTTATACACTAACGTCGTTGAAATGTTATTGAACAGCGACAATGAAACACCACAAATGATCTATCACAAGAATCGACAGTATTATAGAAAATTTAACAAATTACCTCATCAGTATTGTACGGCCACTAGCACTAACTATATTAATGTACAAACTTATAGGCCAGAAAAAACAACAATATCGGTAACAGAAAAGACTGAAATTACAATTAATACTATATCAAAGGCTGACAATGAAAATAAAAGTCTGATCATTAGTTTGCATGATAGCTTAAGCACGTTTATTATACATATTGTAATAATAGTATTATTAATTACAACAATAGTACTATTAGTTTACAGTGTTTCTTTAACAATCATTTATGTATACAAACAATCGAAATGTAAACTTGTTCACAATTCAGATCAACAAAAAAATAAATATGCTACTAAAACTAATAGGCATTGTTATGATAACACTAACAAATACAACCACATCTATTACAGGGACGAACATGACAAATTATTCTTTTATTAATGTATATAATTAATTATATAATACACGACACGACACAACCTAAGTACTACAAAATAAATTAAGTGTTAGTGTAATAAAATTTAACTAGAATTAGTAGTTTTATTTTTGCTAAGTAACAAACCTCCTTCGTTCTCGAAAACAAGATCTATACAACACAACCGTTTACCCGTACGACATTCGACAGGAGCCCATACATGAATAGGTTTATTTTTTACAACAACATGAGGAACAGTGGTTTCATCAATAGCCTCTAATAATTTATCACTTTTAACTAGGTCACTAAACGACATGACATCATTTATCAATTGTGTTTCGTACAACCGATGATCAGTTTTCGACGCCGTCGACGACGAGTTTTTTAACCATAGCCGCGAATACCACTTGCTTGAATGTGTATCGCTATCCAATGCTACTTCGTTGACAAACACTCTAAGTTTAGACGATTGTTCCATTGCCCGAGCTATGTCCTTGGCATGCGTCAATTTGTGTGTATTTTTCAATTGATTCAAACGTCTTAGCACAAATGGCAGAGTTTGAGAATCGTCATTATCGTAGTCGGGAAACCCGTCAAACGTGATGGGCGAGTTTTTGTCGGCGGCATTCACGACAGCCACGTGTCGTCTGCCGTCGGTAAATGTACCTTGCACGTAACGATTGCCACTGTCAATACGCACGTTGACGCGTTTAAATATTATTTGTTCATCGTTGCTTGCACGGTCGTCGAAATTCATTCGATATTTGTACACAATGTAATTTGATTTGGGATACAAAATTATTTCTTCGGCTAGCACTTCGTTGTCGTCTACGTAAACGGTTATCGCAAACGGCGGTTCAATGCTCAATCGTGGCGATAGCACTGTCGTCGTTTCGTTCGAAGACATGTTTTATGTTTTGTACATATTCTTCGACGTGGTCGCCGTTGAGAAACACGATTTTTTGCTTATTTATACTGCGCAAGTGATTGAGAAAATTCGTGTTGGCCACACGCAAGCAAAACTTACAATCTGCGCCCGGACGTTTGGTGATAGTTTTCAATAGTATGCGGTGGTCGATCGGCAATCCGTTTAATTTTTTTCGTATAGTCTTCATACTGCCGCTCAGTAGCCACAGCGTGTTTTCGTGTCTAACTAAATAGACATAGCGCAACGAACAATGAGACAATTTGTCTTTGAGTTCGTCGATTATTTGCTGTTTGTGACGCAGAGATTTTTTTAATATGTTTATTTGAGCTCTATAATGCATCGGTAGAGTTTGTAAATTTTCCATAAGTTTATCGTTCACAGCCAACAAACGATACATGGCCGCTGACAATTTTTGCAAATCGCGCACAGACACACTTTTGTATTCCAGTTCAAAGCGATTTATCAGCGATTGTTTGTATTTGCTGCTGTTACTATTGGAACGATGCATGGTATAAGTCGTGCGCTCGCACCGCGATGTTGAACTAACCAATTTAGATATTTAAATGAACTTTACTACGCCATCGGCTGTATTTAAAGCTAGCGTAGCTGCGCAATAGGAGACGGGTAGTCATGCGTAAATAATTTGAAACAATCTAAATATTAGTAATGCCTTTTTTATTAACACATGTGTACATTGTCATACAGTATTAAATAACAACCAACCGCCGAATAGCCTGACCCAAATGAGTCATTACCAAAAACGTTATAACAGGAACGATGATATCACTCATATAATATTTGCTATACGATACGTTGGCGGCCTTCGTTTTTAAAATGGGATTTTTACCATTATCAATTACATGTTCTGTGTACCAGATGGCCTTTTCCATAGGTTTCCGTGTTCGATAATTAGTGGAACGATTCAATGCTTTAATATTATCTGTGTAGCGACTCTTGTTGTTGACGGTCACATCTAAAACGGCAGACACCAAAATATGACTTGTGAGCGTTACGGGATCGAGGTTGCGTCCGATTCCGAGTTCTTCGTATTTATTGGTATTGTATGCTTGGTCGCCCATAAACGGGATTCCGATTAGTGGTACACAAGCGTCGATGGCTTCGTCCGTTGACTGCATTCCGCCTTGAGTAACAAAAGCAACTACATTGCTGTGTTTCAATACATGGTGTTGCGGCAGCCAAGTTTGTGTCAACACATTTTTAGGCAGTACGTGTTCCATGGGCAGTCCATCGGTCTTCCACAATATATTATAGGGTAATTGCTTGAAAGCTGTTATAAATTCAAACAGAAATTCGTCGTCCATGTCTGAAACTCGTATAGACGTACCGAAGCTCACGTACACCACACCGTTTGTAGAATTATTTAAAAATTGCATCAAATTATAGTCCATCGTTTGCTGTTCGTTAATATCATTGTTTCGATCAAGATGTAGACTTCCCAAATATTGTACACTCGGCGGTACTGGTCTGTTATTATCAAACAGCGGATGCGTATTCACAAACAATAATTGAACGCGTTGTCGCAGTTCTTCCACGCTGGGCGTGTTTGGTCCGAATTGATGGCGAAGCATTTTAGTTTGTTCGTCGGCTAAACGAGCAAATTCCAAGTACAGCACCAGTTCTGTATAGATTTCCGTTATTATCTCCCAAACGTTTAAATTTTGAAATTTGTTGCGCCACAAATTTGGATAGTAAATGGGATGTCGGCTCACGGCTCCCATTGTCTCAAAATTTTCGGCCAAAGCGTGACCCGACGAAATTTGTATGACAGGCACATCGCCAAACAAATGCGAAAACACCAGAGGATAATCTAGAAAGGCTTCGGTCACCAACAAATCGAAAACATTGTTAGATTCGATCAATTGTCGTACACTCTCCATAGAGAATTGATCAATCAACATGTGTACTAGACTGATGTAATTGCGAGCGGTCACGCTGGACGTTTCCGAAATAACGCCTCGTTTCTTGAACAGTCTAGATCGGTCCACAAGACTTTTAAAATAATCTTTCGACAAGCTAACGTCGACATCTGTCACGTTGGATGAATCGTTTTTCTTAGTGGGAAACGGTGTAATTCTGACTATTGTATGGCCACGCGACGCTAGAGCATTGGTGTAAGCTTCGAACACTGCATGATGACTGTACGAAGGAACAGGAAAAACGCACAGGATACGCGCTCCATCCAGAACCGACAGAAACAACACCAACAATAACATAGTTATTATCTGTTTGTACATTTTGAATTTAGCAATAAAAAAAAATTAGCGCACGTCCGTTTATGGGTCAGAGCGTTTATCGAAAGATGACCAACGGACGGGATGCTGCATCTTATAGTGGCGTCGCTATGTTGAAATTATTATTCAGTTACTGTTTAAGTAAACATGTTTACTTTGATGTGTGTATTACAGATATCTATCGTCACGATGACTACTAGTGTTGGTGATAACCTCAACGAAGATAATTATTTCATGTCTATATTTAGCAATGACAGTACTAATACCTATGATGTCATACGCAACAACAGCAACACATTAATAAATAATATAACTCTGTCGAATCACGATGGCATAAATAGCGTGATCGACGCGCTGTTCGACGAACTAGACAACATAAAAGACACAAAAAACAATGACCGCATACTTTTAAAATCTGTCCTCATAATAATATTGCTGTTATGTGTCATGTTGTTCAAAACTAGCGCCTGTAAAACCTTGATACGCAATCGTCGTATCGCTAACGATGCGCCCACCACAACGACTGCTGCTGCTGCTGATAACACGATAACTATACATGAATTCAACTACACTAACGTGTAACAGTCTGCGATTGTCATTCGCTATGCAAACCACTGACTGTAAATACAGTGAAGAGCAGGCGCGTCTCATTTGGGACTCTGTCGCTTTTAATACATTTCGCAAGTGGGCTTTTATGGTTGCACGCCCTCAACGTTGGCTTCATCCTGATAAGTGTTTCGACGATTTCGATAATTTTTATCGATTTCTAATCCAGAACCGAATCAGCGACGTGCACGTGAAAGCCTTGCCTGACAACGGAGGCCGCGAGTGGGTGATCGATGTGGATATTCACGAAAGTGACCCGGATCGTTTGCATTTGAAAACGCGTGTCGCAGCATTGACTTTTGCAAAATTTTTCGGCGACAACATTAGCCGTATCGTACATTCTGGCAATCGTGGCATACACGTATGGTTGAAACATTGTCGATTTCGCATGAACGCGAGCAAGCAGATTCGTGAAAAATACTATAAAGTGTTCGATGTGCCCAAGTCAATTCAGTTGGAACGAGTGCGTACTAACAGTTTCTTGTACGCGTTGATAAGTGTCATCGACGAACCCGAAATTAAATCTACAATAGACAAATTATACGCCAACAAAACCGACCGAGTCGAGTTGATTAAATGTTTCTTTCCCGAAGTCGACCAGCAAATATTTTGTAATTTTACGCAGATACGAGCGCCTTTCAGCTACAATTATAAAGGACAAAAATATTCGCAAGAAATAATTTTGTAACATGTTCAGAGACATTATTAATCGCACATTTTCGGCGCTGATCGGTAACAACGTTGCTGCAGTAGCCGCTGCCGCCGAAGACGATGACGTTAACTACGACGTTGACAATAACAGCAGAGAAAATAACATTGATCCTGATGGAGAACGCCATGCCAAAAACGATAGTGAATACAACAAAATTGATTCATTCTCGTATATATTGGAAAGAAAACGAATAAATTTCGATGACCAATTTTCGTTTACCGTTCGCCATTTGACCCGAAATCAACAAATGTGGATGATAGGCTCCGACTTTGCCAGCGGAATCGGATTCGACGAACCTGAATTTGTCGTTGACAATTACGTGTCCAATCATAATAAAATTTGCTTGGAGACTCTGATATTTGGTAAACGTGTCGAAATCGAAAATGACGACTTAAAGCGATCAATGTGTATTAACCGTGATGGTTGTCTACAACTACTTAACCATATAGAATTTGCCAACAAGTCTGAATTTATCGCATGGTTGGTAACGTATGCGTTTGACAAATTGTATTCGCATATGCCGTCGTCGTCGACCGTAGCGCCCAAAACTTCGTCGTCGTCGTCATTGTCACAGTTGTGTGTAGAAAAAAGTTTGCAAATGATATTTGAAAAAATTTCGGATTTGCGTGCGGACCATCATAGCGCCAACGAAAACATGCACAAAAGTATCCTCGGCAAAGTGGGCGACATTGAAAATCGACTGAGCGAGTTAGATCACAAAATATCTGCCATAGAAAAAATCGATGTGTTATACAATCATTTGAAAAATTATCATCGTCTTCAAACCAACAACAGTAACGACACAGCTCTATACAGCGAAGAAGACAATTTCGTAAATGGATTTAGATTGCCGCGTGACAGTAGCAAACACCCGCATCTGGGCGTACTTGTTCGTTCAGTGGATCAACACAATACGGAAATAGAGTTTCTGACCGGTCAGCGTAATTATTATCAGACTCGTAAACGAAAATTGAAATCTGGCGATTTGATTTACGACGCCGTACATCCCAATCCTCAAGTCGCCGTGCATCGTTTCAACGAAGAGCTCGACATGAAAAATTTGTCGTACACTAAACGAAACAAACGTTTGATCAACGTCAAGTGTAACATTGACACGGCCAAATCTTTTTATTAATGAAACTATTTAAATAAAACATATGTGTATTGTTCAAAATGGTTTTATTTGTGATTTTATTCCTGTGCTTCTGGAATTGTCCAATCAACTTTATTGTTACAATAATAACTGTAATTAAAGTAGACAAACACGTTTGCTTTTTCAGAGGGACATACTGGTTTTTGTTTGTAGAAAAACAAATACAGATCATTCCACAAATAGGAAATTTCGACTCGACTAACATTATACACTTGGTCACCGATTTTTACACGAACTTGTTCCTTGGCTAGATTACAAACGTACGCGTTTTCATTTATTTTACAAGTGTTTTGATCGATCAGTTGGTTTCTGTCAATGTTGCGTACCCGAAGATAGATTTTATGTCCGTCGTGGTGTTCATCATAGTACATATTTTCCATTAAGATTTCATGTGTGCTTGAATGATATATTAAAATTGTTGCCGGATTATGAGGAATCTCATTTGTCTTCACTGTGTCCTCGGAATCGTCATAAATCCAATCGACCAAATCTCGTTTTAATTCTGATTCAGACTCGGTATCACTAACGATTGAAAACATTTCGTCTTCGTAGTCATCGTCACGATAGTTATTGTCGCTCAAATCTTCATCGACGTCCATGGGCAGAATGAATGTGCGTACCGTTTCCATTGCTGACGAGCTAGCTCGGTTCGCTTCAGAATTTCAACTGAATATACTTATTCATCAAATGAGGTTTTATATATTGACTCAGAGAGTGTACGAATAAAAAGTCATGTAATATTTCACAAAATATTATTTATTAGATAATATACATTATGTCTTCACAATCACAACGAAGAAGATTGACGGCGTCGTTAATGTCACGCTCGTCAAAAAAAATCAGACAATCATTAATATAATTATCCATTGCCTGCAAATCGAAATGATTATCGCAAATAAATTTGACAATTGTTTTCATGTCACAGTCTTGCAGAAGGAATTGCGCAGCTTTTTGACAACCCCTCACGTACGGATTGTGAAATTTTCGATTTAAGAAACATTTGCATATAGTTTCAAGAGTAATGATTTCGTACACGTTCTCGTGTGCATTTGGACGTAGACATTCTTGAGCCTTTGCGTTGACGCGTCGTAGACTCTCGATTACTATTGATTTTATAACATTGTCGTCTTGAAATAAATGTAACTTCTCATATTGGTTTATAAAATGTAACATTTCCTCGTGTAAACCGGACAAATGTAAAAAATACAAAAAGTATTTGTACATGGCGAAGCAGTCACGATACAAAGTCAACTGACTACCGTGATGTACAAATTGCGACTTTTATACTCAGTCATTATCTAGTCAACGCTTGCTAGTCAATGTCACTGTGGTCAAAATTTTCAATATTTGTTCGACTTTATCGATCAGCGAACGCACTACATTGCCAATTTCGCCAAAATCGGTACCCGCAATAGCCTGTAACAGATTGTTGAGAGTGACATTGATGTTTGTAACGCTCGACGTTAAATTGTTCAGCGCCGAATTAATACCGGTCAGCTCGTTGCGCAGTACATCTTGAAAACGATTAAGCGATTCGGCCAATTGTCCACTGAATTGATTGAGCTGCTGTCGTACTTCCGACGACAAAAGGTTCAAACGATCGAGCAGAAGTGGCAATTGTCGATCAACGCTTTCTAACAAACGCGCCACTTGGCCAGTTAAAGTGGAGTTTTGCAAACTAATCGTGCTCAACGAATTATTTATTTCGGCAAAATTGTTTGTGTTCGTGAGCGTCATCTGATTGACTGCACTGACCAGCAAATCGTTTTGTCGCGAGATTTTTTCTAAATACTCGCTAGTGCGGCGTCGTCTGTGACAAGTACGGCTGCGGCTACGGCTTCGGCTGCGTCTGCGTCCGCGACTGTTGCTACGGCTGCGTCTGCGTCCTCGACTGTTGCTTCGGCTGCGACTGCGTCTTCGGTTACGGCTGACACTACGTCGACGAGATCGACTTCGGCTCTGGCTGCGTGAACAGCTGCGACTCTGACTTCGACGTCTCGATTCTGCCAATTCGCAGTAGAGTTCTGCGATTAATTGAGTCAACAGATAGTCGCACAGTTGGCAGGGATTAGCGCGATTGCACAGAAACGCCAAACCGAAAAGATCGACAAATGTTTTATTGTCGTTGAGACGACATCTATGATTGTGATGTTTGAAGTCCGACCAACATCGTTTGTGACGCGGTGCCAAACCGGCCGCCGTAGAAACGGGCAGTCGCAAAAGATGCGCGACCTCGTCCAAACTAAACCAAACGGTCCATGACGGTTCGAACAGAACGGTCACGGAAACGTCTTGAATCTTTTTTACAATGACGTTAAACGTCATTATATTGAAGGTGAAAACTAAAGTTTTTGTGTTATACTTATTCGGTAAAATTTAATTTGCATTGGTTAGTAGTAAACTATCTATCTTGCGATTTATTTCGTCGAGCTTGTCGCTATTGCCCAATGTGGTCGTACTTAAAACGCCCAAGTCGTTTTGCATTCGAGCAAAACCGTTCAGCACGAGTTCGTGCAATAAATCGAAACGTTGACACAATTGTTCACACATTTTGTCGATGACGTTCTTTAAGATTTCAATTTCGCGTCCCAACGAACCGGTGTACAAACAGTAACCCAATAACATTAACAGCACAATGTTGGTATAGGCGATGATGTACATGTTGTCTTATATGCGACGTTCACTTGAAAATTATCAAACACGGTCACTACTTATAAAATCTTTACTTTTTTCTGTTGATGACGTCCTTAATGGATTTAAAACTGTCCAACATGGTGTCGTTACTAAAGGCAATTTTGTTGGTCAGATCGATTTGAATCGATTTAATAGAGTCTAGTTGAGAACTAATATTACCGTACAATGTATTGTGTTCGTTGCGCAAAATTTCACGAATCATATCTATTTGCTGTTGCAAATTATTATTATTACTATTGTTGGTATTGTTTTCGAACAAGTGCTGGGCTGTGGTCGGCATAGATTGGTACATTTGTTGATTGGTGGTCACGACACCGTTTTCTATGCATTCGCGCAAAGTACAGAGTTGATTTTTGATGTCGGACAACGGATCGACAATTTGACTCTGAGCGCCCACAAGTAAATCGCACACCAACCGTTTCAACATGTAATATTCGTTGGAATGACTTTGGCGATTAGAACTATTGTACAGGGACAAGTGTCTGCACAAAACATAAGCGTGTACGTAATTTTTGCCGTGCCTCGTTAATTTGTGCGAATTGTTCACGTTCGCCCATAGAACGGATTTATTGAACCCCCGAATGGCGACCACTGGCGCCAGCAAACGTACGGCCGCGGTCAACTCGACAAAACCGTCTCGGTCATCTTCGTTGTTTTCAACGATAAAAACGTCGATGACATCATTGTCGTATTGAAACTGAGTTTGTTGATTCGTATTCACGATTGGGTCGTTAATTGTGCCAGTTGTACCTTCGTATGTGTGGTTAGAGTTCATAGTTGCGAAATGAGCGTGTACACAATAAGTTTCTCTTATTTTTTGAAGAATTAAACTTCAGTACACAATTATAAACAAAAATTTACCGTCATGTACAATATGGGTAACGCGTCAAGGGCGCGCTACAACAATACGCTCTATCGCCAACACCAGCAAATTCAGTCTCAATTGAACACGGTCAAAGTCAACATGTACGATATGTGTCGCCAGACGCGCGGTATCGACAGCGAGTTGTGTAGTCGCATTCAACGCTCTATCAATTCAGATTACGATAACAGCACGTATAAAAATTCAAATATAGATTCATTACCACACATTGCCAATCGAACAACTGTCGTAATCCCACCAACTAGATATTACGATGGACTCGACGATCGCGTTAACAACCATGACATCACCGACGTCGTTCGCAACAATAACAACAACAACAACAACAACACCATCAAACGATACAATAGTTCCACGGCAGTTGTTGTGGAACCCTTCGATTTGTAAATCAAAAATTGACAAAAAAGCTGTTTATTTGGTGCGATTCGAAGATTTTGAATTAAACCTATCGCCTTACACGCAATTTGAACAAAACGGATTGTTGGTGCGCGTTTACGGTACGCAACTTTATCATTTGTTGGATAACAAGACAAACAACGCCACGACTGTATATGACCGAAAACCGGCAATTGCAAAGAACGGCATGCACAAAAGTTTGCGTAACGTATGTTTCGTTAATACTCAATACAAACGACAGCACATAATAAATACGTTACGCAAAGCACTCAAATTGCCGGCGTGTATCGAATTGATTTTGAATGATATATTGGTGAGACCTCGCAACGGACGATTTCGCAAACGATTTGTGTTTAATTGTTACATTAGCAATTTGTTGACTTGTACCAAATGTAACAAGCAGTGTATCGAGAGAGCCATGATTGCTTTGTATCAGAACGACGAAAAATGTGTACGCGAATTTCAGTCAATATTCAATATAAAAACATACAAACCTCCCAATTGTGACAAAATGGCACAAAAAGATAAATTATGTCATCGATCGTTGTCGTGTAAAGGTTCCAATCCTATTTGTAATTTTTGATACTATTAAAGAAAATATAAAATATAACATGTTTTATTTGTTTTATTGTAATCACAAATGCTATGCATTAAAAAATAAAATACAAAAATTTTTTTTAAAACATATATTTTTATTGCATTATTGAATATTTTCCTTGTTGTGACATTTTTTGTGTAATTTCAAGCGCTTCTCTCTTGATGTAGGGTTGGAGTCGTAGCAAACTGGGCGTACATTACGACTTTGTATAACTGATGTATATTGTTGTACAGGCATGTTACCGTCGTGTAGCGTGGTCGATTTCAAGGCAACTCGTGAAGCATTATAAAAACCGTTGATGTTATTGTTCGATTGCATTTTTAGTAATGCGTTCTAAGCTTCTGCAGCGAATATATAATTCAGTTGTCACACATTTTCAATTTATATAGTTAAAGCTATCAATTATTATCATTAGATTAGGTGTTATCAGTCTGCTTGAAGTCACAAAATGAGTATATAAACGGCGTGTATTGCAAACGGGATCATATTCAGTGTTGAGTAACTCTACATAGTCAGTCATGTTTGAAAACGCAATTATCGAACTTTATAATTGTATTGCAAACAACAATTATGAAGAGTTTGCCAATCACAGAATGGTGACATACTTCAGAGAATTGGCAACAATTGATTTTGATGATTTCATAAAATTTAATCGTCTAATAGTTTTGCTGTGTAAATTCAATCGATATGAATGGTTCAAGAATTGTTTGGTCACCATGTTTGAAGTGCCCGAAGAGTTACAATTGCATGCCGACATCTGCGATATACGCAAAGAGTGTCTGTTTATAGCAGCATACAATAAAAATATGATGTTTATTGTTCATTTGATCAGTCATTGGGAATTTATGTATGATACGGTTCAATACAACGATAAAGATATTCAATCGTTTCTGATTGAAGCACTAAAAGATACGTACGAATTTATGTTACGCGAAGATATACTGCTGGTGAACGAGTTGTGGTGTTTAAAGCAAGTATGTACCTTCAAAAAAGACATAGCTGACCACAGTCCATTACTACTCGATGACGACAGTCGTATATTGAGAATACAAAAATTGGCAACTATATGCAAAGTGTTAAAAGAAAAATTTACACAATATAATTCTTTGTCTAAAATTTGTGACTATACATTGAGTGACAAAGAAAGTTTCTACAGATATCGTCTCTTTTATTATGAATTGATTGTGGCTACGAGTTGTCATATTTGCTTATGTACAGACATGGAACCGGTTGGAAATGTGAACGAAATTGTCGAGAAAATACACACCGATTTTAAAAATGCCCTCAAAGATTATCTTACACATTTCGATGCCAACTGTATTGAAGCCATGGAAGAATATTACATGAAACGTTACAAAGACTACAAATATGTGTTGAGTTTTATCGCTGTTTTAAATCAAGCTATTGATAAAATGATTGTTTATTACGAATCTGTAAAATTGTAATAAAATATTTTAAAAAACGTTTTAATGATTTATTTCCTAATGATGTATGCACTAATGTCGCTAATAAATTTTATTTGAAATTTGCCCGCGCTTTCATATGAAACCGTCGGCAAAAATCGATAAAATTTGTTCTAGAACATTCCACGGCTTGACCCAAAAAAACAAATGACGTCATATGGCGTGATTTTTAAATCGTCCAATCACAAACGTATTGTACAAATTTTGCCCCACCCAAAACATAACGTATTTTTAAACTAGTCTTGGATCTTTTCGTTCGAAACGGACCGTGATCTCTTGCTTCGATTCGTGATTTAGAAAAACAGATTTCGTCATTTTGCACTCGGCACTACTCGAAAAACAAATTACGTCATCAACAACAGATAACATTTCCCGCGCATCGCATTTTTAAACTGATCTCGGATCTTTTCGTTTGAAACGGGCCGCGATCTTTTGTTTCATGACCCAAAATTTGCACACGACACTATTCGAAAAACAATTTACGTCATTAACAACAGATAACATTTCCCGCGCAAGTTTAAACTGGTCTTGGATCTGTTCGTTCGAAACGGGCCGTGATCTTTTGCTTCGATTCATGACCCAAAAAAACAAATGACATCATCTACCAAAGATAATGTTCCCGCGCACGTTTAAACTAGTCTTGGATTTTTTCGTTCGAAACGGGCCGTGATCTTTTGTTTCGATTTATGACCCAAAAAAACAAATGACATCATCGACCAAAGTAAAAATTCCCGCGAATGTTTAAACTGATCTCGGATCTTTTTGTTTGAAACGGGCCGTGATTTTTTGTCGTGACCCAAAAAACAAATGACATCATCTACCAAAGTAAAAATTCTCGCGCATGTTCAAACTAGTCTTGGATTTTTTTGTTCGAAACGGGCCGTGATCTTTTGCTTTTATTCATGATTGAGGAAAAAACAAATTACGTCATCCGTTTAGGATATTGCATCATCTTTAAATTCGAAACCCGCCCGCGCTTTCATATGAAACCGTTGGCAAAGATCGATAAAATTTGTTCTAGAACATTCCACGGCTTGACCCAAAAAAACAAATGACGTCATATGGCGTGATCTAGAAATTGTCCAATCATAAACGTATTCCACGAATCACGCCACGCCCAAAGATAACGTACTTTTAAACCGGTCTTGGATCTTTTCGTTCGAAACGGGCCGTGATCTTTTGCTTTTATTCATGATTGAGGAAAAAACAAATTACGTCATCCGTTTAGGATATTGCATCATCTTTAAATTCGAAACCCGCCCGCGCTTTCATATGAAACCGTTGGCAAAGATCGATAAAATTTGTTCTAGAACATTCGATGGCTCGACCTAAAAAAACAAATGACGTCATATGGCGTGATCTAGAAATTGTCCAATCATAAACGTATTCCACGAATCACGCCACGCCCAAAGATAACGTACTTTTAAACCGGTCTTGGATCTTTTCGTTCGAAACGGGCCGTGATCTTTTGCTTTTATTCATGATTGAGGAAAAAACAAATTACGTCATCCGTTTAGAATATTGCATCATTTTTAATTCGAAACTCGCCCGCGCTTTCATATGAAACCGTTGGCAAAGATCGATTACACGGTAGAAATTTTTTAATTTAAGGGACTTTTTTTGTGACGGAATAACTTTTCCAACACGATTGTAATTTTGCGATGAAACCTTACGTGAAAAGATTGCAACGCAACGATCGAATACGTGACAAATCGATTAAACTTAGATCTGTCATAGACTTTCTACGCGACACGGTCGTCGATCCGTTCAATTGTAATCAGAATATTGCTCGAAAAACATTTTACACGGTATTCATCAGTATAGTTGAAAACGTATTGGGCAAAATTAATTTTCAACAACATGGTATGATGATCACCGTTCAATCGTTCATGGACATGGCTATTGAAACGGAACGATTGATGTTCAATCAGAGCAGAATTTTAAATATTTTAGTGCAATTTCTAGTTAAATACAGTGAATCCGATAACACGCTACAGTCGGCCGTGTACGTAAAACTTCTCGATTGGCTTCTCACGAAATATAATTTATAATATATTATTGCGCGTGACCATGTCGACCACAAAAATGACCAAATCATTAGTGTCTCCGTGCGATTTGCTCACCGCCGAACAGCAGAACATATTTGACAAATACTGTTTTACCAATTATGTGAGTCAACTGAAAAGCATAACACAATTATTGTCACGGCATGAAATCATGAAAATCGAAAAAGCAACACGTGGACAATCGACGAACCCGCTATGGTTTTTGTTGCGGCTCGATCGACAAACTGCTTCGGGATCTAATACGAACAGCAGCAGCGGCATTGGTCTGCGACCGATTCCGGCGCTCACCTACGGATTGGAACAGGAAACTTGCGTGAAAAACAATGAATCGCTTCTGAATCTGGTTCGTGAATGTGTCGAACGCGAAACTAATAAAAAAATTACAGAGACTGTTCTCGATTGCGGTATGTTCTTTAGCAAATACGGATTACATTCCGCATCGCCGGACGCCTACTTTATTCTAGACGACGACACGATTGTGCCCATGGAAATAAAATGTCCGCATACATATCGCGACACGACTGTCGACGAAGTCCGACGTGCAATGAACGCTCGCAAAGAACGCTACCGCATCAAACATACAGCGTTCAGCGTCAACAGAAACGGACCGGCTAGATTTGTCGTGGAAAAAACCGACCCGCATTATCGTCAAATGCAAAGACAACTGCACGTACTGGATTCGTCGTTGGTCATATATTTGGTTAGGTTCAAAGACTCTTTCGTGGCTAGCATAGTAAAACGCGATGATGAATTTTGTGACAAAGAATCGAAAACTGAACAAACGATGTTCAAAATGTTCGTGAACAAAAATACAAGTGCTGATAGATATCGGCAATGTGCCGTGAGGATTAAATCGTTTGCGAACACGACTTTGACCAATGACAATGTCGAAAAACTCGCCAAGGCCGGTTTCTATTATTCGTACGGCAATATAGCATGCGCGTATTGCGATACAGCGTTTGATGAAGACGAATCCGTCGACACAATTCTCGACAAACATAAAATTTGTAAATCGAACAAAACATCATTTGTTAAAAATAACGACGACGACGACGACGACAGAATCGATAGAGGTATACGATGCGTACATAAAGAATTTCTAACACATTCTATGCGATTGAAGTCGTTAGTGGCGCGTGGAGCAGATTCAAGATTCGCCAAATGGGGATTGTTTTACGATACAAACACCAAACGTTACAAAACATTCTGTTGCGGCCTATCAATAGATAATTTCAATATAACACACACGGACAATTGCGAATATAGAGCTATATTAATGCAACAACAATGATAATTTCATTGTGTTAGTGTACGTGTGTGTGTTTATGCATGGAAAATGTCCTTGATTGTATACTATATAAAATGGGTCGCTAAAATAGGTCAGTCAAACGTTTTTGAATCGAAGAACTAAACGATCATGTTTTCGGTATTGTTGAGAACGCTGCTATTTCTATTATGTTCCACGTATATGTGGAGTGTATCGGCAAGACCGGGCGCGCACGAAAACGCAAGTCGCCCCATACAGATTGTGATGAGACATCGCTATTTGTCGGTCGCTCGAAATGGCACTGTGTGGGGTATAACAAATTCTACTGACTCGCACTCAGTATTTTATCGTGTGCCTCACTATATGAATCATTTGTTGAAGGCGGCACAAACGTGCCGTTATATTTGCGTTAACCAATGCGGCTATGTGTACACGGCAATCGTGCCTAATTCAGAATGTCTGTGGTCGACCGAAATCAAAGAAACTGCCTACGTTATGTACAAACAGTTCGACAGTAATACCCGAGCGTACTTAGCTCTAAATCGTGAAGGTAAACCACGAAACGTCTTGGTCAACAGCAGCGGTGTACATCGTCCTTTAGAACCGTCCAGTGTTAAATTGACCACGTTGGATTGGAAACATGCGTCTATAACGCATAAATGTGTTGTCAGTCCTAATATTAACGAGAAACTCGCTTACAAACCGAGAAAAATATGTGACTTGGACATTAGAACACTTGAAACAACAAATGACTATGTTGCGTTAAAACATAGCAACGTTAACGCCACCGAGGGAGTGAACCAAACTAATTTCTATAGTGTCGAAAACGATTTCAGTATACAATTGCTACCGGATTCGCCAAAAACTTCACAGAGATCATATTTGGAAGGCCAAATTCAGGAGATATTAAAAGAAGACAGCGAATCCCAACGAGCATATCCACAGACATCATCCATGTTACCTCTGACTGTGACAGTGTATAACACTAATGTATATTTTCATGAATGCGTGCCTGCACCTTTAAAAATGAAAACTTCAAAAAAAAATAATGTCTAACTGTTGTTGTAACGTACATGTATTAATATAATAAAACATATTTGTTTAAACATAATTTTTTGTTTTCTTTCATTGTATTGATTCTTTGTATTTGTTCTAAAAACAAATTTATTACATTGCTATCAATGGAAGGATCTTGTTGTGCGAAATGTATTCCTAATCGATAACATTGTATGGCTTTACACAAATGTCCCGCCTGTTCGAAACGTTGCGCCAGATATTGCGCTTCGGCTATTAGGTTTTCATTGCTGTCGCTCATGTGTACGTGGAATAATTGGGATAAGTACCGAGAATCGATCTCAGATTATCGAATTGATCTCTTAATACTATACTATGGCCTGATATTACAAAGAGTTCGCAGGTTGAATTTGTATTTCTAACATTGTACATTTGATTCAGTGCAATTCTGAATACAGACGGATACCTGCCGTCGGGAAATATGCGCGACGGATGCCAACTGCGAATGTGGTTGTTTTCACGACTAAATATACACCAGGAGTTTGAAAACGTTTCCGCAGTCCACACTTGAAAATTAGCGTGTCGTCTGATGCAATAATTTGGATTTGCAACAATACAACGACCCACGCCAGGGGCGAAACACGGCACGGTTCTATTGGCAGACAAACTTCTATATACTTGTTCGATATTGTCGACGGCAAAGGCAATGGAAAATTTCAAAATCAAATAGTTCATTCCGTTGATTACGTCGGACCAAACGATACTGGGATACGTGAGGGATAGATAACGATTATGTCTCAGCAGTGTATCGTTAGGATTGATATGACAAACAACCTCGTCGTCGCTACGTACATCGTCGTGTGCCCAAAAATGTTTGTACATTATAAAATTGGCATTGTTGAACCTAACGTTGAACGGTTCGATACATGCGTTGGTTAGTTCGGGCGCGTGTTGAGTAATGGGCGCTAAGAAGACGGCATTAGTCACGCTGTAAATCGAAAACATCGTGTTATTATTACTGCCGTTGTTTGAACAATCGCAATAGGGTTGATTGTGGTAGCGATTTGCTTGCGACAATCTGCCGTTGGTTCGTAGTCCGCTCACAAAATCCACGGAACACGGATCCACGACACAGATGTCGCGATGTAAAGCGAATTCACGAGCGTATTCAGGATTCAAATTGGGATTTGTTATTTGCACGTAACCTGGTGGACACGGCGCCCTAGGAAACACAGTCGTATCGTTGTACATGTCTCGCACTAACAACGGCCGGCAATAGGGCGTTTCGGTTTCGTCATTGTAATCGGGCACGTAACCGGTTTCGCAGTCGCAACGTAACGGTCGTTCGTTGATGTCGATAATGGTGCCGTGCGGTTGACAACCTACTGGCACGTTACAATCTTCGTACAGGTTGAGTTGAGTTACAGCACCTGGACTCAAACAGCTGCACAGTAATGTGAACCCAGTTTCGCTCTGAGCTAAAATCCACGTACCAGTGTTGGCGTTACAAGAACGTGCCCGATTGCGATCTAACGCTAGACAATACGCTTCGCCTGGATATATTATATGTTCAGTTTCGTTGCCGTGTTCGTCGCGCATTATCAGTTTGGTCTGTTCGTCAAAGTACTGACAATTTGCCAAGCCTTCTCGACATAGGTCGCAATCCATGTGCGTTGTACATTTGGTCAACTGTTTGTGACATGCTATCGGATTACTGTCAATGTTGATTTCGCCGGGTATTTCAATCGGAGGTACATGTCCATTATCAAATTTGTACACTTCGTGAATTGGTAGCGGTTCGGCATATTGCAACAGGATTGTATACCTAATTATTATTAAAATTATAGCGACAAGCAACAGTACAATAACCAAAGTCGCATACATGTTACTTTATTCAACTTAGAAGAATAATAAAACAATTTTCTAATATAAAAAATATTTATTTACAATTTCATTGATTTTGTTCGTACATTTCGGCAATATCATAAATTTTATCACACAAACTGTCGATAGACGACAAATCTCCATAGTCGATAATTTTCAAATTTTTACTCAGCAACACAATAGGCGCTGACGATACACACACAGCCAAACAATCTCCCGTGCAAACCATAACCGCATCGTAAACGTCCATGTGTTGCAAATACTTTACATAAATTTCGTCCTGACGCAAATGTTCATCATTGGAGATATGCATGACGAACACAATCAATTGCATAATAGATTAGTTATTTGCCAGACGATTCAGCGCTTGTAGCATTCAAACAAAAAGTACACACACTCTTGTTCTTATCCAGCATCCCGTGCAAACTGCGCGTACACAATTTACATCTGACAACTGTTTCGTATTTTCGCTTCATAAATTTCGCTAGATCTACGCTTTCTGCTTCGTACTGCGACGGACACTTTCGATTGTCATAGTTTAGGGTGTACGGTGCTTTTTGTACTATTTGCGTCAACCGTTGCAAATTTAAAACGCTAGATAATTTATCAATGCGACTATCTAGTTCGCGGTTAACTATGCGTTTTAAAACATTATGTTGTGACGCTTTTACATATAGATCGTTGTACGTGTAATCGTCCATTTTATTTTTATTTCGTTTTGTGCGTGCGAACGTGATTCGAATGGCAATGTATATATATATGGTATCCAATTTAAATACTTGCCGTATCTGGTTTTATCATAATATAAACAACAACATTAGCCAGCTTTATAACGTTCGGTCGCGGCTGCACCAACGTTAGCATTCATCATGATTTCGTGGCGATCACAAGTGTTTCTTTTTGAAAACGATTGTATGGTAGCCCAGTCTCCTATAACTGTTCGTTTACGTAATGTATCGTTTTCGTTGTACAATAGTCACGATACCAAATCATGCAACACGATAATACGTCAATTAAAAATTTTGCGTTTACAAAGTCCCGTGTACAATTGCCATTGGAAAGTGTGCGTTGAAATTGTCTACGAAAATGGTAGCACAAAGTTAATTGAAAAAAATCTAAGTTGGGACAATTACGATTGGTACGGCATGTATTGCGACAACAGATCGTATTACAAAGAGTTCATCGATAACAACTGGATAATCGGCAAAGTAGAACACATGTGGAGTGGAGATGTGTTGATCAATTTTGGCACGATCAACTTTGAAGTGGACAACCGAATAAACTATTACATCAATGTAACTATACAAAACGTTCCGCCGTATTGCATCCGCAAAAACATGGCAATATTACCACCGTGGAGAAATATAGGATTGGTAAAACCTAACCGAATACGATTGTCGCCCGACGATTACGGTTCTCTGTTATGTACGTTTGAATTGTCTAAATAAAAATGCCACAAAAATATGTTTTAGTGTTTTATTCATTATCCAATGACAAATTTTAGCAGTGTATATCTTTTAACCACATTTTAATTGGTGTATTAACAATAGTGATTGTTATTATAGCGATCAATGAACATAATGTAATCAAAAATGGTGAAAAATGTTCGACATACACAGTACATTGATACAACAATATAAATATAACTGACAAGCACCGATCAGCGGTGATTGCGATCAAATTTGAATAATGACCATTGTTGTCAGATAATTTGTACACTAAAGTTTGCATTAAAGCGCCAGCAATTGGACCTGGCGCCGACGCAACAACCGACACAATCCACACAAGAGTTTCATGAGAGTACCAAGCGTAAGATTGAATTATACGAGCCAAAATATTGCACGCCAACGACATATAGAACATGTTTACATATAATGTTGAATTATTACGACTAGCCAAAGTAACCAAGGGCCATAACATGACCGCAAACATTATGTACTGACAACCGTTCAATATTCTTATGTCGCGAGTGGGCAACATTATCGTATCCTTCTGAAAGTAATAACTAAATTTGAGTTCGCTTTGCTGCGACTCGTACATACTATAGATCAGTATTGCTATTAAATATTTTACATAAAAACGATTATTTCGTGTCGACTTTACGTTGGTCAATGTGGTCGACGATTGTACTAATGTTGTCGGTCGGTAGATGTTCGCATCGTTGTCGAACGGAACGGCTCGATATGTTTCAATTATGTCGCTAACATTATAATCGTCCATGAACATATGTGCTGGAGTCATAATATTTAACGCCACTATGGCCAATACAAAACTTGTCACAGAACCCGCAGCAACGCCGTGCAACATTTGATTTTCATCTATCTCAAACAAGGGCGGTATAAGTTGAACCAAACTTTGTCCTAGCAATTTTGCGCAACGCATATGTACGATCCATTTAAAATAATCGCAACGCGTCGCTTTGCTAGTGCTGCTACTATTGTTGTTGTACATTAAAGCAATTACCGAATCGAGCAAACACAGTTCCAATAGAAAAACGCCTCCGAACAATGCTACAGTCATCGTGGCGACATACACAAAAGTCAATGAAACCGTAGCGGTATTCATCGCCAAATATATTTGCAATGTCAAATCGAGAAACATGCCCAACGCCGATAGGCCGAGCAGTCTTGTGTTGACACATACTGCGTCAAAATTACGAAATACAATCGACAAAACGATAGCGATCGCGAGCGATATCGCCGTTTGAAGCAATTCCACGTTTGTTTCAACGGTGGAATAGTTGTTGTGGACGCGCAGGCTGATCTGCTTCATTGATTCAGTCGCCGGAATGGCTATTGCACTCTTGAACGCGCCATAATAACCCACTGTCGCGAGCGCCAATAACGTTACGATGACACATCGTACAGAAGACATGACCGATTATTTTACAGAAGCCTCTTTATAGCTGTTCGTAACACCAATTATACCGCATCCGAGACGGCCGCCGGAATTACCGGTTATACGACTTAATGGATGATCAGTCAAACCGAGATCGTCGCGGTCCGTGTGCACGACAAGACTGCGACCTAAAATACTATGAGGCCCAAACAAAGACATGACGTTATCAACGATATTGATTTCTGTCAAAGAATTTATACCGAAAGATTCGACGTTGCCCAAGTCGCCGACGTGACGCACGGTCGCGTTTGGCGCCCCGTGCGTTTGGCCCGTAGGATTGAAATGTTCCCCGGCCCACGTACATCCGTTGCTGGTGTCGCCGAACTCGTGAACGTGTATACCGTGCAATCCACGCGGCAAATTAAGTATGAATCCGGTGATTTTGATTAAATGTAAAGGCGATTCTTGACTGAAACAAATTTCGCCGCTGATGTCACCGCTCAAACTACAAATAGCTTTCATTATGATATTCGATCTTATTTTTGTTGTTAGTCACATCGACAATTTTGATGTATAGGACGATTTCGATGTATAGGACGATTTCGATGTATGTATGGCTTTCAATTGTAACGTGTTAATATTTCGTTCATTTTAAGTCTACACTTTGAAGTTGTCGCACTGTTTTAAAGATGTATCTTGTAAATCGCAAATGTAAATTGGGTGAAGTTTGGATTACTGAAATCGAAGAAAACCGATTTCTATGTTCGGGTCACGGTGTCGCCGAAGCTTTGGGTTACAAATGTCCCAGAAGAGCACTGTACGATCACGTGAAACCGCAATGGCGCAAAACGTGGGCGGAAATAAAGGGGGTGTTGAATCAACACTCCCTTGTGACGTCATCAGATTCTATAGAAATGCCATTAAATTGGCAACCGAATACGCTTTTCATCACCGAAGCCGGTATTTACGCTTTAATTATGCGTTCTAAGCTACCTGCAGCCGAGGAATTTCAAAGTTGGCTATTCGAAGAGGTCTTGCCCGAACTGAGACGAACTGGAAAATATAGTATAGAAAACAGGCAACAATCGTCCACAGACAATTCTACTGAAGTAGTGAGTTACGACCAAAAATTGGCGAATGTTCAGATGGAAGCGTTACAATTAAAATTGCAACTGTCCGAAGCCAATATAAAAATCGCGGAATGGAACACGAATATGTCGGAAATGAAGCGCAATTACGAACAGCAAATGTCTGAGTACAAAGAGCGCGAGTTCAAAATGCAACTACAAATGAAGGACATGGCACATCAAGCTAACATGTCAATGTTTCAGTTTGCAGCGAACGCACTCCTCGCCAAAGATAACATTGACGAAAATCATCGACTGCGTCAAACGCTCGAAAAGATAAGCAATCGCGTCGTACCGGTCCTGACAAAACAGCCCGAAAAGGAAGAATACATAACCGGTTACGAACGAATAGTCAATGGCAAACGTCGTATTCGTATGTGTCGCAGTCAATTGTATGCGATAGAAATGCAAGACAAAGTGGCAAAACGCTACCGTGACACTTTGTGTACTCCAAAAAGATTTAAGCCGTCGCCTCGTTACGCGTGGTTGTGCGATTCGACCAAATTTTTACAACTCAAATGTTCCAATTCAGTGATGGTGTGGTGTAAGATACGGGCCGACGAACCTCATGTATTCTACGGTTTGCGCTATACGAACAAATTGTGCACAGAAATGGAGGTGCTCGACGAAACTGAATTACGTGCCAAATATCGCGCCGATGTCGAAATGTGTCAACGTAACAAAACTGTTAATACAAAACTAATTGAAGAGTTTAAAGCGTTAGATTTGATCGACGAAGACGATTGTGTCGCCAAATGTTTGACGCAAAGCGTCGATGCCAAGGATCGTATAAATGCTATTGTGGAGAATATTGTCGAAAAAATGGCCAAAGAACTCGTGCCATCCACGCCACAACGTCGACATTCCAATGCAGGCGACGTGTATTCGGCACAACAAGTCGTGCACGCCATGAAGAATTGTCAAAATTACTTTGTCAAGAATGTATGTAATGTTCGATTTTACGATGAATCAAACATAATACCAGGGAATGTGCCGGCTATTGAAAACGTCACTACTCAAAAAGATTTAACATCTGCTACAGAAGCAACGACGTCAACAAATCTGTAATGTTATTTGTGTGAGCAATAAATTTCCTTTACGGTTTGTTGGTTTTTTATTAATAATAAACCCTTTTTTTTATTCATTTTGTGTTTACCAAAGTAACATCAAAGGCTTTGATGTTTACAAAAACATTACTTGTCAAATCTAATAAACAAAATTTACGTAAAATACGACGCAATAGTTTAGTAAGCTCTTTTATGTTAGATATAAAAAAGCCTGTCTTGTCGATAGAGAATTCAGTAGAGCGTTGTCTTTCGCCGCTTGTGCGATGATGTCCTATATGGAATCCGATTTGGAATTATTAAAAACTGAATCATATCGATATGTTACGTTTGCAAATTGGCCTGTACAATATTATTTTATGGATTGTGCTAAAATGGCTCAGGCCGGTTTCTATTATTTGAACAAAGACGACCATGTAAAATGTGCGTTTTGCAAAGTCGAAATGATGAATTGGCAACACGAAGACGATCCGCTAGAAGAACACGCACGTTGGGCACCGCAATGTTCTTACGTCAAATCAATTATGAGCGATGCAAACGTATGTTCAGAACAGAATTACATTGCTGATCAAGAATCTTACAAAAATAAATCCATGCTATCAAGCTATATAACTTATGAAAATCGTTTAAAATCGTTTGACAATTGGCCGCAAACACTGATAATCTTGAAGAGTAAATTAGCAGAAGCTGGTTGGGTATATACGGGTAAAGATGATATTACAATATGTTTTCATTGCGGCGGAAAATTAAGCAATTGGACGCTTACGCATGAACCATGGCGAGAACACGCACGCTGGTACAGAAATTGTGATTTTGTAGTATCGGAAAAAGGCAAAGATTTCGTGCAGACGGTAATCACCGAAGCCTGTGTCGAAAAAGAAGGCAGTAATTCCGACAATCAAACTACTGAATGTGACATACGTACATGTAAAGTTTGCTTCGTGAACGAACGCAATTACATGTTTTTACCGTGTCATCATTTGGCCTGTTGTGAAGAATGTGCTTTCAAAGTAAAAAAATGTGTTGTGTGTCGTAGATCAATCGACGATATGACAAAAGTTTTTATCAGTTAAAAAATGTATTTAAATAATGAAATAAATAAAAAATTTTTGCATTTTTTATGTATTGTTTTATTGCCAATGATTTAAAACTATATTATTACAAACATCATTGTTTACACAACTAGGTATTATACACTGTACACAATCGTGATCGTTGTCGAAGAATAGATCTTTAACAGGTTTCCGAATCAACAAACCGTGTTTTGTTTGAGAATTAGGATAGCACAATACTGAAACCGTCGTTTCGTCGTTCACACAAACATTCACAGTATGTTTTGGTATCTGTAGACGGTGTCGAATGTGCTGTTCCGCCAACGCTTCTAAGGACAATTGTTTTAAACTTGTCATTTTAGTTTTGTGCTGCATCAACGCTTTGTACAAGTCCATTTGGTGTTTTTCCATGATAACAACTGGCTCTACAATGTGAACAGAGCTCTTGCAACGTAATATTTGGGCGGATCGTGTATCTGTGCCTTGTACACGAAAGAATTAACTTTGCTGTCTAATAAAGTTGTACTATTTTTCCGCTTGTGTTGTCGCTTGCGAGACGCGTTCAACTGTAATGTTTTCGCTAGCAGACTGTCCGTACTTGTTGCTTTACGATTTGATAAATAGTTTGCCGATAAGGATGTCGCGCATTGGTTACGTGTCGATGTAGTTGTCATCTGAATAGAACTTTTGTTCGTGTAACTGTACACGTCTATTGTATCGATGAAAATTTTCGTAGCAATTTCTTTGGCAAAAGTGACAAGGTGATGTTCGTCTTTCCGGGGATTGTCCAAATTGTCGAGACATTCTTTATAGTGTTGTAGCAGAGCGCTAGGCGAACTTCGTATATCGGGATTGATGCTGTCCAAACGTTTCAAAGCCAATTCGAATACAGTTTTGTATTTGTTAAAATAGTCTCGCGCACGTGAAGCGCTCACTTTGATGGCGATAAGTAACATGCGGCGATTGAAATCTTTGCAGTCGATGGAATCGTCCACGTATTTTGTGTGACCAATCAGTTTTTTTAATATTTCGTAATTTTTCGACGATGGGTCTTTGAAATATTCGTCGCGGGCCAATTTCACCATCGCCATCATGTCGGGCGAAAGCATCTTGTTTGATTCTATCAAAGCGCTACATTTGTCCGCTATTAGCTGTTTAGCGAAATCGTCTACATCAATCGACTCCATTATGTGTAAACGAGCACAACGACAAATAGCCGCATGAATGTAGCGCTTATATTTATTGTAAAATACACAAATGTAAACTTAATTTAAATTGATACTAGTTTGTTTTCTGTTTCGTTTACTTGCAGATTTGGATTGTTTTTCGTTTAGAGTTAAAACGTTGTAGCGAATTGAATTGTTAAACTTGTAATTGGTCAACATATTATATATTTCACGAACTGTGAAATTATCGTTTAGTATCAAAATGGTATCTTCCATTTCGAATTGAGTTTCTGAATCGCTAGCAATATAAACCATATTGTAATCGGCAACGGCGCACGTCATCAATTCTACTAGCATTCTGAACGGTCTCGATTCTTCTGGACATCCCCAAAATGACGAATATAGTGTGGGTTTGCCGCCGTTGCCGGTCGACGGAATGGACAAACGATTGGCTATTAACGGAGTTTGTAAACGATTAATGGACATGTCTAAGTATGCTAAATCGCTGTTGGCACTGCCTACATTATTCTTCAAATGACACGATTCTAACGCCAAAATATTGATGTACACGAACCCGGCCGTGTCTAATATGGATTCGACAAATTTTGGCGCCCCCGCCGTTCCTAAAACTGTGTTAAACTTTACCACGTCGCGGACACACACTGAATCGCAATCGCCCAAATCGCGAGAATCAAAGTACATGGCCGCGTACAGTTCTGGAAAACGCAAAAACATTATATCTTCATAGGTCATCGAATCGGTCAAGACGGTGTCGCTGCCTAATCGCTTGTCGACATAATCTATAATTAAATCGTGCGCGTCCGGTACGTTTTGTTCGTTATAGTCGAATTCGGGATTGTACAGGGCTACCGTCACGTCGCTACCTTTAACAGGCTTCTCAGAATTATACAATGATATACGATTTTCGCACACGTAACGTTCGATTGTTATGCGTGTTTCGACCCAATCACTTTTCATATTCAATAGGAAACAAATATTTTTGAAATAATTCAGTAGGCACATCAATTTTTGACGCAAAAGTCCCGTCGCGCCTGATTTGATGGTGTCAAAATTTAAGTTTGGCACGTTGCCGGCGAAAAATGCGTTGGCCATAAGCGTGGCGCAATCTAAACGCGACAAAGTTTGTTCTGTTAGTTGTATTTCATTGACGTGTTTGCGATTGACTATGTACGTCAACTCTGGGAAATATTTAAAATCTTCTATACTTTCCATGTTGACAATGGTGGCAAGCCGGCCCATTTCGTATTGTAAATTCACCATATTGATGTTTATCGTTTCTGTTGGTGGCAACGTTTCCTCATGGTTCTGTCTTTGTTCGAAATCGTCGTCGAAGGAGTCGGCGACACTCTGTACCATCGTTATGGTATCGTCGTTGATCAGTGCCATTTCAGCTATTGTATTAAACACAAACTCGTTAATGTCTGAATCGATAATATTGACGGCGTTCTGTCGCAATTCGTTCAGACTACTACGAGTGTTCATCAATTGCACCAACAATTGACTTGCCGGCATCGCTTCAGGATTTTTGCCAATAAATTTACAAGCCTCTACGACTGCCTCGAGCAAATATTTTTGAATGTCATTGAGCTGTTTTAATTGTTCAACGGCCATGTCGTCGTTTCTATTGTATAAATTTTATAGCGCGCTTATTCAGTAGAACGATACATATACGTACGTGTATAGTAAATAAAAACAACAAAATTATATCAAAAACGACATTTATTGCACAAATCATCAATAGTACACCATATCCTATCTAGTTCGTCGACATCAACGTTTCGCATCTGATCCACATAATACTGTTTGTATAGTTTTGACAAGTACGACAACAAACGTCTTTTTTCTGTTTCACACATATAGCAATTTTCCAAAATGTTTGTCCAATGTCGATTATGTATTATTTCATCGCCGGGACGCTGTTTAAACATGAATTGAATACGTGGGTTGCGAATATAATAACGCACTACCAAATTCCATATGCACAATCGTTTCTCTTTGCGATCGTTGCTAATCGAATCGATGCAGGCAACGGCACAAGAGTTTTTATTTATTACTAACACCATATTTTATTGATAAATTTTCGAATACAAAGCTACCGCAGTATTTGGTATACAAACGGGTACTGTGCGTGCCAAAGCAGTCTGTTGAAAAATCATACGTTTATAACCGGGAGCACATTCACAATCGGTCACGCTAAACGGTCGATTCAACACATCAATATCGACCGTTCCGTTTTCGCATATATACGGACGCAATTCGCCGTCGTCGTCGAACACGTCCCGATACGTGCTTATACACAATTGATTGATGACAAATTCGCTGGCAGTAAAAACTTTAATTAATCCTTTGGTTGCGTCACATTCAATGTCGTTGTCGTTATTTGAAGAACTTTGCGCTTCACGAATAGTACAAAATCCCTGATCACATTCCATATTATTTATCATATTGAAACTGGCACAATTATCTAAACATTGCTGGGTTACAATGCAAGGTAGCCGAGTGTGTGTGCAATTGACTAGACCGTTTTGATGATACGACAATTCCATGTCGCCGTTTAATAAACTTGTCGCTTTTTTCTCTGTGTAGTTTAATTTTGTTACTACGTACAACATGTTAACGCACAAAACTAATAATATTATAACAAACACCGTCAACTGAACATACATGATGGTACGCTTGCTTATTCAGTTAATCGATATTTGCCGGCATTTTGATATAAAATTGTCCGCAAAGATCGATTTTAGACAATCACGTATTTAACGATGATATCATAACAAAATATGCATGAAAAATTACCAAAATAATTTGCGCCAAAGCAACGTCAACTAGATGACATCATTTTTTTTATTGCATCATATTTTTATATTTTTAATAATATAATATCATTTTATATCAAAAATGTCTGCGTAATATTCACAATTTTAGCATGACATCATCTATCAAAAATGTCCCAGCAATGTTCACACCCGTTGTATTCGAAACGGCAAATGAACACCATTCGTATAAAACAAACTTTTCGTTTAAAACGGCTTTATGTCATATCGCTAAACTATATGATTTAAAAATTGAAAAGGCCCATTATCATTTGCTTTAACTCATGACCCAAAAAAACAAATTACGTCATCCGTTTAGGATATTGCATCATCTTTAAATTCGAAACCCGCCCGCGCTTTCATATGAAACCGTCGGCAAAGATCGATAAAATTTGTTCTAGAACATTCCACGGCTTGACCCAAAACAACAAATGACGTCATATGGCGTGATCTAGAAATCGTCCAATCATAAACGTATTCCACGAATCACGCCACGCCCAAAGATAACGTATTTTTAAACCGGTCTTGGATCTTTTCGTTCGAAACGGGCCATGATCTTTTGTTTCGACTCGTGACCCAAAAAAACAAATGACATCATCGACCAAAGATAGCATTTCCCGCGCAAGTTTAAACTAGTCTTGGATCTTTTCGTTTAAAACTGGCCGTGATCTTTTGCTTCGATCTAAACCCAAAAAAACAAATTACGTCATTTTCACACGGCACTACTTAAAAAACAAATTACGTCATCGACATAGATAACATTTCCCGCGCATGTTTAAACTAGTCTTGGATCTTTTCGTTCAAAACAGGACGTAATTTTTTCGTTCTACTCGTGACCCAAAAAAACAAATTACGTCATTCGTTTAAAATATTGCATCATCTTTAAATTCGAAACTCGCCCGCGCTTTCATACGAAACCGTCGGCAAAGATTGATAAAATTTGTTCTAGAACGTTCGATAGCTCGACCCAAAAAACAAATGACGTCATATCACGCCACACTTTAAATTTACACGAAATTTTACCGGGCATGTTCAAAACGGGCCGTGATCTTTTCGTTCGAAACGGGCCGTGATTTTTTGTTTCGATTCGTGACCCAAAAAAACAAATTACGTCATTTGTTTAAAATATTGCATCATCTTTAAATTCGAAACTCGCCCGCGCTTTCATACAAAACCGTCGGCAAAGATCGATAAAATTTGTTCTAGAACATTCGATGGCCCGACCTAAAAACAAATTACGTCATCTACCAAAATTTCCGCGCATGTTGCAACTTGTTTTGAACCTTTTCGTTCGAAACGGACCATGATCTTTTGCTTCAATTTATGATTCAAAAACATTTTGCACACGACACTACTCAAAAAACAAATTGCGTCATATGGCGTGATTTTGGAATCGTCCAATCACATACGAATTTCACAAATCACGCCACGCCCAAAGATAACATTTATCGCGCATGTTCAAAACCGGCCGTGATCTTTTCGTTCGAAACGGGCCGTGATCTTTTGTTTCGATTCGTGACCCAAAAAAAACAAATTACGTCACCTACCGAAGATAACATTTCCCGCGCACGTTTAAACTAGTCTTGGATCTTTTCGTTCAAAACGGGCCGTGATCTTTTGCTTCGATTTATTACGTCATCTACCGAAAATAATGTTTCTCGCGCGTGTCTAAACTATTTTCGTTCAAAACGGGCCGTGATATTTTGCTTTTATTCATGACCCAAAAAAACAAATTACGTCATCCGTTTAGGATATTGCATCATCTTTAAATTCAAAACTTGCCCGCGCTTTCATATAAAACCGCCGGCAAAGATCGATAAATTTGTTCTAGAACATTCCACGACTTGACCCAAAAAAACAAATGACGTCATATAACGTTATCTAGAAATCGTCCAATCACAAACGTATTCCACGAATCACGCCACGTCCAAAGATAACGTATTTTTAAACTGGCCTTGGATCATTTTGTTCGAAACGGGCCGTGATCTTTTGCTAAAAATTAATTCATGCCACACCCAAATTATATTATATGAGATAACATTGTAACTTCATGACATCATTTGTTTGAAAAGGTCCGGGCAACATTTGATAAATTACAAAAAGTGCGGGCAAAGTTTGGTGATTGGTATTCGCGTACAATTGTTAAGGAGATATCGGAATGTATGCGTACGTGACACTGGTCATGCTCGGCGACGAGTACGTAGAAGGCGCATTGGTATTAGCTAAAAGTTTGTTACTATCGGGTACCAAACATGATTTAATATGCATGATAACAAATGATGTCAGCGATCACGCTAGAGAATTGCTTATTCGTTACTATACTCGAGTGGTACTTGTCGATTTTATCGAATACTCTTGTCCGAAAATGTTAACTCGGCGCCAGGATCAATTGTACGGCAAATGGATTAACTATTCGTTTACCAAATGGCAATGTTTGTCAATGTCCGATTATTCTAAAATAATATACTTGGACGCCGACCAGTTGGTCATTCGTAACATTGATCATTTGTTCGATTTGACAGCGCCGGCACTGTGTTTCTGTTCCGAATATTATACATACTATGATAGTTTTGCACACGGTGCCACGATTACACCTACCAATATGAAAGCGTTCTTTAAATATAACAAAATTTTGGGCAAAACAGGAACGGTCGTTTTGAATCCCGATAAAGATTTGCTCAGCACCATTCAACAGTTACTGAATAAAAACAATAAATGTCTAGTAAAGAATCGCTATCACAACGGTTTTGATGAACAAATATTTCTGCAAGCTCTGATCAAAAACAATATTAGCGTGACTCAATTGTCCCTAATGTACGTATGGAATGCTGGCAACTATCAACGTCTCAGCAAAAATCTCGAACCCAGTGTGATCAACTACTACGGCGATGTTAAACCTTGGCAAATCGTGGACGATAATAAAATATTGTACATGGATCTGTTCATTTGGAAGTATTTTAGAATGCTAATGGAAAGAGACATGAAATAAGTATTATACGCGAATACATTATGATGTTGACCGTAATTGCTGTATTGATAGCTATTGTAGTAATTATTGTGTTTTATTTGCGCACAACAAACGACAATATATTGCCATGTTTTCAAATAAATCCACCTGTGCTGCCTGCGCCCCCACAAGATGATTTAAAAATATTCGAACAACACTATATGGCGACGTTGGTGCCGAAATTTATGCAAAAAGCCGAAAAAATCGTAAATCCAACAAGACTGTTCTCGAATGATGGTAACATTTTTGTTGGCCTACAACCGTTTCAGACTGCTTCAGATTTTGGCACGGCTCTGCACACACTAATCGGTTACGGTGTACGCTTCAGTACAGTGGGCGATACGTTGTATCATGACGCAACGTTGGCAACAAATTTGAAAACGGCACTAATGCTAATACACGATCGTTTACCTTTTCCGGCGCCGATAAACGCGGCTCCTTGGGGCGAAAGAGTGGATTGGTATCATTTCAGTATTACTATGCCGGAATTTTTCCAAAACACTTGTATTGTTTTGCGGGGATTCTATAATTTAACAGCGCCCGTGGAAGAAGTGCTTCGTTATTACCTACCGGAACCGACCATGTCGATGGGCTGGCGTCGAACCGCCGGCAACGCAATGCGCATGGGTCTACCGTACGCTTATGGACAATTGTTGCGCGGATATTCATGCCGGCAAATAGCGCAAGAACGCGAAATGGCCTACGTGCTCGATCTGATTCGTTTTCCGCTGGTTCATCAAGGCAACGGTATACATTACGACTATGCTTATTTCGACCACACCGATGTTAGAGCCTACGGTTATCTCATTAATAGTTATTTCACATTCAGCTATTACAACTTTTTGTTTGGCGACGACGTTGCCAACATGTACAATTTAGAAAAGTGTATATCGTTAGTGGGCAGTCCTAGAGGTTACGCCAATCCCGCGGTTCTAGCACGACAGGGTAGCAACTATTCTAACGTTATTGGTACGTTCATCGATTACAAAAACGAAGTCGTCAGCGGTGATTATAGCAAAATTTTGTCCATACGCACTAACACGTACTTTGGTTCGGTGGTGGGACAATCGCCCGAAATAGCTTATTACGAAGCTGATCAGAACAACAACCTTCATGCGCCTCTGTGGGCTATGACTCGCAAAATATGGGCCAATGATGGAGCGATCATACAATACCGTTCCGGTATGCTCGGCATCGAATCAGGAGTGTTACTCACGACTAATTTGAACGGTATAGTGTCGGTGCCCACGACCGGACCAACAACGAGCAGTTTTCATCCGAAAATTGCTTACACTGGTATATGCGCTACGACCAATGCGGGTGTTATGGCTCAGCATTGTAGTTTTGCAGAATTGAACATTGAATTCTTCAGTTATACACTGTACCATCGACTGGGCATGACGCAAGTGTACGACAAGATTCGCGCTTTGCAGATGTTGTCATCGAATGCCCGCTGTGTCATTTTGGCTCGTGATTTGAACGTCAATTTGCCCAACGATCCGGCGTGGACCGCGCCCTCTAATATTATATCGTATAATCGTGTCACTGCCAAGCATCACAACATAGTGAACAGTCCCAATATGTCCAACTTTGTGATAAGAACCATCGATGTGGCAAACATGCAAACCGTCGAACAGATTATTAGCTTTGAAAGCATCAACAACGGTACGGGCACATCGTGTTTCAGTTTGCTCGTTCAAAGTCAACACCAATACGATGACACTAGTATTATTCGTTTAACACCCGACACGTTCCTAATAGAAACGAACGATTCGTCCATAAAATGTTTTATTAATTTTCCATACATTATACTTGTCGATTATGAAACTAACGAAGTGACCATCAACGACGCCACCAACAGATCGCGCTACAATCATCGGCTGAACATTGATGATCTCATACAACCTCTGTCGTATGTATCGTTGACAGTGGGCAATTTACAATCCAACGTGATCAAACGACAAGACAACTACTTTTATTATGACAATCCCAACGCTAATCAGTTTAAATTTAAAATATAATTGTATTAATGAAACGCTTTGAAGATAATCTTTTTGAATTTTATTATATTGATATGTACAAAATTGTTATCTTATTCGATTTCTAGTACGGTAATCGTAATTGGCCAATAGTGTTTCGTTCAATTTTTGTTTGCGTGCGACTTGAAGTTCTAGCGATTTTTGTATACTATATATTAAAGCTATGAACGTTACGATCATGACGAATATCACCAAACTGGCGATGACCAAAACGAAATCACGCAAAAATGTGCGATTTCGCGTAACCACTTGATTGATTTGATCGTAATCGAGTATCGAGGCCGGCACGGTATTATCGGCGAATACGGCAACTGTTCCGTTTCTATGTCGCATAATTAACGTATCACAAAAAACCAATGTTATTAGTTGTAATGACACTTAGAAAAAGTAATTGTAACGCATTGCCGACACTCGTAGTCCGTCAATGTTGCTGTCGCTAGATATTTTCTGATGCACATCGAACAAATGTTTGCTGTTGTTTATGTCGCTGTAATCGAACGCGACAGAATTGTCTTCGGGCAAATTGTTGGGTACGGGACCAAAAGATGTGATGGCGTAACTGTCATTTTGACAATATAAACGTACATGTTTGAAACGTTCTAGTGTGTTCAGTTTGATTAATATGTCGGGCACTATCATGTACGGTATGATGAGCGATTGAAATTTTACTACAAAATCAACAATGGATTGCGAATAATCCTTCAGACCCAACAATTCCTGCGCTTGTCTAATGAACGAAAGCGCGTTACGATTTACGTAGAGACATCCGCCGCCGGCACTGGAAACGTCTCCTTTCATTAGACGACGAGTCCGTTCCCATGTCAATTTATTATAGATGGTGTCGACTTCGTTATCGGGCAAATTGATAGTGTAACGTGCCGGTACATTTCTAAAACCCATCATGCTGAGTACACGTTTGACGTTCAATATTTTGACCATTGTTGAGGTCTCCAAATTGAAGCATATCAAAAAGTCATTAATATTGTCGTCGAGCAATTCTCGCGCGTGAAACAAAGGCGTATTTGCAGCGATCGGTATCAGTTTGTCGTATTTGACGTCGCGTCTGAATTCTATTGGACACATGGGTGCTTGGCCATCTAAAATCATGGTGTTACAATAGAACAGACTGTTTGTGAGCAGTACGCTAAAAACGCGTGTCTCACCAACGCCCACTTCTGTTATGGGCACAATAGGATTCCAGTAAACTATAGTGGCTGTAGCGTTCTTGCGAGGAGCTCTACTTTCGATTTTGTCGCTCGGTTCGTGTCTGTACACAAGTATAGAATCGAACTGCGCTTGTAACTGTGTCTTGTCGACATATTGAATGTCGTCGTCGGTTGGCACGTACACGACCAATTGACGAACTGGTGCGTTGCCTAGATCGGTTTGTGGAATACAATATTCGTAGGGAAAAGCAAAGAATCGTTCACTGATGCATACTTTAATATTAAAAGGACACGTCATATTGTTGAAATAATTTATTGTAAAGTCTTCAATTTGTGTACGGTTACTAGACTTACTAATGGTTCGGGAATATATTTGTATTGATAATACAGTTGACGTCGCAAATCGCGTTTATTCTGTCTCAGCAAATACAAGGCACCCAAGGCAAATATGAATGACAACAAAATAAATACGGCTATAACGAGCATCATTCGTTGTTGCCGGCCATTAAAAGTACTAACGGCTCTATAGGCCGTTCGGAGTTCGGCGCCGGTTTTTCGAAATTAAACATTAATTTATTGTAGGTTTTTTGTACAACAATATCTTGTGTGCGTATGACGTTTTCAATTTTAGCGTTACGAAATGGGGTACGCTTACTAGCTAGTATGTTACTTATAAATTGCCTGTAGAAATATAAATAGTTGTATTTTATCAAATACAAAGCGACTCGGTCAGGATCGCGAAAATTCTGACCAGCCAGCGCCAATCGGATTTGTGTAAAATTTTGCGCACATTGAACAAAGTAACGCCATGACAGTATAACAAACCAAATACAGTGCACGACGGATTCGTTTGTTGCGCCATAATATGCGATGGGCATTAGTATTTCCTGAAAATGAACATTGTTGTCGAGCACGGATAGATTCATTTGTTTAATCATAGCAAACAGATGTTCATAGTTGTTGACGTCCAGAGGTATCATTAGATCAATTGGTTTGTATATTAAATGTTGATCCTGTAAATCTGGTACATTGTTTAAAACCAAACGAAACAAAGTCGGCGTTGACGTCGATGCCACAGACGTATATTGCTGGCGGGTTTTATCCACAAAATTTGCACGATCCACCGCTTCAGCGGCCGTGTAAATTGGTATCGACGACGGTGTCGGTGCGATTACGGTTTGATCTGTTGTGACAACATCTGCAATCGTCGGCGGTTCGACGATGTTACTCTGTATTTCGGCTCGTCGTTTTTCGTTCGAAGTTGTCGGTGACCGAGTTCTGGCTTTGCGTTTGCGTCGCACTTTTTGTTGTTGCTGAGGAACGTCTATTTCCATTGCCTCGAACGTATCGTTCTCATCGTCTGTCGTTACATCGGTTTCGATTACTGGCGAAGTGAACGGCGACGGTTGAGTATATCGTACTCCGTGCATTGTTCCATAAATGTTGATTGTGGCTTTGACCAGGGCATTAGTTATATCTTCGTATTGTGCGTTGCTGATTTTGATAACGCCAACATTTTTTGGATATTGTAATATATGTGACAAAGCGTTACGCACCGACGGGGACTGCGACATGATCAAATTGGGATATTTTTTTAGTTCGGCTACAAACTTGGAAATGTTGGCGTTATAATAATCAATGACCCGATTGCTATATTTTTGATAGAGTGTCGCAATTTGTTGTAAATGATCGTGTTCTAAAAAATTATCTCCATTGAACAATAACGTCACATTAGACAAACGTTCTCGAACCGTTTCGATTTGAGCATTTTCATCAATTAACGATTTTGTTGCTGTCTCTAGACGATTTAAACTGTCGATGGTCCTTTCGTCTCGAATTTGTTGTTTAATTTTTGTGATAAGTTCAACGATCGTCACCATGTCAGTAATGTGTTGTTGATTGGTGTTTTGTCGAATCGAAGTCGACGCTGGCAATGTTTCGCTTTCATTACGTTGGCCAGGATACTCAGGGGGCATGTCGACGATAGTTTCTTGTGTATCGAGTAAATAGGAACTGGTCGTCGCTGTTTTTGTCGTATTGGGTAAATGTTCAACGGTACCCGTGGCCAAACCGTGCAGTCGATTGATCTCTTGTAACGCATCTTGAATAGCTAAATCTGCAATGTTTGTTTGGAGATTTTTCAAATGCGGTACGATATGTGTTAAACTGTCACGAATCTGATCTAAACTTTTGCCGGTTTCCTCGGGATATAATCGACGTATATATAAAATTCTCAACAAAACAAATCTGTATGTAATTATACGATTTTGTATTCTTATCGCATCGCGATATTGTTGGTTCATTGTAATATGGAAAATTACTGTACGCTTAAAAATAAATATTCAACAATATTATAAGGTCGCTTAATGTGAATACAAAAATTCGTTTTAATCAAAAATGGACACCACACTAATTGATTATTGCTTGCGTTTCAACAAATATGACGTGTTTGAAAACGTTAGTTTCGGATCTCGCCTAACCAAGTCCGAAATCGATTCATTGACGTTCTTATTCTCAGTTTATTTCGATCAGAAACAGTATGTACCAGTGCGAGGTCTTACTTTTTTTACAGAGTTCAATCAATGCGTCGAAACCATAAAGAACAATTTCGAAAGTAAACAGAACACCAGTGAAATAAAGCGTATATTTAGTTTGTTTTTGCGCGATGAGTTCATGAAACAAGTGCCTAATTTTCAGATTATTATGAAATATCTTGGCAAATATTATAGACCCGTTCTAACGCCTAACATCAACGAACTGAGCGCATTATGTTCTTCGTGCGGCGACAATCAATTGCTTTGTTTCGAGTGTCGTTGTAGGTATTTGTCGGCGTCGGTGTCGGCGTTCGATGTGGGCATACAAGACGGTTGGGACATATTCTTGCGACCCATGTTTGGTTTGCCGTTATTTTTGAATATATTGTTGCGAACCGAGTTTGACGAAAACAACGTGTTCAACGCTGACGATTTAATCACCAATTCGTTTGCACAATTCTTGTACAATCTGTTGTGCGACAAGTCCACGTCTAATTTTGTCAATCATAAAATGTGTCAACCGTTCGTTAACGAATGTCGCCGCGTCACCGTCGGTCTAGTCGACAACGAACTGGAAATGCTCTTGTGTTCGCTCAACATGAGTTCGTATCATATAAAATTGTTCGCCCCGTTCAAACGTTTCATGGACGAGATTGGTCATCAGACTAAATTGAAAAAGATCAATAAAGTAGCCTCGGTGGTGTTCACTGGATTTTATATGCGTCACTATTTGGACGCGGCACCCAACAAGACTTTGTCAGCTTCGGAACTCGAAATACGCAACGTGTGCCGTATGCTATTTAAAGGTTACAACAATAACGAGTTCGAACAATTTATTCAGAAATTAAAAACGATAAAACTCGATTTGTGCGTAGCTTTGATGGAAAATCTCCTAGTTCCTGAACATTATATAAGAAATTTGTGTGTAAAATACGATCTTGACAAAGAAATAAGCGTACTAATCAACCAGAACAGCACTAGTTTATCTTTACAATAATGGACCTGATAGAAACCATCGATTCAGTGGAAGCGCGTCAACGTCGACAACAATCTTCGCGACGTCAAAATCGTCGTAGACATTCATCGATTGAGGAAGAAAATGTCAGCGAAGTGCCCATTGCCGAGTTTGTACAATCGTTGAACGAACTCGACACTTTGGCGAGTACGATACTAAAAGATCCGACGCCGCATAAACGTAACGTTTTGAGTATTTTGGCTAAACAATCGGCCGTAGCCAAACGATTGTTGGACGTTATCGAAAACGGTAACGACAAGATCAAATTGAACGGCTCTATGCAAGCCATAGAAACTTTGCGATTATTTAGTGATATTTTTGACAATAAGTTTGTAGGCAATGCCGCGTAAACTACAGTGACTTTGAAAATTTCAAAGTAAGTAAACGTTGCCAAAATGAGTGGGGTTATGCTTTTTTTGGAAATTGAAAACATGAAAAACAAAATTGACAGACGCATGAACATGTCGATTTGGCCTAAGTTTTTTCCGCTGCTGGTGGATGCCAACGCCACTTTGGATTTGACATTAGATGAGCTAGTGGATTTTTTGGTTACAACGGCGCGTATTGCCGAAATAGACCGCACCGACAACAACGCTGCACTTGCGAGTCAATATACGTATCCCCCTTCGAATACTAATAATACACAAACGTCGCCAACGGTCGAAGTATCTGCGCAACGACAACCGTCGAGAGGAAATTTACTCAACTTGTTTCGCACCACGTTACCGGAGCAGCAAAATCATGTGAGCAGCAATCTAACAATGTTACGCTCGTGTTGTCAACGATTGTTGCAGCACTACACATTAAACAGCACCACATCCAACGAATTTTACGTAAAAGACATAGTGGCTTGCATGATATATTTAAATAAAACACCTCAATACAAACCGTTGTTTCAACTATTAGAAACAACCATGTCTGAAGATTACGAATGTATGCCTGCCATGTCGCCAATCGATATGCAGAATATTGTGGCGCTTCTCAAGAATCTACTAGAATTACCAACTTCAATTATAGATTTTACAAATGTAAAAATGTTAAAAATTACATTGGGACGAGTAATGAACTATCCAATTAGTAGATTTCCTAAAATTATGCTCATGCAAAGTTCGAAATTAACTCGCGACAAACGGTGTACAATTGAAGAACTCATAATGGAAAGGGCCGATGTCATTTCCAAACTGGAACCACAATGCACCAACGGTCAAGAATCGAAAATACCCTATTGTCAAGATTCAGATTTCATCGAGGAATTAGTCAGGTTGATGGACGATTTTTCGTTGCAACGCATGTTCTACAATGCAGCAAATTCTCTGTTCTACACAACTATGGAAAATTACGCTGTGGCCAATTGTAAATTTGCTCCCGACGACTACAATAATATATTCAAATCAATGGACAATATTCGAGAGTATAGCGACGCAACGGTGACAGCACAACAACTGCGTAGCGATTCGCTTAATGTACAATTAACGTCGACATTGTCGAAACGTAGAAGAATATAATTATTTTATAAGGTGTATACGAAAAAAACAACAATCTCCGCCATAGAAATAATTTATTTCCAAAATGTACCGAAGACGTAGATCAAGCACTCAAAGCAGCAGCGGCAGCGGTGGTGGAAGGCGACGCTCAGGCGGCGGCGGCGGCCGTAGACGTTCGGGCGGTCGACGCAGTTCTAGCGGCGGTCGTCGACGCAGTTCCAGCGGTGGCGGTAGACGAGGCGGCGGTAGGAGGAGATCTGGTGGTGGCGGCGGCGGAAGACGACGAAGAAGTTCTGGCGGACGTAGAAGATCAGGCGGCGGAGGTCGCAGGCGTTCGGGCGGTGGTCGCAGACGTTCGAGCGGTGGTCGCAGACGATCTTCGAACCCCTATTCGTACAGCCGACGCAATTATTGATCATCTGCGGTGGCGATAATTTTGCAAATTTGACAATACTTTATGAAGGACACAATCTCGTCACCTGCGCGCGTCTGTTTTTCCACTGTCACAAAACTGTGTTGACACGCCCGTAATGACATTCCGTTTATGGAATATAATTTGTATTTTAATGAACTGTTAATAGGTTTAAATAAAATCAATTCGTCAGTTAATATATTTCTTTTTTTTAATCTCCTTTTCTTCTTGTAAATACTGTTGTGGTAATATACATCGGTTGTTTTCGACGACGATGTCTGAGTACACGTAACGTTCGAATTCGAACTAGTAGCGATACTATTGTTCGAATGCAACGTATTGGAATTGTTGTGGTATTTTTTTTTCATGAGTAAATTTTTCCAATTCAAAGAGTACTTGTACATAATATTGTCGATGGGCTCTTTTTTTAACTTGGGCGGTTTACTGTCAAATTTTTTGGTTTTAATTTTGTCCACGTACGATTGAATAGCGTCACGTTTGTCGAGCATAATTTGGCACGGACACACGTATTTAATTTTGTACTCGGGCGTGGTGTGAATTAAATCGAATATTTCACCGTACATTTTAAAATCATTTATAGTGTTCACGAACAGTTTGTGTATACATTCTGTGGATAGTCGAATCTGTTTGCGTTCACGTTCCGCATTAGTCACACTGGGCACATACGCATACAGCGAATGAAATAAGTGGCCAGTATTTTGAAAATTAAACGTTTTGTTTTTAACATTCGACGGATAGTGTTCGACGAGGAAATCGATTAATTGTTTGTGTTGATTCTTCTCTCGAAACTCACTAAAAATCACATACAACTGGTAGCAATGCATTGCTTGTGGGTCGCGCTCAGATTGCGAAATCCGCTGATTCGACGACACGTTCTTTTCCTCACTAGTTACGCAGACATGGCTATGGTCGGTTTTAAACATCGCGAACTGTTCGAGTACGTCGTTTTTCGTATTGATAACCACGGCAATGACGGATATGACATTACATCGACAAAAATCGATTTGTCACGTTACTTTATGCAAGTGCTTCGATGTGCTGACGACATGCGAGATTTGAGATTGAATTTGAAAACCGCCTACAAAACGTCTGCTTTAGGACACGTGTATGTTGTCAATGAAAAAATTCCCATGTACGCATGTTTAAACGAATGGTATGTTCAAAGTCACATGGAAATTTACCAGCTCGGCATGGAAATTTACGTGTTGGAAATGCCTCACGTGATCGTTTTCGATTTGGACAGCACATTGATCACAGACGAAACGAACGTAAACATTCGCGACGAATTCGTTTACGACAGTCTAGCCGAATTGAAAACGAAAGGTTTCATATTGATGCTGTGGTCGTACGGTGATCGGGATCATGTCGCCTATTCCATGGATCGATGTAAACTACAAAATTATTTCGACGTAGTCATATGCGGCGGTAATAAAACAAAAAAATCATCATCACCGTCGACGAGTCGAGTCCTCGTCGATAATCATTACAAACGAGTGTTTGTGGACAAACCGTTTTTTTTGGATTTGCCGGATGGTAAACGTTTACCGAAGTCGCCACGAATAGTCTTGTGGTATTTGCGTAAACAAGGTATCAATTATATCAAGAGCATAACACTGGTCGACGATTTGGCCGTCAACAATCATGGCTACGACTATTTTGTTCACGTAAACAAATGCCCTGAACCGATCAACGACTGGCAAATGTATCACGATATTATCGTTAACAATGTAATCGAATACGAAAGCATGTTCAACAATATAGATAATAAAAATGTTTTTTTCTAGAACATAATATTGTCACTAACGCGATAACAAATGATGTCATCCAAAATTTTCCGTACAATCATTCTAGATAAACGTATCCTTTGTGTATAAGCAGATTGATGACATCAATGATACTAAAATTAATGTTTTGCAAGTTCAAAATGATTCTCTCGTCGGCGAGTCCGTTCTTTAGAGTCATAAAATGTTCTATTAAAGTCAACGCATTCACATTTGTACAGACAATATTGAACAGACCGCTTTCGTTGACAGTTTTGATGTCGTTAAACGTAAACCTAACGATGGCGAATTCGCGCGGACATAGCACGCTACCCGATTCCAAATAATACCATAGAGCGCCGTCGAAATTGTATAACACAACATTTTCGGGACGTATCAAAAACAGACGTTCAACGTGCGCGGACGATGTGTTCAAATCGAACACGTCTATATACGCGCCGAATTGCAACGTCCTTTTGTGGTCTTCGATTAATTTTTTAACGTTATTACGATAAGGATTTAAAAGGGCGAGCACGATAAAAAAAATCAATAGACACACAATGGCCACCGCACCAATTAGTGTTGACGCAATATTTAAAAACATTTTTAATCGTATTCAACAACCGGACAATGAAACCGTCGTCAATTTGGGGTGTGTTGACACTATAGTGCTCAAAAATAGTGCCACGCAGGAAAAGTTTTTAATTAAATCCTATCAAATTCTGGAAAAACTTATTGTCGCAGTTTCTACTAAACAAACGCGATGCAATTACAAATCATGCAACAACAATAGCGCGATTGCCAACAATAATTTGGTGCATGTGAACGAAATATTCGGTGTTGTTGATGCCGATAGTGGTGGAGCGGCTGCGTCGTCTTCGAAAGATCATGTAAAAAGTATAGACAGTCACGATTGGTGTGTACAAGGAAACTATTTCGCCATCAAAATTAGACCGTTTATATTGCAACGATATTACGAAGCTGTGCGTGACTCGATTTCGTTCAGTGAATTTGTGATGAGCAACGCGGAAGAATATGCCAACAAAACTGAATCGGCGGGAGACTACGTGTACTGGCCCAATATTGAGATTTCTTATTTTGGATGGCGTTTGTATTTGAAACTCAAATTTGACATCGACATCGGCGAGTATGTGCCGTTGCCGCACAATCGCAGCCTCGGCAATGTTAATCTATTCGTTTGGTATCCGGAACATTTTTTGAATGTCGAATTGTGCATGACGTGCAATCGAAACACGCTGTTTGTCAACGGACATTCGATTTTTAACGATTCCAACGATACACTGTTCACGATACGCATGTCGGACGGGAGCAAGGGTGTATGCAAAATCCTACCCAAACTGGTATATTCGAGCAAAGATCTGTTTGAATATATACGTGACGATATTCATCTGCAAGAATGTGTTACGGCGCCAAAGTTTAGCGACATCGTTCAGATCGATTTGCGTAGTATGCGCGTGTTTGACGACAAGACTTTTAGTAACTATGAAACTGTGAAAGTGCAAAAATTTTCACCAACCATAATCAAAAACATAACATCGAGCAGTGAAAACTATGAACTTATCAAAAACGAAATCGATATCAGTTTGGACAAAATCAAAACAAGCATGATCGAAGGGCTGCAAAATCAAGAAGGTGTGGACGATGACGTTTTGATTCGTTATTTGAGCGAAAGTAACTATTTCAATTTTGATTATTTAATCATTGTTGTCTGGAAAATGGTCAGTCGACAACGATTCGAGTTTTGTGAGACCGACATCAAACTCTACTTGGAACTGTTATGTTTAGCGCTCTACAAGAACGATGCTGAATCATTAGTGAAAGTGAGAGCACGATGTGATCCCTATGTTCAATTGTCGACAAGAGTGTACAAGAAGTTTTGTGATAGTTTACATTTTTTTTCAATGGAAAATCCTTGCGTGCTACTCGGCTATTATTATGCCATACACTATTGTATATATTTAAATTCACTCAATGACGACATGAGTTTCAACGAACGATGGGCATACACATACGAAAGGGTTATGACTTGTAAATTACCGCCTAATGTGTTGTGTTTGGGTTTTTTGAAAAAACTCGAGTCTCAAGGCAGCTTTTACGTGTTCAACGGCAAACACTATGTTCCCGTGAAAAAAGACGATGAATTGTTCAAAGTAACCGAAACAGGACCAAGCGTAAAATTGTCCACAATCAAATTTAATAATTGGAAGTATTTGTGTTTTGCCGAACAGGGTGTTTTTAATGTGTTCATCAATCATTATCACAATAGTTGTCCGTTCATAATTGGCAATTGCTTAGTCAATCCGTTTAGATATATCGATGAAAATGAATTTTTACCCAAGGAAACTATCGATTACATGCTGAACAATGCCAAGTATGAAATGGAAATTTTTAAAACTTATCACGTGGCCAAAGTGTGTCGCGACATAAAAGTCATCAAAACTAACATGTCGATAATTAATTCGTTCGACAATTGTCGTCAATGCAAAAACGCGGAACATTCCAAATTGAACCAGTATTTTCACGAAATCTGGAACTCTTCACCAAACGAATTAATCATATACGGTATTTATTTGAACGATACTAAAATGTCAGACCTCATTAAGAATTTACGTTGCGTCGAATGTAAAGAAGCGGGTACGACACAGACTTCTTGTTCGTGCGTCGCTCAAATGAATGTCAACATAAAAGCTTTCAAATTGACATTAATCTTTGAGTTGTTTTGTGACAATGCTCAACTTGTAGAATTGATTTGGTGTTTGCACTATGCGCCCGAAACATACACTAAAATATTGGGCGCTCAAACCAACGACGTTATTATTGAAAAATATGCTCCTATCGTGTACGAGCGTCGGTTACAGCTAATCGATCAATTGTACAACAAATTGGACACGATCGATATTGACATGTTACTATATGAATTTTCGTCTGCAAATATCCTGTTAAAAATTTTAACAATGGAAGACAGTACAGTCGCTGCCATCGATAGCAATGTCGTCGTCACCGCCGCTGACAATTATGACTATGACGATTTTGCAAAGACACCAAAAAATAATTGCAATGACGATGGCAATAGTGATTATATTAGTGGTAATGGTAATGAACAGTATTTTGATCATTTTTACAAAAATTATGCCAATACAATAGTGATACTTCGCAAATATAGTGTGTGGTGGGACAAATTAATTGTAGCCAGACCGTCGGACGATTTGGCCAAATGGTTGACTCGTTTCTATATGCGTGTAATAATGTCGCGCATCGATGTCAAAACATATTCACCGCTATTTGTGAAACAAGTTGTACGTGGTTATTTGTATTTTAGATTGTTCACAAATTTTAATGTAAAAAATTCATTGTTAATGATGCATTTTGGAGCTAGCTTAGGCATACCGACAGACTACGAAAAATGTTGTATATATTTGAACGGCGAACCCGGTTCGGGCAAATCTAGCTTTTTCGATCTGCTAGAATCCATTATTGTAGTACATAAACGCGACGCGGACAAATATACCTTGTCCAAAAAAGAAACTGACGAAATGGAGGCCAACAAATTGATTTCGCAATTGTACGTCATTAACGAACTAAAAGAATGTAACGATTCTTTTTTCAAAAGCACCGCCGATTCGAGCAAAAGTAACAGTGTCTGCCGAAAATATCAGGGTAGTCAAAAATACGAAGCCAATTACAAATTGTTGGTGGTCAACAACAAACCATTACACATTAGCGATTACGACAGGGGCGTTCGCAACAGATTCTGTGTAGTGTATACGGATCATGAATTTTTAGAGTCGATGCAATTCAATGGTTCGATATATTTTCATGCCAAAAACAAGAAATACCCACAGGAAAAAGCGTATTTCGAAGATCTTACAAAACCGGTTCGTTTATTTTTATCGCACATTCTCATGTATAAACGTAATCCTAGGGACGGTTACGTGTACTACAAGGAAATCTTAAAATCGGATTCGATACACGAACACAATCTAAAATGTTTGGATTTGAACAATAGTCCATTGGAAGCGATCGTGTATATTTTGAAAGTAAAATCGCGACCGGGCGCCAAACCCATTGACGAAACTAAAGTAGATAAAGCCATCGAATTGGCTGTTCCATTTTTGGATAAGTTTTTGCATGCATTGTTACGCAAAAGAAATTATCAAAAATTTTACGAAACAACTTTGTGTGCTGAATTTCGTAAAGCTTTTGAAAAACACTATAGACCCTACGATAAAGTTTTTGTAAATTTAGATATGTCATTTAATAAAAATGATTTTAATTTAAATGTACCTAGTTTTAAGTGCTAAGTGTAACAAATAATAAATATGAGTCCTCAATATGCAATACTTTTGGTTTTTCTTGTATACCTAATTGTGGCCATGTTGTCTCATTTTATGTCCAAACCTATAATACCAGATCCCTTACCGCCTCAACCACCACCGCCACCAGTAACACCGCCCGATGATGACGACAATCTGTGTCCGACCGGATTCACAGGCAGATATCTATATGCTTATTGCGACACTTATGTACAATGCCCTGAAAAAACGTTGCACGTGTGTCCCTCTTGTTTTGACAGTAAAACACAACAGTGTTCAACTTCGTGCGATTGTACCGTACAATGCGATAATTACTGGGGCAGGTTACCGCATAAATATGATTGTCAAAAGTTTATCTTGTGTTTACATCCTACAGCAATGATGTTGCGATGTTCTGATTCCTTTTGTTTCGATCCAGAAATAGACGATTGTGTCAATACATTAAACGATAACAAATGTCTGTGTAATAATGACAATAATAATAATAAAAAATTTATAAAATAAAACATCAATTTCAAAGATAATACAATTTTATTTATTGAATTCTAAATGAAGTCTCATTTTTGACAAACATAGTCCCGGCATCATTTATCTGGGCATAGCTCCATTCCTTGAGTTTCAATTGCACATTAGCATTGGTAGTGTACACTACGATGGGATATGATACTTCTCTTAGGTCGGGCACGGTGGTAGACTGCGAATCGATCAAACAATATACCATGCCGTCGGATTCATACCGTACCATATTGGCGCTCTCTTTAATCTTTATCATTTCGACATTTTTGAACACGATAAATGTGTTTTTGAATTGTTTAATATCAAAATTGGCTGTGACCCTATTTGCGGTGGTAGGCAAAGATGAGCCCGCCGATTGCTGTTGTTGTTGTTGCTGATTCAATGTTGACGTTTGCGACGGTTCGCTTATGGTGCCCATAAAGACGCAATTTGCGCCTACGGTACGATTGCCTTCATCGATTATTTCACTGTACGTCAGTGGACGTTCGGCGACGCACACTTTACTGATTTTATTGTCGCCGTGCAAAATGCGCATAGTTTTTATGCGCGGACTGTTAAATTTTAAAGTCAATTGTCCTTGGTTGTTTTCGCGAATAGATTCGCTGCTTTGGCCTGACGAATCGTTCAACGAATCAAAATTCAATTTATTATTCGTGTACAGCCAATACAGTACGGCTAACACTATCAGTATCAATACGATAGTTCCGATCATGACGTCCTGGTATTGTAGAAGATTACGGTTGATATGCGACGACTCTCAAACAATTTGTATGACAGACAGTTGCAGTAAATGATTTAAAAGCGCACTTAAATTATCCTCTTCCCAATTCACGTTGGGCGGCAGCACGACAACAATACGACTTTGCAAACGAAACAATTTAAATATGTACGCGACGAATTGTTCGCAATATGTCAATATACTTTTACCGAAAGCCGAGTCGTCGACCAGTTCCACGAATGTCTTATACATTATGAGCGCGTCCAATAGAACGTGATATTTAAAATATGTACCATTGTTGTGTTCTATCAAATCGTTATAGGTCTTTTTCATAAATAAGGCCTCCTCCTTTTTGAGTTCCGAAAAGAAACTAAACTTGTCACAAGTCTCGTCCAACATACATTCTATGATACCTTCGAAATAAATAACGCTATCGTCGTCCTGCTTATTGTTTTGCACATTTTCGGGCGGATCACACAAATACAAATAAATTGTGCGTTCGTCTTGTTGCTCCTGTGACGAGGTCATAATGATTCCGTTGACACCTCTCTTTTCACGATATCGCGACAGTTATTTTTTGTTCACTTTTAGGTATATGGACTTGATACGTTCGTCGCCCTCGAAGGAACTGGCCCTGATCTTGTCCAAGGAATTGACTTATTTATATCATATAGCGTGTCTAATAACGTACAAAGATATTCAGGAGCAAGAAATTGATCAGTTGCGCGAATGGTTACTGTCGTTGCCGCAAACCATGACTTTAGAACAAATGAAAACGGAATTTTCCAATAAAATGGAACAACTCAATTTACGTGCGCCCCAACCAAAAAACTACGCGTACACGTTCACAACCATATGGGATTCGATTCATTTTTTGTGTTTGCTCATAGACGACATGGTGGAGAGCCGTGAAAAATACGACAACGAATTGATTCGTCAACATTTACGTTTAATGAAACCGGTTTTTTATAATGTATTTTTTAAACTAAATTGTCCCATGTGTCGTAATCATTATTTGACTATAAAAGGCTATCTCATAATGCAAGTTGAGCGTATCGAAGTGGCATTGTATCGCGAAAAATACGGTGAAAAAATCGTCATGGTCGACGAGATGCGAGCAACCGACGCTACCGAAAACGTGCTCATGCGCCACGGCATGCTTTACGCTAGCATGCTGTTTCATAATCACGTCAACGACTATCGTTGGATACAGAGAAACGTTCAGCCGCCCGTACAGCAGAACACCCAGCGCATGGATTGGACTACATACAAAAATCTATTACAATTAAAATAAAATTGTTATAAAACTGTACATTGGATTTTTATTCATCAATTTTAACAATAGATCAATTCGGAACTAATCTGTCTTTACGAATTTTCATAATGAACAAATTGTCTGCGTCCATGTTTGCTTCGTATATCTGACCATGAAGCAATTCTAGTTTTGATTGCATAATAATTTTTTTATTTTCAACCGGACCGTTGAGAGTGACAAATCTATTATTAACAGAATCATACTCGACTTCAATAGTTTTGATATGTTTGTATTTGACGTAGTGACCTTCGTGGTCGAGCACAACAAAACCGTCCGTGGGCACGCTGTGATAACCAGCCACATTCAACGGGGGCTCGTTAAATTGTTGAAAGCAAATCGTCATCGTAACATTATTGTCCGTATTGAACGATAATTCGATTCGATTGTGACGCATATGGTTTAAACATGCCACGGCGCTATATGGATCGAGATCGTAAGCGTCCAAAGAACATTCGTATTGGGTCTTGTTGTTGTATACGTATTTAAAAACGTGCAACAAATCTGTGATATACAACCTGTTGTTGGGTAACAGTTCGCATTGAAACGCGACAACATTGTTGACGGCAAACGGAGACGACAAGTGTCCGGCAAACAGTTGCATGTCGTCCATAAAGATGACCACTAATTGTTGAGTAAAGAAGCCTCTGCCACGTATGCCGTCCAATTTTAGTGCCCATTTATAAATATTCAAATCGACAATTTCGTTACTGGCGCCGTTACTATCAAACAATAAACGTTCGTCAATAAATTTCCTATAAATGATATTGTTTTGTATGGTCGTGTACGCTAACAACGGATGAATGTTTTGATAATGCGAAAGTTTGTCCATTTCTTGGACCAAAACACATAGTCGATCGATCACCGCGACATCGGCAATTTCAGTTTCGTATTCGTATTCAAGTCGAATATTGGCAAGGATTTCATCGGATCCGAGTTGAGAATTTTTTATAACACTATCGTTAGTACGATTTAACAAATTGAGAAGTGTCATCTGCTTGACGGCCAACAGCGAATCCAACCGGTCCATGATGTGTTGATTCAAATAGATGTGTTCGAATTTTATTTCGATCTGTGGACATTGACGATCGCGATACACTTGACATCGAACTATTCTTCTCAATCGAGGATCTAATTTGTTCACGTCACCGATGTCTTCTTCGATGCTATGGCGATCGACCAGACCAACAATTGTTGCCGTGTCGTTGACGTAATGAGCGAATCGTTTCATGAAAACGTTTTTTTTGTGAACACTCTGAACAGTGCCGCGCTCGAATCGCGTTCGTACATCGTTGCAGTCGATAAGGTCGCAGTATTGTGTTCGGTAGTCCATGTGTTTTACAATATAAGAATTGAAAATTATATACAATAGATCTTGACTCAAGTTTATTGTATAAGAGATTTCTTTTTCTAACGCCATGGCCCTTGTTACCGTGCCGACGGCAACTACACGACTGCGCAACTTTTGCGTATTTAGTTCCGTGAAACCGTTGGATTTTTGCGATCAATATTCGAGTCCATGTTCGTCCGACGCTACCGTCGATGACGGATGGTTCGTGTGCGAATATCATGCGTCGCGATTCTTTAAAATGGAAAAACTCGCTCTCGCCATTCCGGACGGTACGGGCAACAACTACTATCGTACAGTAGGCAAAAGTCTGGTGGACGACAAAGCCGAAGGCATTGAACGTATTTTGATACCGAGTCAGAACAACTACGAAACCGTACTCAATTTGTCGCTGCTCGGTCCCGCCGAACGGTTAGTGTTCTACATGATTTACGACAACAAAGAGAAGCAAAACGAAATTTGCCAACAACTACGCATGTACGAAAGATTTAGACCTGAAGTGGTCGAAGAATTATATAATAGCACTTTGAGAGTGCTCGCTCTCACCAATCCCGATGCTTACTGTGCCCAAACTAATACCAACGAATCGCGCAGTTTTGGTTTAAGCGTCGAAGACGATCTTGCGTTCAACGTACTGCCCACGTTCATACAAAACCTGATACGTAAATGCGTAGCTCCTGAAAGTCTCACCATTGGTACGGAAGATTTACAGTTGCGTAACTGTAACACTTGTCGCATAACCAGCGAAGGATTGTTGGCCTCGGTGCGTTTGTACAATTCAGTACAACCCAAATATTTGTATGGGGTCAACGAAAACCGTCTGCAAATCAGAAACGTGTTACAGTTTCAAGGCAACGCCAACGCTCTCCAACAAAAATTATCACGATACGAACTTTATCAGATTAATATTCCGCTGTTTTTAGGCAAACAGATAATCAGCACAGGACGATAAGACTGTGACGATCTACTTTATCACACTGGCTCGGCACTATAAATACCAAAACATTTACAGTTCACATTCAGTCTACTATTTGGCTGCAATGAATTCGATTACAGTGAATTGTTGTGTGTGCTTAGGCCGCGCCACTATTTACAATAACGATCAACAAGAATTGTTAGTATTGCCTTTGATTGTATTGCAATCATGTCTGCATGCGTTGTGTACTATGTGTCTGAAGCGTATGCGAAAATCATTAATTGTCAAGTGCCCTCTGTGCAGATCGATCAATATTAAATATTCGTATTACTGTATCAGCGGCAATACAGTGAATGTTGTCAGTACGATGTCGAGCACTGATATTGAAGAGGTTAAATGTCCGAACATTAGTTTGACATCTGCAAATGATACTGTACAAACTATCGATATAGTTAGCTTGGCCAAAGATATTTACAAAAGTAGTGTCACTTCAGAAGATAGTGGCGTTACTACGAACGATAATACCGCCTATGACAGTATTATAGCAGATCAAAATAAACATATTGAAGAGTTGATTGAAAAAACCACTACTCTACAATCGCTTTTGGACAAACAAACTAAATTGTTGTGTGAAAAAAACGATTTGCTCAAAACGATCGAAACTAATGTGACACGTCAACAAATAAAATTAGAAAAATTACAATCTACATGGAACGAATTGGAAACGAAGATTAACAATCATCGAGCAGACGTCGATCGGTTGATGAACGCCAAATCAGAATGTACCCGAGAATACGAGAAAATGAGAAGAGACAAGAACAATATACAACGTAAGAACATGGAACTGTTGCGCTATCGTAACACTCTGCAATGTGAAATTGATACACTAGAAGAGACTAAGAAAAGTGTCAATAAAAAACGATCGGCGTTGCCCAATATTGATGTGTCGCCAGAGGCAAAAAGAAATAAATCATAAATATATATATATTTATTTCTAAATGTTGTATGTAACAAAAATTATATGTATATAATAAATGATTATTTAAAAAATTTTGTGTTTCAATTATAACTACTCTAAAATTAAAATTTCATGTTAATTAAATTCATTCAGTTTGAATGTTGTGCATAATATACATTCTGTCGTTTTCGACGTTACACTCAAAAGTGTCCGTAAGCAATTCTGGTGGACATGCTATAAAATTGTTTCCATTGCGATGTATGTACATATTATATTTGATTCCGTCATTTGATTGTGTGTCGAGATTAGTATACACAATCGGATTGTCGTCACGTTCAATATGCAAGCCTTTTTCTGTTGAGTACTTGCAACGACAACCAATATCGTTGCCCAGATAAGCGTAGGAATTAACGATGTTAACTAAACCGGCGGCGTTGATACAATCGGTGCTTATGTCCACTTTTTTTCGTAAATTATATATGTTAATTATTAACGATTCATTGTTTAAATGACACGCAGACAATTTAAAAATAGGTAACGAATAGAAACATGCAAAATTTACAGTTTTGTTTTTCAATATCAATTCTTCTTGTTCGGGTTCGGGTACGGGATTAGGATTAAATTCAGGATCGTTTTCGGGTTCACTATCAATGATCGGCGGCGAATCCATGTCAAACGGATTAAATAACGGTCGAACAGTTTCGATTTTAACAAATGGATCAAAAAGAGGTTGCAAATCTTTTTCGTTTTGTAAATCGTAGTGTTCATTTTTGTGTATATTCGTCCCGTATTGTTCGACGAATTTTTCGTTTTTTACGTTTTCGTACGTATATTTAGAGTCGAGTGTAGTATATTTTTGGGAAAGTGTAGTATATGAATCATGAATTTGTGTCAAAAGTGTAGAACATTCGTCATTGTGTAGTATATCGCCAATATACGATGCCGCAAAATGATCTAATTCTACGAAATTTCGATCGATCTCGTCCAAGTACCGAACACATTGCTGTTGATAATCTGAATCGCTGCCCACTTTGACAACGATGGATTGAAAATATTTTTTTCCATCGAGCGTTTGACGTAAACTAGGAGTGGCCGACATCGGATCGTTGCAGAAATTTATTTGTTTGCCGTCGAAAATATCATACAAATAATCGCCGAAACATTCTATAGAACTGCCGTCGACCGGATTCAATCCGATCGAGTTAAAATCGCGAGCGTAGACGACAACATCGGCCAATGTATTGGTATCGTTCATTAGAGACGAAATATTTTTTGTTTTTCCCACTAAAGCGGTTTGTGCGTCAATTTTATAATCATTCTCGATCATATTGATGGGAAAAATATCATTTACAATTTTGACACGGTCAATTTCGAACGGTACACAAGAATTATTTGCGCTATTGTAGATTTGTTTAGGCAAATGTATATTTGCGACAAACTTGTCATAATACAGTTTGTTTTGTAGTAAATTGGAATTGTCGCAAATGACGTCATTAATTATTGTGTAATTGTCGCAAATCAATGAGCCCGTATCGTATTCGAGTATACCGTCATTGTGTACATACGGCATTATTCCGCTACCATTTTCGAATACCAAACACCGATCGTCGCCCGTACATTCGTATTGATCGTTGGCAAACACGCGGCGGATGCATGTGATCAATTGTGATTCGGAATGTGATGTACATCTAAAGAATTGGTTGTCGTTAATTTCGTCGGTGATGTACGTGTATCCGTCGCCGAACATGGTACATGGATGTCCTCTGACACACATTAGCAATCGTCTGTCGAAAATTTCACCGGCCGGACACGAAGCGACGTTCAAGTCACCGTTGCGACATTCTAGATATTCGTTTATATTGAGGTTTTCCGGCACGGGAGTAATAATGAAACCGTCGGCGCGGTTTTCACAGTCGTTACGAATTTGACATTCTGCGGAATCAATGTTGAACAAATGATTTGGTGGACATTCGTGAACTGCGTGCGAGCCGCCCATTAGACATTGCAAATACATTGTTGGATGATATTTGTTGGGGACATTTTCATCCCGTTGTTTCGGAACTCGATGATTTAACACTAAAGTATCTAACAGTTTTTCGTCTATCGGATACAAACCGGGCTGCTTGTTGTAGCACGGTGGAACCGGCTCGCATCTATTAGTTTGCGAATTAAAATGATTGTCGGCGGGACAATCGATTTCCATCCAGTCGTCGTCGTCGCCGCGTGCCATAAATTTAGCAGGATCTGTGCTATGCGGCGCTATTCGCGGTTCGTTTTTAGTATATTTTTGCTGTTCGAATGTTTGATTTATGAAATTGAACGTTTCGTAGTTGTCGTCGTGCACGCTGGCGTCGATTACTGCCAAATTGGCGGTATCGAAATACGTAACTTTGTACAAATTGTCGTACACATCGGACACGTAACCCAAAAACGGCGGTGGCGGCAATTCCGCATTGGTACGACGCAAATATTCTGTATATACGGCTAAACGATTTTCGAATGCATTCTCCGCCGCTTCGTCGAGTATGGATAAGTATATTATTGTAAAAACTACAAGCACAATAATGGCGATCAACAGTAACGGGACCGTTGACATTGCAACGTACGTTGTACAAGATAGAGAGCCTGAAAAAAATATAATCACGCTCTCTTTTGTTGTTCAAGATGAATATCACTTAAAAAAACTGGCCGTCGGCGCGTATTGTGTCAATATATTGGACACTCGTTTGCTGTCCAATTTGCACAATAAACAATGTGCAACAATCGCCTGTGGATATTTCGTGGTAACTTACAATCAAAACGAAACTGGTGGCATAAACGCTATTCTGTTAAACACAAGACCTACTATTCTCAAAAAAGGTTCATGTCTTTTTAAAATATCCTATTACGATGACAACGATGACAAAACACATTTAATTTCAACGAATAATAAGATGTCGAACGACACGGAACCTACACTTTTGTGTGATAATAACCTTGCGAACGACACCGACACCAATATAGCTAACGAATCCGACGAATTGTTCAGATCCACATTTGTTGCCGACGTCGGCTCGAGCGAAGTTCATTCAAACGATGATGACGACGACGATGATACCGACGTCGACAACACCATTGACGGATACGACAACACTGGATCGGCAGACGTTGCATCGACCCTTCAAGAACCTGCAGCTAAGCGACAAAAATTTGACCACTCTTAATCGCATTAAATATGATTCTGAACTGTTGATACATTATTTGTTTGACAATCTCAATAATAGCGAAAATTTGAACATCATTAAAGTGTGTAAAGTGCGAGTAAAAAAGGCGGGTGGTACTTTGTTGGCACACTATTATGCTAAAATACAAATTTCCAATGGATATACATTCGAATTTCACCCTGGTAGTCAGCCGAAAACGTTTCAAACCGACCATTCGGACGGTCATCTTATCGGCATACGTATACTGTGCGACGAGTGTTGCAAACGTGAATTGCGTTCTTTCGTCGAAGGCGAAAACGTTTTTAATTTGGCATTTCACAATTGTGAAGCTATATTGTGCAAAAGACGTAGCATGCAAACTGTCCTAATAACTATGACTATAGTTGTGCTCATATTTAATATGATCGAATTTTCTTGGTTCTATATATTTTTCATTATATTCATTTTGATATTATTGTATGTGAACAACAATTATATGATAAGTAGTCCGACGATAAATTACTGTCCACACAAATTGATAAATTATAATGTCGCAGCCTCACGCCGTCACTACAGCGTTACAGCATCAGCAGCATCAAAAACAGCTGCAGGAATCTAGTTCGGACGCTTGGACCAACAAATGTGTCGACTACGTCGAACGTATCATTAGATTTTATAGGACAAACGATATGTCGCATTTAACACCGCAAATGATTATGCTCATTAACACTATACGCGATTTGTGCGTGGAATCGCATCCGATTAGCGTGAACGTGGTCAAACGGTTCGATAGCGATGAAAATTTAATTAAACATTATTCACGTTTGCGCAAAGAACTGGGCGGTAGTGAAGTTGCCGAAAATATATTTCAGCCATCATTCGTGTATAATGTGTTGCCGAGTTATGCCCAAAAATTTTACAACAAAGGCGCGGAAAACGTGAGCGGCGACAGCGTGTCGGAAGCGGCGCATGAATTGGGCGAAGCTTTGCAATATCAAATAGCCGAAGCTGTAGCCAGTAATACTCCGATTCCGTTGCCTGTTCGCCATCAGCTCGTCAACACGTATATAACGTTGCTGTTGCAACGAGCTAACATTCCGCCCAACGTGCAAGACGCTGTGTCCAGTCGCAAATACCCAACATTGAACATCATCAACGATCTAATCAACAATGTGATTGACGACGTTTTCACAGGCGTGTATGGAAACTATTATTATTATGTACTCAATGAAAAGAACCGCGCTCGCATCGTTACGCTCAAAGAGAACATAGGCTTTTTAGCGCCATTGTCTGCGTCCACGGATATATTTCAATATATTGCCAATTTGGCTACACGCGCCGGCAAAAGACCCAGCCTGTTTCAAGGAGCGACGTTCCTCAACGCTCCCTCTAGCAACGGTTCTAATGTAGAACAAAATCGTACTTCTTGTCAGCAGAGTTTAACAGAGTTAGCGTTTCAAAACGAAGCGTTACGTCGTTACATTTTTCAAAAGTTAAGCTACAAACAAAATTATTAAAAAAAATTTTAGCATTATACATTGGTTTTTATTGTTGAAAAACATTGGACGCATAACTGTTCAGAAATATGAATTTAGATATACCCTACGATCGTCTCGGAGTTAACGACAAAGTGGACTATATTCCGCTAAAATTGGCTATATCCGATTTTAACGTAGATGCGGCCGACTTAAGTAACAACACCGACGATTCGTCGACAAAATCTATACTCGGCCACAACGATTTGACATCGTATCGATCTAACTATCAGAAACGCAATAATTCCACATGGATCGGTAATATATTGTTGATTAGTTTGCTGGCAGTGTTTTGCGTCATGGTACTGTTGTATGCATTGTATTATTTTGTTATATTAAGAGAAAGACGGAAATCAATTGTTCGACAACCCTATTACGTTTAAAATCGAGTCGTTATGAACAATCATCCCGCTACATTACGCAACGAGAGCTCGTTCAACTATTGGAAATCAAGAATACAAAATCACGATAAATTCGATGAAATTTTCGAATTGACCACGGACCGGCAAAGATGTACACCAGATGAAGTAAAAAACAATAGCCTGTGGTCGCAATACATGTTTTGCAAACCTTTTGCACCCACCACTTTGAAGAGTTACAAGTCTCGTTTCATAAAACTAATTTATTGCCTAATCGATGACGAATATTTGAATAACTACGACACGCACACGTTGAACAAAGAATTTAATTCTATCGTTCAGCAACAACCATTGATAAAACCGGAAGAATTGTGTAGACGCATGCTTGAATTGCGCTCTGTAACCAAAGAAACTTTACAGTTAACTATAAATTTCTATACCAATACGATGAATTTGCCCGAATATAAAATTCCAAAACAGGTGATGTTGCCACGCGATAAAGAAATTAAAAATATAAAAAATAACGAAAAAAATATAGTTTTGCGAGAAATCATCAACACCATATTGGATTGTATAGAAAAGAAAATCAAACATTTGAGCAGTGAATTTGTCCACGATCGTGGTCTGATACGAGGAGCTATCGTGTTTTGTATAATGCTCGGCACGGGCATGCGTATTAACGAAGCCCGTCATTTGTCCGTGGACGATCTCAACACACTCATCAAACGCGGTAAACTGCGCAGCACTATTGGCTTGAAAAGGAAAAAACATCGCACAAGCAATTCTCTAAATAGTATCAAGCAAAAACCATTGGAATTGGCACGCGAAATCTATATAAAAAATCCCAATATTTTAAATATATCCAAGAACACTTCGACTCCATTCAAAGACTTTAAGCGCCTACTCAAAGAAGCCAATGTAGAAATGGACCGTCCACGTTCAAACATGATACGTCATTATTTGAGTAGTAATTTGTACAATAATGGTATGCCACTGCAAAAAGTTGCGCGTCTCATGAACCACGAATCATCGGCCAGCACGCGACATTATTTGAACAAATACGATGTTGGTGTCGACGAAAGCGACGACAATGACGAGGACGACGACGACGACGACGACGACGACCGTATCATTGATGAAAACCCAAGCGGCGCAAATATTTCAAATTATGATATTAGCAGCAGCGGCAACAGCAGTAGTAATAACACCAGCGGCAACGATTTTAACAACAATATCAGTAGCGGCGACGATGCCGATTTGTTATCTTTTAATTAAGTATTTGTAATAAGTACGTTTCGACAACAATTGAAGCAAAATGCAAATATATTTTGCGTTTCTTTTTTTAATAGCTCTCGGGTTTATCTTTGACAAAAACGAAGGGTTCAGCACGTTAATGTTTTTCTTGTTGTTGCTGTTTTTTATTTTTATAATGATGCTGCACGTGTATTATATCAAACCCGATTCGACCCCGGCGGACTTACAAACCGGTAAATCTAAGAGTATAAAAAAGAAACGAGAATTGGAAAGAGCGTTCGATGCAATAATAAATAAGAACACAAGTTCTATTGATTGAGAAGCATGGATTTCATCAAAAATTTTGTCACTCAAATTGCCACTTCGATGCCAGTAGTCACAAAAGTGGCCTTCGCAACAACACACATTAAACATGCTCTCAAGGACTTGGAACGCGACGACACGTTGCGTTACAAACTCGTCACTGTGCTCCAAATGTTTGTCGAACAACAGGTGCCCGTCGAAGCCATGGCCAACATAATGAACGCTGTGGACGTCAATATGTCCCAAGACCAAATTGAATATTTGTATTGCAGAATATACGACAACGGCTACATTTTAAGTATAGTCAATAACTATATTGAACACGAACGTTTGACCGAACCGGAAATACACGATATTGCTGAATTTATGGTGCAAGAATTTAATAATGCTCTTGTATATCGCTAATACGATGATGTAATTAAAAATATTATTATAAGACTATATAAAAATTTTCCTTGTTATTATTTATCATGACTTCAACCAAATGTTCTAACGAGAGTTGCACACAACACGAACAAATGTCGAACAACACACAAATCCTCAAAACCAACTACATTGCGTATTACAAACAAATAAAAAAATTAATTAATCTAATTGTTGCATTCGTATCAAACGATAATGTAACTGCAGATGACTACAAAGAGTTTGTTCATACCGTAGTTGAACTATTAGACTACATCATACAAGATTTTGTCGGTAATAAAGTACATTTTTGGTCTCTGCAACAATCAAATGTGAAGAATGATTGTCAATTAATCGTAAACAGATTGCAAGAAATTCGTGACAAAATACATAAAGAATCTAAAGTGGTAATCGAAAACAACGATACATCTGTGACCAATGATTACAAGACTCTATTAAAACAATTACTGACAGTTGTTAGCAATACAGTCGACGAGGAAAATACTGAAACAAACTGTACACAATAAAACAACTGATACTAAATTAATTATATTTTATTTAATCAAATAACACAAATACACACATACACACATAGAATACAATTTAACATACAGCACTCTTACAAACAAAGCATTCATTGTCGATAATCATCGATTTAGTCATTTTAGATTTTTGACGTTTATGCAATGCAAATTTAGTAGTATGATTGGGAATGGGTTTACATTGATTGGCATCATCGATATTTGATTCTTTGTCATCGCTATCGTCGTCGCTATCGTCAGCGGTTTGTAACTTTTTTGAGTTTATCGTCACCAAAACTGGATATTTTACATCGTACCGTTGCTGGGCCATAAAAACAGACGTAATTTGGTCGAAATAATATTGAAAAGTTTCCGAATCGCCAAACACTTCGATTAACTCGTTAAAAAATGTACACAAAATACCCATGTGTTTGATCCAATTGATGGTATTGTACGACGAATCAAATAGTTTAAGAGGAAAAGCCTTTTGCGTAACGCTGCCCTCAACATCAATGAGCACATACGGAATACGATCACCGTTTGTGGGTAAAAAATCAGTACCGCTCCCTTTCAGGTCTTCGTAACATTTTTTGGCAATGGTCAAAACGTTGGGACGCGTACTGGTTGAAACGGTGGTGGTTTTTCTTTTTTTGGCACTAGTCGAATTCTCATTGTATGTCATACTAAAACCATATTCGTTGTAGTTGTTGTTGACACCAAAATTGTCATAATATTCGGTCATCAATTTTGTCAGCAATGCGAGTCCGCAAGCTAAACTGTGTCCGTGCAAGTACGAGTCCACCACTTGCCTAAACGACTTTCGCATAAACAACGGCATGTCTTTTTTGACTAGCCATCCTTTATATTTGATACGTTGTTCGCTATTCAAATAGCAATATTTTTTCTTTTTCAACAAAATCAACGACAGCATTACATTTTCCAAAGCCATTTTATAACCGTTCCAAGAGGAATTCAACGTCTTTAGTACATAATCGTTGACAATGGTTTTTATAGTGTTGTGTTGATCTTTAATGGGAATGTCCGTTTTTTCAAAATCGACTTGTATAAACGACGAATCAGTATCGCCATATATGACTCGAAAATTGATTCTTGACAAATTAAAATCTTTCAAAATATCAGCACGATTACTCATTGCTTGTATGCGTACAATAGCTTCCGTCAATTTTTCTCTACCGATCTTGGTGATGTAATTGGCGAGCGGTTTGAAAAAAATTCCAAAATATCCGTAAATACTGTTGGCAATGCGTTTGACGGCATTTTGTATTTTGTCATTCAAATTGTATTGAAACGTGCCGGGTTCGTGTTTGTCGCGACGATTTTTGTATTTGGCGCGCAAATCGAGCAATTCTCGTAACAATTTAGGATTGACAGCGTCCAAATCTTTGTGCAAATAAACATTGTCGTCCTGGGCGACAAAAACGTTAGACAAACATATTCCTTCATACATCATTATACTCAAATACAAAGAATTAAAATCCAAGGTGACCACCCATTGCTTGAAACCAGGTTGAGGTTCCAGCACTTTACCGCCTTTGTACACGCAGCGTTGTCTTTTACCGCACAATTTTACAGCATTCGAAGGTATCATATCTACGGGGACGGGCCGCCGCTGTAACAGACTCAAATCGACCATTTGCTGATCGTCCACCGAATCTCCGGCGGCGTTACGTTTGCGACCCGAGGTCACCGACAAATCGTGTTTATTGAAAAAATACGGTTCGGGTACGGTACAATTGCGTTTTTCGTCGTAGCGCGTATTGATCAATGCCTTGTGAAATAGAACCACATTCACTTTATGAGAAATATTGCGTAACACATCGTCGGTACACAAATACAAAAGCATACATTGTGTATACATAAAGTCCATAATTTCCAATTTCAGAAACAAATCGATGGGTAGCACACAATCTTGAACGTTATATACGATGATGTCTTTCATCAATTTTTCATTGTACCGACGCAGCATGTCCGTAATTTTTAAATCAACTTTTTGCATATTCAAATAATGTTTGGCAACCGTGTTCAATTGAAAATTTTCCACATCGTTTTGTTCCGAATCCGAACTGAGAAACTGATACAAGTCCACGTGTACATAATATGTAAAATAATGTGTATTGATTTTGTTCTGAAATTTATCACACAATTGTTCAGTTTTTATAGCAACCGGACTCAAATCGTATCGTTTAATCACAATTTCTTTGCCACTGTTCAAACGTTTTACGCGTTCCAGTATGAATGGTAAATCGAATCTGTCACCATTATAATCCAGCAAAAAATCCATATTCAACAATGGAAACAACGAATAAAACGCTTTCAACATATCACTTTCTTTCTTGAAATGTACCGCCCAAATTTCGGCCGCGTTTATGGCATCGTTGTCTGTGTTCCATTTTATATCTTTGGCCGTGTCGTCCATATAATATAAACATATACGTTTATCGACACCATCACGACGAACCACAATAGATATCGAAATGATATTATCCACAGTAGCCGATGAAAATCGTTGTCCGTCCGAATGCGTTTCTATGTCGTAACACGCAATGACAGGAACTATTTCGCGTTTCAAACTGTCCGGATCGATGACGGTGAATATGTTTTTGAAAGTGTTATCGTTACTTTGCAAACACAATCTGTGATCAGTGACGCATTGTCTCTGTTTGAATTGTACGTAATTGCCTTCCATTAGATCGGTTTGCATATGTACTCTGTTGATGTCTTTTAAAAAAGAATCGAGACAATTTTTGTTGTTGTTTCTGTCATGTTCACCGGGTGTTCTCTTGTAATGAACTATGTTGATACGTTCGTTGTACGATCCGCGCAAACCGGGCATAACGAACGTTTTATAACTTTTACATTTGTATCTACACTCGTTGTTAGTGTGAACATTGTAGCAACGACGATACGAATACAAATCGCATTTGGTCTCCATGTAAAATTGAAAAATTTTCGTAGGATCCGATGACACGTAGCCAGTAAAAAATATCAACAAGCAATTGTCGTGATAAGTCATACGGACGATTCTAAACACATCTTCAGGCTCAATGACGGTTCGATGTTGTCGATTACCGAACCGCAACAATTGACCGATCAAATCATTCCAAGTCAATAAGGCAATATCCATTGTGTCGTCGTCGTTGTCGTTGTTACTAACATGTATCGAAACAGAGGTATTCCGTCGTACGCAGCCAAATATAAAAACACCGATGTAAATTCAGGCACGGTCCAGAGTTTGTTGCGAACTATAAACTCGATGAGTCAACGATGCAAAAGCTTGGACGCTACTGAAGATATTTTGCAACGCATACGCTCAATTATAGTCCTTTACAGGCCCTATCTTATCGATCGACACGATTTACAAGTGCCCGAATTGATAATAGAAGCACTAGCTTCGCCTCGTCATCACGACCAACCGATGCACAGTCAGATTACACACAACTACAATTACAAATACGATTACAATTCAAACGTTCCGTTAGCGAACAGTGTTGACGCGTTCGGAACACCGGTCCGAAACAATATGGCGCAGCCGACGCAACCATCTGCGCCGCCACCGCCGCCTGTACAAGTGATCAATCAGTATCCAGTTCAACCACCGAACGCACAACCGGCAACGACAACATCGGCGGGTCTCACGCCGTCTTCGCCGCCGACACGACTCACTAATAATGACGTGTCATTAATTTCGGGAGCAATTGAAAACGTTTGTGTAGATTTTACATCGCAAAATATGAACAAATTTACATCGACCTTGATCGATGTAGTAATGCGGGCATTTAGCGATGATTCTGTCGTGACACCCAATTTCGTGGCCGCTTTGCGTCGTTTGTATTGTTTAGATCAAAAATTCATTGAAAGAAACGACATCAACGAATTACTCGATTGCGTCAACGGCAGAACGGGCAGCACTTTTAGGTCTATGTCACAGGTTTGTAATGTGATATCGCAATTGCACGACAATCTTCGTTTGATACACGATCGGTTGTTGGCTAATGTGAAGACAGAAAAATTACCAGCCCAAATGGAAACCAATTCATCGGACATGGGTCTCGCCGACGAAACTAATTTACAATACATATTGACGTCGGTCAACGATCGTGTCGAAGCGCTGCAATTGTACAAATCGAGTTACAATCAATTGGCCGACGCAATCATAGCTCGCGACAGAAATACGGCACAATTACAAAATTTAAATTATAGCACAATTGTGGACGTTTCACCTACGTTTCTCACTAATCTGACCGAGCGTTTGATCGATTTGATGTCCAATGTCGACCGAAAAACTCTATCAGTAAAAAACGAACAGACCGCATTGAGAGATTTACGGGAACAAATCAACGAACAAAAAAACGAAATAGACACTCTACGGGCCAACGCTAAAATTGAAGACTACGAACAAATCAAAACTGAACGTGATCAATTGCAACAACGTCTGATAACTATCGAAACGAATTACACGCAATTAGAAAACCGATGCAAACTCGAATCGGACAATTATATCAAAACGGAAACAACTAACGAAACCGTCACATATCAAAACCGTTTGCTCGAAGAACAATATAAAGAACTAGAAACCGAAGTAAACGTGATGCGGCGCGAAATCGAACGGCTTGAAAGTACGACGCAAAAAAGCGTAGCCGCCGTAGACGAAGTGCGTTTGCTAAATGATCAAATCAGTTATTTGAAAAATAAAGAAGCCGACGACAACAGTATCATAACGGCTTTGCGTCAAGCTCTCGGATTACAAATTTCCGAATACAAAAACCAAGTAGCCGCAGAACAACAACAGCGTCTGACCGCCATAACCAACGATATACAAACCGCAACGAACAACATCGAATCGATAAGAGTGCAAATAACTAGAATTGAAAATATTCTAGACAAAAATCTCTCTGCGGAAATTTCGGGTAAAATGTCAACCATTACAACGACGCGTCCTAGTCCGTATTCAAGACCGTCGGCCGCGCCGCCAACAATAAAACCAAACGTCAGACCGCCGTTAAGATCGGTTAGCATGCGCACCGTTGATAATGCCGAAAAAATTAATGATGTTACAACATTAGCTCCTTCCAGTATTGTTGCTACAACTACTGCTAATAGAACAGTCAATAAACGATCAGTAGAACCGGCTGACGAAACTGCTGCTGTTGAGAGTAAACGTGCTTGTTTAGAAAAAGGTTTAGAAACTCGTTCGCAACAGTGGATGCAAAATCCATTGTTTAACGATATATTTAACGATCCGATTATTGCACAACGAGCGTTAGACGATGCTCTCATAGAATTACAGGCGTCTCCTAAAACTTTACCACCAAAAGGTTACACTCGATTGGTTCGTGCCATTGGATTGAGAGATTATTTGACTTTAATTAATTACAAATATAATATCAACCGAGTTCTTCCAATTGACATGACCGCAATAATAGATAGCGACTTTGCTCAATACGCTCAAAATCTCAATACTTTACCTTCGTTTGAAACCATCGAACAAGAAGAAATAACAAAAAAATTATAAAAATAAATTTCAAAGGGTTTTTTTGTAATAAAAAGAATTTACACATTAGTTTAATTACATTTATTGATACATATACATATATTTATGCAAACATATTCACAAAAAATTTACAAAGGTTCGTAAGTGCCGTCGATTTCAATCTTAGTGATGCCGGCGATAACATTGTTTTTAACATTATTTGGATCAGTCACAAGGTACACGTCAACTTGCACCAGATTCGATTCAATCAAACTGTTGAGTTGACTCAAAGTTACGTCTTTCAACGTTATCGATGTGTCGTAATCAGTTTTGGATTCTGCATTTTCCATACGATTGTAGATGCTGGTCTTGATTTTTTCATTAGCCGTGTCGTAACTGATCACAAAACGATCGGAGTTCTGATAGATATTTCTTTCCGAAGTAAAATTGCCGGTAACTCGGTGTTTCTGTATAATTTTGTTCGAACGACTAATATTAACAGTGTAATCGTATTGAAATTCATATTCAAACATACTGTCGTCGGTTTCGAGACGCTCCAATTGACTGTTCGACGACAGTGACAAACTTTTGTAATTGTTTGCGTTGTGATTGCATTTGATACGGTACAAATTGAAATATTTCTCTTCAGATTTGTACATACACTCAAACAAATCGTTTTCATTTTCAATAACATGGTTCTTGAAGGCTCCGCTTAAACGTTTAAAGTCGCTCATCATTTCTACTTGAACACCGTTGATTGTACCATTGTTGTCTTCGAGCAAAATCACAAAAACTAACTTGTAAACATTTGAACTGCCGTAAATTTTAAAACCGTATAGGAATTTCGCCAGCAGCGATTTTATCTCGTTGGCACAGAACTCTTGGAGGGTCACACTTTTGCATACGGTCATCAACAGGTCTTCGTCTTCGCATTGCTCATACGATTTGATGAGTAGCTTTTTGCGGCTGTATTGCAAAACCAATTCGTAAGTTTTATTGTTAATCAATGAGAAAAATTGAGTTTGCGTTCCGTAATAGTCGATACTCTTGTTGTTGACCAAAAATTTAAATAAGTAATAATCTTCATTGTTGATACTCATTGTGGTTTTGGTAAGCAATTGTCCTTTCACATTGAGCGTACGCAGTTTTGCCATTTTGGCTTGGGGTTCTTCCACACTCGACATAGTTCGCATCAAAGGGCGTTTCATTCCTTTCTCTGGCGTATTCATTGCATCATCATTTTCGATATCAATGAGTTGTTTGACAGGGCTTATATCCATATTCGACATATCGATCAGTTAAATATCAATGTCAAGAATTCGTTGGCGTATATTGAATTCGGATCGCGTAGAAATATCGCCGGAAAGTCGCGAATATGCTTGGAAAGATTTGCTGATCGATTTGTTGTTGACGAGTCCGCGTGACAACAATTACCGAACTAATTTCGATAAAGCCAACGTATCAAACTTTGACTACAATCGACCGTTGGTATACGAAATCACAAATAAAACTCTGCTGATTAATAGTGAGTTTTTTAATCGAGCACTGAACAGACCGCGCGCTGTGCTATCCCCGCTCAATATAACTTCAGTACAAATATTTTTGGCTTTTATTTGCACTGTCCTGCTCGCGCTCGTAGTAGCGTTCGTGTTCCCATCTGATAACAGTTTACGAGATAATGACGTCCTCGACGATTACATCGAAATATAAAATTAAATTGGACCGGCTGAAATCGCAACTTGACGAATTCACAACTAGTCAAATTAAAGTAGCACGCGACCGATTGGACAAACGTAAATCACATCGTCACCGACGCTGTTGGCACAAAATGAAAGAGCTCGACGAACGTTTCAATCTGTGTCGAAATGTACGATTGTATGTGGATTTGTGCGGAGGACCGGGCCAATTTGCAAACTATATTTCCAACAACAGTACGTTAAACAGTCAGGGGTACGGCGTCACTTTACGCAACCATCTTGACTATAATGTGTTTGTGCCAAACTTCTGTGCCGTTTACGGAGACGCCAACACTGGAGACATTTTCGAAGAGGACATTCAGAACAAATTAAACATGCTGTGCGGACATCGATGTGATCTTGTCGTGGCCGACGGCGGTATAGACGTTTACGGCAAAGAAAACGATCAAGAATTGATCATGTTACCGCTAATAGCGAAACAATGCGAGATTATACTTGATTGTTTGCGCGTCGGTGGTAATAGTGTGCTGAAAATTTTTGACACTTTTGCTCGCAACACATTCGTTGTGCTGGAAAGTTTCATTAGTAACTTTAGTGAATTTTACGTGTTCAAGCCAGTATCGTCGAGACCAGCTAACGCTGAACGCTATCTGGTGTGTTTGAATAGATTGGCCACGCCAAGATTGTTAACAATCGACAATGACACTCAGCACATCGATTTGGAAACAACTAAATACGCTAGAAAACAAATCAGAGCTTTGAATAAGCTACTCAAAGAATTGAACAAATCAGAAAATACTCAATAAAGTGTTGTAATTTATATAAGACACACTCAGCTGTCACCGCCAGGGCAATGGATTGTGTCATCAAAGCAGACTTGGCGCCGCCCTATCATTTTCTAGACAATCGTCTTATAACATTTTATCATGTGAATTTAAGCCGCGACTTGTGCCAAAAACTGGCCAAGGCTGGAATATATTACAATGTCAAAACAAGCACATACTGTTGTAATTTTTGCACATTTACTATGTTAAAAGTTGATATGCGCTCGATTCGGTCACATTCATTCTCTTTGTGTCCACGCAGTCTACATTTGCTGCGACAAAGCGAATATCTGCGTCGCGACTCGTTTCGTCAATACAAAAAGGCCAAGTCCTATTTTAAAAATTCTTTAGATTTGCTCGCACAAAATGGATTTTATTACTACGGAGTCAAAACCGAAGTTAGATGTGCATATTGTTTGCTTGTAATCGTCAAGTTTAATTTCAACGACAATCTTGCCGATATTCATCGTATCAATTCAATTGATTGTATTTTTGTAAACGACCACGACCAATCGATTCCTTCCGCGCCTACTCTGATCGATATAGACAAATCAAACTATAGCGAAGAAGACGGAAACGATCGTAATGATCTTGTCGTTATTAACAAAAACAACACCAACGAAGATGATAGTTTGTGCAAAATATGTTTCGACCAGTCACGACAGGTTTGTTTTATGCCGTGTCGTCATGTAATGACTTGCAAAATTTGTGCAGCACGATGTAAACGATGCTGTTTGTGTCGAGCAAAAATAGTCGAACGATTCGAAGTGTATTTACAGTAATGGTGTTTTGTAATAATTTTTTTTGTCAGATGTAACTCATGTTGAAAATAAAACATATAACATTTTTATTTGATTTTTATTGAGGTATCGTTAAATTTACATTTTCGCACAGAAAATAATTACAAATGCTCGTTTCTATGTCGGGACGATTTTCAGGATTTGGCATGGCATTGACACTCTCCAGCACGTTGTTACGATATTTGATCAAAAATTTTACTTCATCTTCTAGTTTGTATCGTATGTTTTCTGTATCATTTTCCAAACGCTGCGACATCAAAGTAGCGTACGCATTTTTGGCAACAGTACTGCACAAAACTGCTGGCATTCTAACGATCCCTTCTGGCATACCATGCCTCAGTACATAATCGGCATAAGACACATTGTACAGTAGTTGCAGAGCATGTTTGGCCGTGACATGTTCAGAATTTAGATTGTATTTTAGCATGGTTTTCAGTATAAGCGGCATTCTGAGTTTGGCAACAGTTTTCACAAACTTGTATAAAAAATAATCGTCAACTCCAAAGTGTCGCGGTTCAGAAAATATTGCCAAGTGCGCGTAGTTGCCATTGTAGATCCCCTTCAATCCGACAAACAAATTGGACAGAGTGACATCATCGTTTTTGATTTTGCAATGTTTATTCACAAACTTTTTCCTATCAAACACATGGTCTAAAAACTCTTCACGAGTACATTTGGAAAACACAATATAATCATAGTCGCTCGATCGTATGTCAAAACCCATAGCTCGGCTGCCGCGATCGATCTTGTACAGTGTGGTAGGCTCCATGACTGTAAATGTTTTCAATAAAACAGCACTGTTTATATACACTCCACTGGACTATAGTACGAATAAATGATGAAACTTTTCAATAATGGCACATTCGTGTTTTATGTCATGAATATAAATAGAATCGATGTCGTGACATAAATTGCACAGGGATTAAATTTTGTTTTACAAAATAACATAATTACACAATATTTAAATAGTTACAAACAAATAACGTCATATAATCACGCGTTAAGTAATGACATTACCGAACCAAATCCTAAACAAGATTAACCTAACATGTTTAGTTGAAAAAAAAAACAAATTACGTCATCCGTTTATAATATTGCATCATTTTTAATTTGAAACTCGCCCGCGCTTTCATATGAAACCGTCGGCGAAGATCGATTATAAATGTTCTAGAACATTCGATGGCTTGACCCAAAAAAACAAATGACGTCATATCACGCTACGTTTGAAGTAAAAAATTTCCGCGCATGTTGCAACTTGTCTTGAACTTTTTCGTTCGAAACGGACCATGATCTTTTGCTTCAATTTATGATTCAAAAACATTTTGCACACGACACTACTCATAAAACAAATTGCGTCGTTCGGCCACGAAAGCAGTTGTGAGTCATACTAAAAGTAATGTATCGGTACGGATTGACGTCATCGACACCGTACCGATATAGCTCACACTCGATGTCCTGTGTATAGTACAATGGGTCTTAATGGATAAATTGAACGTAAAAATAAAACGACCATGTACGACGACTCTATTTATTCGTAGTGTTATTACCAATACTAGTGATATTGCTCGTTGCCTTGTTCACAATTATTGCGACTTGGCGCGAAGAAACGGTCGATTCTATCGCCTGCAACAAGTCTTCGCGCGTCAAATCTTCGTGTAGCGTGATGCGATTGTGACGCGCTTTGTACTTCTCTTTTGGCAGGCGCTCTTTCACTTTGTTCAGCACGTTCATCGAATTAGGCACGTAATCGCTCTTGTATACGATGTCTTTCTCGTCGACCGACAGCCGATCGAGACTGCGCTTCAAACTACGCTTTTGCGGTCGCAGAAACGCGTACTGGTCACCGCCCATCGAACACACCGCCAACGAGTGCAGCAGCTGCGGATCCGACGGTTTGGCGATCACATCCTGGGCTATGTCGGCCATGCGCTTGGCGATTTCGGCCGTTTCCTTTCGAGCGTCGTTTACCACATCGAACGCTTTCAGCAAACCCTGATTTGCTACGGCCAAGTTGTGATTAGCGTTCTGAAGTGCCACCGTTAACGCTTCGTTTTCTTTGTCCTTAACAGCAAGTAGTTCATCTTTGTGTGATAACATCAGCTTGAATTCGCGAAAATCTTCCATCCATGGCGCCTCCTTACCTTCGTTAGTGATGGCGTGCACGGCGTTCATGCCGTTCGCGATCTCTTTCGGAGCGTCCGCGGCCATGTCGTACTTGCCATCGTCGCACAGCTTTGGCAGCAGGTCCGAGTTGATCCAGTCGCGGAACTCTTGCGCCTTGGGCATTCGCGACGCCTGTATTAGCTCGAACAGTCCGGCGCGGTTGATAAACTTTGACATCGGATGGAGTGTGACGTCATCCACGTTGAATCGACGTGCTTTAAAATATTCGTAGTTACGGACGTTAATATCAGTAACATGGTTTCTAATAGCGTCATTAGGCCTACCATAGTTCAAAACTAATGCAAACGGATTTGCAAGCATCCACAGCTTGCCAGCATCGTCCTTGACGCTGATAATTTCCAATTCCCGATCATTGAAGTGTACCTTAACAACGGCCATTTTTAAAATTAATTGTTTATTTTCGTACGACATGGCTTGTATTATTTTGTCTTTCTGCACCACTGCGTCCCTCAATTCGTGCAAATCCTTCATCCACGGTGCCTCGGCGCCATCATTAGTGGCGACGTGCACGGCGTTCATCCCATGCGCGATGTCGGCGGGCGCGTCCCTCGCCATTTTGTACTCGCCCTCTTGACACAGCGATGGTAGCAGATCGTTGTTGTTCCACGCCTGGAAACGTTTCGCACCGGGCATGTCGCTCGCGTTGATCAACTCGAACACACCCGCCCGGTTGATAAACTTCGTTTTCGCTTGGATGTTGCGCGGTAGTGACGTCACACTGTCGGTCAGACCGACACGGTCTGACTTAAATTCCTCATAATTTTGTTGGTTTTTTTCACTCACATGTACTCTAATTGCTCTGTTAACATTAGAGTAAGATAAGGCTTCAGCGAAGGGGTTGGCCACCATCCATTTTTCGCCATTAAAGTCTACGGTATAAGTCTCAACTTCCTTGTCACCGAATTGAATTTTAGTCAGAGACATTTTTTAAAAAATTTTTTAAGTTGGTACAAATAGGTCTCACTACAACGAGACCCGAAATTATTATGAGCCTGCATTGGCATGATCAACTAAATCATAAAAACAAATATGAGACGATGGAATATTTTATTGTGCAAGCAAATTATCGCAAATTAACGGTAACAGTGCTAGATCCTCTTCGGTCAATTTGAAAAACTCGCGTTTGATGCGAGACTCGTGGAAGTGGCGATGTAGCTTCTGTTCGAGGTCGTAGGGATTCGACGACTCGCGAACGAAGACCGATTTGAAGTCCAGCGGTGACGCCACGTTGAGTTCGTTGAGCCTAGCGGTGAGATCGAAAGTGTAACCAATCTTATACGCGTCAATCATTTGCAGGAGACGATTCGTAACCACGTATACGACACCCTTGTCATTTTTGTTCCTCTGTTCGACCATCGACTTTAGTAGGGCCATGTTGGCTGCGTCCGCTCGCCACTCGTTGAATTCGGCGATGGAGTCGGTTTCGACGGTCGTGTTCAGCTTCACGGACGATAGCCAGTAACGGAACTGGCGGGCGTACTCCATTTGAGAGCTCATGATCAATTCGAACACACCCGCTCGGTTGATAAACTTCGTATTCGGCTTCATGTTGCGCGGTATAACCGATGACTCACCCGTACCGTCATGAACAATCCGGTACGGTTTGATTTGATCGAAAGTTTTCTGGTTCCCATCAGACACTTTTTCTAAAATAGCTTTATTAGCTCGACTATAATTTAACGCTTCAGCAAAAGGATTGGCCACCATCCATTTTTCGCCATTAAAGTCTACGGTATAAGTCTCAACTTCCTTGTCACCGAATTGAATTTTAGTCAGAGACATTTTTAACAAATTTTTTTAGTTGGTACAAATAGGTCTCACTACAACGAGACCCGAAATTATTATGAGCCTGCATTGGCATGATCAACTACATATGGCTTGTGGTTAATCCATGTTTAAACTAATCTGAAGTTTTTTTGTTCGAAACGGGCCGTGATCTTTTGCTTTGATTGAAAAAAAAACCGTAAAAGCAAATTTTGCACACGGTTCACCCAAAAACAAATTACATCATCTCTAAAAATAATGTTTTTCGCGCAAGTTTAAACTAGTCTTGAATCTTTTAGTTCAAAACGTGCCGTGATCTTTTGCTTCAATTCATGACCCAAAAAAACAAATGACATCATTTTGCACACGGCACTATTTAAAAACCAAATGACATCATTTTGCACACGGCACTATTTAAAAACCAAATGACATCATCGACCAAAGATAATATTTCCCGCGCATATTTAAACTGGTCTAGAATCTTTTCGTTTGAAACTGGCCGTGATCTTTTGTTTCGATCCATGACCCAAAAAAACAAATTACGTCATTTTGCACACGGCACTATTCAAATGTATTGCACAATTTCCCGCGCATGTTTAAACTAGTCTTGGATCTTTTCGTTCGAAACGGGCCGTGATCTTTTGTTTCGACTCATGACCCAAAAAAACAAATTACGTCATTCGTTTAAAATATTGCATCATCTTTAAATTCGAAACTCGCCCGCGCTTTCATACGAAACCGTCGGCAAAGATCGATAAAATTTATTATAGAACATTCCACGGCTCGACTTAAAAAAAACAAATGACATCATATGGCGTGATCTAAAAATGGTCCAATCACAAACGTATTCCACGAATCACGCCACGCCCAAAGATAACCTTTTATTAAACTGGTCTTGGATCTTTTCGTTCGAAACGGGCCGTGATCTTTTGTTTCGATTCATGATTTAGAAAAAACAAATTACGTTATCCGTTAAAATATTGCATCATCTTTTTTGTATTTGCTTGCGAATTGTTCGTCTTAAAAAACAAATTACGTCATATGGCGTGATCTATACCACATAATTATTAAATGACATCATTCATTCGAAACTTGCCGGCGTTTTGATATCAAAGTGGAAGCAAAGATTGATATGTAAATTATGTAAGAGTATATTATAGCTAGAACAATGCTGCGATTATATGTGTTATGTACATTTATTTTCATATATTCTGCGGACGGACACGGTTATCTGTCAAAACCGGCGGCGCGTCAATACAAATGTTTTCGTGACAATAATTTTTGGTGGCCCGAAAATGGCGATCAAATACCCGACGCTGCGTGCCGTCGAGCATACAAACATGTGTACTCGAAATACCGCGCCGCTGGTGAATCATCGGGCGTGGCCGCAAACGCAGCTCAATACATGTTTCAACAATACTTTGAATACGCGGCATTGGCAGGTTCAAATTATAACGATGCACAACACGTACGCGACAATGTTGTTAAAAACAATCTATGCGCTGCCGGCGCCAACGATCGTTTGAAAAATTTCGGCGATAAATCGGGCATGGACGAACCGTATCCGGATTGGCGTCCCGACACTTTGTACTGGCCCGTTGATTCGTTGTATAGTCGTGGACTCGCCACAAATTTGTACTTTTGCCCGACAACGGTGCACGAACCAAGCTATTTTGAAGTGTATGTTACAAAGCGTGCGTGGTCACATAACAATCAAGTGACATGGAACGATCTGGAACTGATCGGGGGAAACGGCAGCAAACTAATTGCAAACAACGACATTGATTCGTCATGCGCAAACTCTATGATTTATGTTATACCAGTGGTCGTTCCTTTTCGACAGACCCAATTCATGTTGTATGTGCGATGGCAACGTCACGATGCCGTTGGCGAAGGTTTTTACAATTGTGCAGATGTCGTATTTGATGATTTCGTATTAGATCACGCCGCAAACCATCGTTTTACTAAGCAACAGTCTAATTGGCAATGCCGTAATAGTTTCGGATAAAAAATATTCATCACTAGTTGTATAAGGTATTCAAAATTATAGCGTCGTATTTTTGTATGCATTTGAAATAATGGCGGATCCCAATAATATTTTTCTGATAATTCGTCAGGACATAAAAAATGTCGACGACCGTTTAAAAACCGTCAAAACAGACACGAACGCGTCCACGTCGTCTATAGAAACATTGAACAACACAATTACTCAAATGCCGATAGATAAAATTTTAAATCAGATCAGCACTATTGACGATACTGTAAAATCTATTGTTACCAATGTTAGTACGACAGCCGATAGGATTGAAAACAATATTAAAACGCAAACAGATGAAATTCAAAAAGCGGTCACTGGCGTGAATACTGCTGCGATAGCTAATTTTGATAACGTCAAATCTCAAGTTTCAGATATAACTACCAAACTTGACGCGGTAACTAAAACAATGAGCGTCAACAGTGCCGACGTAAAATCTTTAAACACACAACTCAACACATTGGCCACTCAATTAAACACTATTAAAACCGATACGACAGCTCAAATACAGGCCATTAACGAAAATCTATCAGCGCAAATAGTTTCCCTACAAAAAGACACAAAGACCAATATCGATAGTCTTTTGAGTAAATTAAATACTATTTTTAATATACTTAGACCTTTGGGTTGATTCGTGCCTGTCATGCTCATAATTAAGGTACTTTAGTTTTATGCGCAAGTACCATTCAAATATCATGCATAAAATTATTACATTTGTTTCCTTGTTGTGGACGTTTGTCGTGTGTGATGAAATATCTTTGCATACGTCGTCGTCGCCACCGCCATTGTCTTCGCCAGTGCTGTATTATAATTTAGATCAATCTGAAATTTATTTCAAACATTTCCTACAGCAATACAACAAAAGCTACGACGATCCCAAAGAATACCAATACCGTTACAATGTGTTCAAAGACAATTTGAACAAAATCAATTCTCAAAATCGAGAAAATCTGTTGAATAACAAGAACAATAACGACTCGCTCTCTACATCGGCTCAATTTGGTGTGAACAAATTTAGTGACAAGACCCCAGACGAAGTGTTACATTCGAACACTGGTTTTTTTTTAAATCTTAGCCAACACTACACATTATGCGAAAATAGAATAGTTAAAGGCGCGCCCAACATACGTTTGCCCGATTATTATGATTGGCGCGACACCAATAAAGTGACTCCCATAAAAGATCAAGGAGTTTGCGGATCGTGTTGGGCTTTCGTAGCAATAGGCAATATTGAAAGTCAATATGCCATACGGCACAACAAATTAATAGATCTGTCCGAACAGCAACTGTTAGATTGCGATGAAGTTGATTTAGGTTGTAATGGTGGTTTGATGCATTTAGCGTTTCAAGAACTATTGCTGATGGGCGGTGTTGAAACGGAAGCAGATTATCCCTATCAGGGCAGTGAACAAATGTGCACTTTAGATAATCGCAAAATAGCTGTCAAATTGAACTCTTGCTTTAAATACGACATACGTGACGAGAATAAATTGAAAGAATTGGTGTACACTACTGGACCTGTGGCGATAGCAGTCGACGCCATGGACATTATTAATTATCGCAGAGGAATATTGAATCAATGTCACATTTATGATTTGAATCATGCCGTTTTGCTTATCGGTTGGGGTATCGAAAACAATGTACCCTATTGGATTATAAAAAATTCATGGGGAGAAGATTGGGGCGAAAACGGCTATTTGCGAGTGCGGCGCAACGTCAACGCCTGCGGATTACTCAACGAATTCGGCGCGTCGTCGGTAATTCAATAATAAAAATACACCATACAGTTTGATACTATGTAATTTTATTAAATAAAATACATTTGGAATACACATCATCATTTGTTATTTGTTCATATTAAAAACATGTCTAGCAAATGTTCAGGAAATAGGAATTTCGACGGCAGCGCGCACACGCTTGAAATACGACGCGTGTCATTTTTATAACAAATGTAATCGTTCTTTAGATAGACATTTTGCAATACTGTCGTATTGTGGTAGATATCACCACCGCCGATTTTCACTCGATTGTGTGACGTGATATGGCTGTTCAAACCGGTAATGGCACGCTTGGCGATTGTATCTATATCGTCGGAATGAGTGTTGCGATATTTTTTAGTACTCGCTACCAAATCAGCGCTGCCTTTGGCTCCGCATTCGATGACGTCGTTGAATTGTCCTGCCAAATTAAATATTTCCTCGTCGCCGCAAGTCATTTCTTCATTGTCTATAATTGTAGCCAATTTGTTGTAGAGCAGAAAACTGGTATTGGAGCTGAGCAAGAGAGCACAATCGCGTAACAACCAATCAATTTTTGTCGCCAAATTGATGGAGCTGTAACGTTTGTAGCTCTTCCATAGTGTATATAAAATAGGCATACTGTGCAATAGTTTTTCGATACGTTTTTTGTTTTTGTGCAGATAATATATTTGCTGCGACACAAACGATAAACGGTTCTTGTCGAAACAAATGAAATTGTAACGCGGATCTCCGTACATGAGACATTCCAAGTCTATCAATGAATTGGGTTGAGGCAAAAAAGTAATAACTTCTTTGTCACCGTCGCAGTCGCGATTAGCGCCAGTAAACGTGCCTAAGCCGACTTTAACATTCCAATCGGTGTAATTGTCCGGTTCGCGCACGCTTGATATCTGTGTGCTTAATTGAGATATGTTCGGATGACGCGTTGTCCAGGCGCGTACATTTTTCACATCGCGTCCATAATAGCGTCGCAGACTGGCCTTCGGTGGTACAATTTCGTTTGCTCCGTTTAAACATTGCACGTTGGCATAGAACGATGCCGTATTCAAGAATGTCGAATACAAAAACTGACCGGCATAGCCGTTTTTGCTCTGTAGTTGATCTTTAATTACGCCGTGGGTTAATTTGATTTTTTGCAGCGAGCCCGATATGTCGATCAGACCATTGTCGTGTTTTGAATTAAATGCTTTGTTCATGAATATAATGAAATTGTGATCCCATAGCACAAAGTTCGGTAAAATCAAGTAGTCTATATTGTCGGTGAAACGGTTAGTTTTGAGTTTTTTCAAAAAAACGTTCGAGGGTAGATCAGTGATGACTACGCTGGTGGCTACCAAGATTCGACTCAGCAAGTTTGTGTGCTCGTTTCTATGACCGCAGTCCGAGTACACAGAGATCAGCTGCTCCAACAAGCTGTTGTAAAAATTAATTTTTATTTTTTTTAAATCGGCAATTAAATTCTTGAGAAACACTTTAAAATTGTGTATGTTTATGAAGAGGACATTGTTTATTTGATTGGGATCGGTGAGCAATGAAAATTGTACCGGTTCTTTTGTTACAAATTGAATTTTGCTTTTCACACGTTTGCTGCACGTTTTTTCAGTATGATCACATAACAATTTACGTTTAATCGAGCCACGTGTTTTCGACATGATTACAATGAAACAACTAAATGGAAATTTTTACAATATTTATTCATTTAAAAACACACACACACACATATATACACATGTAGACAATAAAGTATGAACAATACAATAACATTATTTTACATAATATGTTAATTTTAAAGGACGTTCGTTTAACAAATACGACTGGATGAGCTTCTTTATTCTGATACAATCTTTTTCGTTGTCGGTCATTTGCATAAACTCAATGAGTACAGGCCATATTTGGTGACCGCTCAAAGTGATAGTGCGCCACGTGTTTGACGAATTTTTGCCATTCATTTTTATACAATAATTGTGTAGTAGCAACACGTTAGATGTCAGATATACAACTAGCTCAGCTATAATACTGCATGTAAAGAAATAAGAGGGGATTTAATAAATACAATTTACATATTGAGCAGTATTGTGTACACACACGTACGCACACATATACACAAATACAATTTAAAAATGGAAACTGATCTAATTAATGTACCTATACTGAAAAGTCTCATTAAACACGAAATTGACCGTAGCGTTAACGACAATATGAGCGTAATCAAAGGCAAGATCAAAAAATTAGAAAACGACAAATTAAACGACACGGTAGAAATTTACGGTATTCACGATAGAAAACTGTACAACAAAAAGATTCGTAATAACTATGTTAGAAAAATTTGTACCCTCCTCGATCTTGACTACAGACTCGTGGCAGAAACTGATTTTGAAAAAAATCACATTTGCGTGAAACTGTCCAACGCCGTAACGGCCAAAGAGTGGCAAACTCGATCGCGCGAAGTTCGACTTAAAAATTACGATCTAGACATAGACTACGATGGACCTGTGAAAATTTTCGTCGCGGCCACTGCTGAACACAAACAATTATTGAAAAAAACTCGTGACGCCCTATTACCGTTCTACAAGTACGTGTCGCTGTGCAAACGCGGAGTAATGGTGCGACGAAACGATCGCAGCAAAGTGTTCATAGTGAAAAATGAATTGGACATAAACGAATTGGTTAACAAATTATATACCAAATTCGACGAGGAAAACGACAAGTCAACAATTGCCGGTATCGACAGCGGAATCGATGAAGTGGATTTCGTTAATACGCGACTCATTTGACTAGCCGTCGCCGCCCCCTTGCCCGTCATATGGTTGTGATACAATGACTTAGGTTGTGATTAATAATAAAGTTGGAACTGTTCAGTTGAATCTCAATAAATAATTGTAATTTACTACAAATTGTATTATTATCGTAAACGTTATAGGTCACCATACATTATAATATAATTAAAACGTTACTATAAAGTAAGAATATAGCAAGATTATAAATTATGTATACGAGTATATCAGATTTACCGAGTACCGTTCAACATTTGCCCTATCATGGTAAAAGAATATTTTTAAAAGTTTTTAACCGCGCAATCGAAACGTACCGCGACGAATCGACGGCATTTCGCGTGGCTTGGTCCGCGGTCAAACGAAAATATGTAAAAATGGGTACACGTTGGGTAGCGCGCGCAGATGCCAACGAGCACGACACCACAACAGACGACGACGAAACCGACAACACGGACACGACCGAATCTGAAACGGAGTGATTTTAAATAATATGTATTATCTAGACAAAATGATCGAAAACGAATATATGCCGGCAAAAGCGCGGCAATTATTTCGTCGTACATTTCATCAGTATCACAAATTGCACGCTGGCGACGAAGATGCCGCACTTAAAACGGCCTATGAAGCAGTCACACGTCATTATGTTAAACTAAACAACAGATGGATACCAAAAACCGCAGCCGCTGAAATTGTACGACACGATATCGTCGACGAAGACGATGACGACGACGACGACGACAACAATAACATCAACAACAAAAACGAAATGAATCAACAACGCTTTATAGACCAAACGGCACGGAGAGTCAAAGACGACAATGGACGACGTGGACAACTCAATAACTACGAGAAAACTAACGATAACAACAATAATAATAATATAGATTACCGTTATGATGAAGATGATGATGATGATGATGATGAAGAAAATACATCTGGCGATAACGTTAGCGATGAATATGACAGCAATTAAATGTATTAGTTTTACAAAACTATTGATATGTATTTTTTGTTACAATACAATTATTGTAATTTATAAAAAAAACCACTTTCATTTAATAACGTAATTTCCATTGTTCGATCAAATTCGGCACGTTCCGCGCTGTTCATTTTTATCTGCATCGGTGTTGTTGTATTGTGTCTTTTTTCAAAATCCATATAACCGCTGACTCGCTGATGATAAGTTTCTTGATCGTGCAATCGTTTAGCAACGATGACACGCGCATCGTGGTCGAGTTCGATGATCATCGATTGGTTCTTATCCTGCTCGTTAAAGAAAATGTATTCGACAAAATCGACGTGTTTGTATTGTCGAACGTGTCCGTTGCGGCAATATATCAAATTATCGAACAGATACAACGTCAGCGATTCCATCGACATATCTGTGGTCAATTGAAAATTTTGATAAAAAGCTCGTTTGACCATTAAAAATATTATATAATCAGCATTGTTTGATTGATTGTTCTGGTCACAAGATACGCGAATATGTCGCATATCAATGCTGCATTGGTCACGCTCAATATATCGAGCACTCTGCATGACTTACTAGGGCTCACAATCAAGATAAACTAAAGCTGTTCTATCAAGGATTTCTTTTTTATACAAAGCTTTACTGTCTGCGTAGTAATCTATTTACCAATACAATTATTAAGTGGAGTCACACAGAAACCCTTTAAACACAAACAAATTTGGATGAAATTACTTTAATATTTAACTTTGACAGTCTTAAAGAAAGTGAGTAGAAATCAAAACAACCTGTATATACAAAACTGATTTATTTAGCTCACAAATCTATAGAATAAACAAAAACTAATGATACTTTATTTACTTTGACCGCTGATCATGAGCGACGCGTGTGTTGACCGCTTGGTTAAATATTCTGTGTAAATAGAGAAACTCTTCAAAACTAATTGACATAGGAGCTACGAATAAACACTTCACACACCGCACTACCGAATTCTCCGTATCAATTATTCGTACGACACTATTTTCGCAACATTGACGACTGACGGCGTCCATTTAGAATTTGTAACGTTGATCGTCGCTTATCAATTTGTAATTGCGCTCTCCGGTCACGTTGTATGTGGTTGTACGTCCGACTTTGCTAGTGTCTTCTTTATGTTTAGCGTAGAATTCTGCTACACTCTGTTTTTTTTCGTAACATTTCATGTTAGAATCTACAGCGTTACTGATAACGTTGCCCAATTTAAAATTAACTCTATCCATGAGTGTTGTGAGGAAGATACACACTGATGTGTTATCTCATCCAAAGTGCGATTGAGATTGCAATATTGTCCCCGACGACCATTGTTAAATACTAATTGTGTCAAGGCTACATTGTTTTATCAAAGAAAATATGTTCTGAAATCATCTATAAAATTGTACCAATCCAACAATAGCAGGGCAATGTCCGAAGTGAAATTAACGGGGGTCGTTACGGTTCGGTCCATTCTGTAATATCGTTCACGCACAACGGGTTTCGTAATTAACTCGAAATAACGACGGTAATTGTTTGGTGTACGAGCCCATTTGGCGTAATGAAACACGCGCTTAACCATTTCACGTGGCGGACACATGATATGACCAGGAGGATTGCCACCGTAACGTAAATCGCAACATTTAATGCGTTCTTTGTTATTTGGACATTTGCCCAAGTTGCGAAATAAAATTGATATATTTTTATTGCCGCCGACACTATTAAACGGATTCGTTTGTTTCAGTATCATGGTGAGTACAGTATTGTACAATAGAAACGATTTGTAAATCAGTTGCGATTCTAGCGCTTCGGTTGTGCAGGGCACGTCAAAATAAATAAAATTAGAAGACATTGTTTGAGGATTCCAATCTCTTTTCAGTAGACATAGCAATCTTTGGGGCAACAACAACGCTCGATACTCCGTGTATATCAAATCGATGTGTTGTTCGTCGATCATTAAAACAAAATATTTGTCCGCATTTTGAAAATAGTCCATCAAAGATTTTATTACAATACGTATGGTGTGCATGTTACGTTCGCCGGCTTGATCGATGGTGAAAAACTTTTCATCGTCTGCGACACGTTTCAATTTGACCGTGCACGCCATATCGGTAGCATTCAAATATTTGTGTCGTTTTACGGAATTTCGCTGTTGCGCATCGAGCAACAAAGTAAAATATGGCCTACTACACCAATCTTGATATGTGGACTCCAAAAATGTTACATGATCGGTATATCGTGTTTCCGAGCCGTTCTGGTCGTCGTCGTCGTCGTCATCTTCGTCTTCACACATATGTTCAATCACTCGACAATTCGCTCGTAACGGATGAATCGGACACTGTGTCTTTTGAAATCGAATCGGTCTGTAGGGTATCGATTTCACCGATACACATTGATTTAGGCGCACCGTGTTTGTCGATGACATTTAAAATTATATAAGTGTCTTGCACGATCGTCAAATTGTCTTTCAGTATGAGCGACAGCACGTCAGGTTTGTCCAACGACTCGGACATTTTTGATGTAATACGCGTGCGTGTGCTCAGGTACGACGAATACCATCAATTGCAACAGTACACGTATTCGCATACGAGTCACGGCCAACATTATTACATCGACCGCTATACCAATAAGGAGCAATCGTTTCCCCGGCAATTAAAAGTTTTGAGCGATTACGACAATTACTTGTTACTGGTGTATTAGTAACAAAATGAGCAATCCCAGCAAACAATCAGCCTCATCTAAATCGTTATCGTCCAAGAGTCTCGGTTTAATGAGCAGACGCAAAACCAGCGAAAATGTCGATAAAACCCAAACGGCGACGACAAGTAAAACGTCGGGAGGTATGGCCAGCGGTAGTGGTAAAAAAAATATTTCGACAACAACGCCACCGCCTTCGTCTTCCATAGACGAAATGATCACGTCAGCGAAACCATCACAAAATCCCGCCGATAAATTGCCTTCGGCGGAAGATATCATTGCCGATATAACTGCGCGTCCAGATTCCGAATTGCAAGCTCAACTGCAAACGTTAGCGCAAACGTTTCAAGTGCCCACACCGGTCACTAACGTCGCCGAAAGCAACGCCAATGCAATTATAACAACGCCACGTCGACCGCCTTCCCCTATGAACGTGTCCGAATCGACGACAATCGTCCCGCAATCCCAAAGAGTAATGTATATTATACCGCCCGCAATAAATCAAATTCCCCAGCGTCCCGACAGCGTGCCGTACATACAACAAGCAATAGACCGTTTACAAGCTTACATACAAAGTTTGCAAGTAGCCTTCAACAATCCGTCAAACGCTGCTCATACATTGTCATCTTTTTTACGATTGGATACAAACGAGGAGTGTAAAATCGACTACAGCGACTTGATACGCGAGATTATGAAATACAATGTTAATACGCAAAATCTTACTCGCGTCATGGACATGCTGTACAACTACTACGTTTCATATTCGTATATAGTCGAGACCCTAACACATGTTACAGTCAACGTCAAATACACAGAACATCAAACCAATGTCATGGAATTGATAATTCATTTTATAAATTTGTGCGCTAATTATGTTATCAGCACACTGTTGCAATTGCTTCAAAATCAGCCGTTACAAACTCGCACACACACACGGGACGTGTACGAACTCTTAGACGAACGTCAGCGCCGATTAACTAATCTATATAACAGTCGCATTATAGATTTGCAAAATGTAACATTCTATAAATATACAGAAAACAACGATGACAACGTTCATCGAAGCGTTAGACCGCAACGAGCGGAATTTGCCATCGTTTACGTGCCATTGAGAGTTCAACGAGTCGAAACTCGTTTGCGCTATTGAACATACTTAATAACGTAACAATCTGTCAAAATTCAAATCTATATCTAAATATTTGGCGTTTTGCAATCGATTGTATTCGTCGTGAAACTTTTTGTCCGCCTCCTGGTCACCGATAAAGTTTTTAATTTTCTCTAGCAACGAAGCACATTCGTCCAGTGAACGAGGCGGAAACGTATACCAATAGCGTACGTTTCTGTTGAAAGGATCTCGGCTGTTTTCGCGATGCCACCGCTTTAAACATTCAGCATGAAACATTTTTTCAATGTTTATCGTACAACATTGGGTAACGGCGACGACGCCCTCGTCGTGAATTCGATCGAAACAAATTTGACATTCGACTGTACATTCGGACCAGATTTGTTTGAAACTCTTGTACATGTGTTGAGCTTTATCGTTTGCCACGACAGTTATCAGCATGTCGAAGTTTTTTATCAATAATTTATAACTCTATCATAGCCTTATAAAAGGCAAACTGATACCAAAAAAAATTCAGTTATTGGAGCACATCAAATCAGACTAATTCCTACATTACAATGGAATTTGTAGAGATATTTGTGAAATATTCTAAAGCGTATCGATGCAGCAGCAACGAGCATACACGTCAGGCTGTCTTCGACAGTTGGCTGCAAGCTGTCAACGGACAAACACTGGCCGTTGAACAAATCATTTGCGAAGATTTAGCAGAGAAGAACGAATCTATAAACATTTGTCAATTTTGCCTTCACAACACTACACATAACGCTCTGTTTTGTGAACAATGTTTTTTTCCTTTGTATTGCTGTTCGAATTCGTTCGAAACGGATTGGAGAATGTTCGCATTGCTAAGCGCTTGCTATTGGGAAAATCCAGGAGACGAACGCGTGTGGCGCGAACGGATACGTCTAGCTTGGAGCACCGGGGAATTTACTAGTCAAATTAGAAATAATAACAAGAAACTGTTGTACAAAGTGATTGCCGACAAATGTGTTCAATGTTCTGTGTCGTGTAACAATATAGGTGAAACTTATTATCAATTTGACTATAATTTGTTTTGTGATCGATGTTTCTTTCCATTATTCACTGTTATATCTTTTTAATAATTAAATAATACACGATTATTTTGGTGTTTTAATATGTTTTTTTATAATAAGTACTATAAATTACACAAAATAAATATGAATAATTATTGTTTGTATTTGTTTGCTTTTAGTATTTTAATATTACATAGCTACGCTGCTCCACCCGGCGTTCCCACATTAGACTGGGCCGATCACAGTTACGCTTTAGTGCAAATAAATCATCAAGCCACCGCTTACGAATCATTAGTAAACTCTCAACCGTTTGTAACTATCAAAGTATCATGGAGCGTATGGTCGGGCGAACAAGGCGAAATCGCTCAAGTGTATCTAGAAAATAAACTAGACTGCAAAGTAATCAACGTTTGGACTGGTCCGACGCAAGATCGTTTTGCTACTTTTGATTACAATACGAGCGGTCGTTATTCGATGTATGTAAAACTGTGCAATGCCGACGGCTGTTCGGCTAGTCAAACCGTAGAAGTCGTGATCGCAGACACCGATGGTAAACATTTAAAACCGTTACAATACACGTGGCAAGAAAACAATAAACCGTATACGTACAACACTGATCACACCGTAGCGGCCTATTTTGTCGAATGGGGCGTTTACGGTCGATCTTTTCCCGTGGACAAAGTGCCCACGCCGAACCTTTCGCACATTTTATACGGATTTATACCGATTTGCGGCGGTGACGGTATAAACGACAGTTTAAAATCTATCACGGGGAGTTTTGAAGCGTTGCAAAGATCGTGCGCTGGCAGGGACAATTTTAAAGTTTCCATACACGATCCGTGGGCGGCGCTCCAAAAACCACAAACAGGCGTTAGCGCATGGAACGAACCCTACAAAGGCAATTTTGGTCAATTAATGGCAGCAAAATTGGCCAATCCCAATCTAAAAGTGTTGGCATCAATCGGCGGTTGGACACTGTCCGATCCCTTCTATCATATGCACGATGCGCGAACGCGACAAATTTTTGTCGAATCCGTGCGTGAATTTGTGTTGACATGGAAATTTTTCGACGGCATCGATATTGATTGGGAATTTCCGGGCGGCAAAGGCGCCAATCCAAACGTTGGCGATGTGGAACGCGACAATAACACGTATATCGCTTTATTGGGCGAATTGCGCGCCATGCTCGATCAAGTTCAAATACAAACGAATCGTACTTTAGAACTCACCACAGCGATTAGCGCTGGCATAGACAAGATCGCCGCGGTTAATTACGACCGAGCACAACAGTATTTAGATAAAATTTTCGTGATGAGTTATGATTTCAAAGGAGCTTGGTCTAATACCGATCTCGGTCATCAGACGGCACTGTACGGTTCCGCGTGGAAACCTAACGAACCGTACACCGCCAACGTGGCCGTGGACGCTTTGCTCGCGCAACGAGTGAATCCAAAAAAACTCGTGTTGGGCGTAGCAATGTACGGCCGCGGTTGGACGGGCGTCCACAACTACAACAGTGACAATCCATTCAGTGGCGTAGCCGTCGGACCGATCACGGGTACATGGGAAAACGGCGTGGTCGACTACAGACAGATTGCTAAAAACATTTCGCGTTACGAATACGCATTCGACGACGTGGCCAAGGCTGCGTACGTATTCGACCGCGCCTCTGGCGACTTAATATCGTATGACAGCGAAAGATCGGTACTGGCCAAAGGCGAATACGTGCTTCAGCGTAGACTCGGCGGATTATTCGCATGGGAAATCGATGCGGACAACGGCGATTTGCTCAACGCTATGCATATTGGCTTGATGAAAACAGGTACAAACAGTAGATTGATTCATAACGAATTGTAATGGACTACTAGTATAGGAATTTTTTTAATGTATTCGTATTCGTTAGTGATTTTGGCCAATGTCGTTTCATATAACGTCGTCGGCGCGTATCGTAATTGGAATAGTTTTTAAATTTTCGCGTCGCACCATATTCGATAACAACAATTAAATGTGGATACATGATTGTTAGTAGACTTAAAATGTAATAACGATCATTGCCGACGTTTTCATATCAAAATGTCGGCAATGATCTTTGGTTTAGATGATTAATATAGTCATTTGATTGCATCAGAAAAGTATTTTTATTAATTCTAACAAGTATCAGACAGAAGCTCGCAACGACAAACTACTGATGCGAGCAGCTTTATGTTTTCGAATTATATTTTGAACTCTATCATAATGGTCGGGATTAATATTGGGCACGTAATGAATACGGGGATACATTTGAGTGTCACTGTACCAGGTCAGTTTGAATTTATTGTTCTTGGCGTTTTCGGTTTCGAACGCTTCTTCGGCGCTCTGTTGAGTTTCGTATTCAACTACGGCGCAACCTAACATTTGAGAACACACTATTAAACTAACAATGTAACCATATTGATCAAAATATGATCGCAAATATTCTTCAGTAATGCCGGCGTTGGTTTCTGTCTGATCGGGCAATACGGTCCACCAAATGCGCAAACGATTCAGCGTGGTGTAACGTAACATGATCCGATTGGCCAAATTTGTACTGATCAAATTTTCGACATACGCGTTTAATGATGATTCGATGGCCGTTTCAAAGTTTGACACAATATCGACAAAACCGAGTAATCTGTCTGATTCGCATTTCAATTGCTCGCGCAATTTCGTTAATGTGTTTTTTAAATCAGTTCTGTTTGTGGGCGTCGTTGCTGTTTCCGACATTATCGTACGATAATAATCACTTACATGATTAGTCAAGCAACGATTTGGAACAATGACGGACGTGATTGCCGATTTCAACAAATTGTACGACAATATCCGCAACCAACATAATCTCGATTTTTATTTAAACTGCAACGACAGATCCGTCAACGAATGTACGCTAAAATATTTGCAAGAGCGCAAATCCTACTTTTGCTGTGCCGCCGACACCGTTGGTCGATGTGTTCTACACAAGTGCGTCCTGGTAGTTTTCGGTACGTGGCTGGATAAACAGTTGCGATGCAACGACGCGCCGAGACCCGATTTGAACGGTACGTTTATGTTGGACGGTCGCCATTTGAGTTTTCCCAATGTCATGATGAACAACAATATACTGATACATAATTTTTACGACAAACTCTATTCTAAAAGTTGTAAGCGAATGTTTCTGTACGGCAATCTGGACGAGGAGAAGAAGATCAATCGTGCAATTCAACTGGTGTACGATCATCAGAACGATGTGCTGTTCGCGCGCGACGTTTACGCCAAGGACTATATCGTCACCGAAGATCTCAATCAAATATTGGAAATATATTTGAGTCGCAGCGGCAAATGGGAACCGCTAAATTTCCTATTCGAATACACCGCCAAACAAGTAGTTCAACTAGTAGACATTATCAAACAAACTATGCGCACACAAATAAACTATCAAATCGATAGTTTGTCCAATAAAATTATCTACAAACATGTATATTTGCTGAGCCTAATTTATAAACCCGTGTTGAAATGTTACGAAGTCATGCTAAAAACTGCCGTAGACGAAAATGAAAACTCCAATTGTAACGGTGGCGCAAACAAACGAAAAAAGATTCAGTCTATATTATATTTCAAAGAATCAAAAAAGATCGTAGACACTATAGTCAATGGAAAACTCATCTATGGCGTATCGAAGACGTTCAGCAAACAAAAGAAAAATTTTGTCAATTACCAGGACAATTCCAGCAACAACAACATTGAAATCAATCCGCCCACGCTCAAATATCGCATAGGCAACGAAGTGGTGCGTATAACTAACGACACCATGCGTCAAGATATGCTCATGCAACAATATGATTTTGTCAAGTTTGTGGATAGTTTTTTTCACGGCGAAATGACTGTGGCTGGAAAAAAATTTTTTTTGTGTCGCGACGTCCGTTTGCCGAGCGTCGATTACATCATGGTCGCCGAACGTTTTCGTATGTTGATCGACAAGAAATTTATATTGCACTGCTCGTGGTTGGGCAGCAACGATTTGGACTATCGTGACAGAAGCGACAACAGAAACAATGTTGGATCCGCAAACGGCGACAACAACGACGATTTACTCTTGATCGCATTTAACGATCGTCCCACAGTGTTCAATTGTCGACGAACTGATTTACAAACGATTTTCTATTATTTCAAACGAAATATGTGTCCAGTAGAACTGAAATTAGCCAACAACATTTTGTTTGTCAACCATCACGAGGGTATGGTGTGCATCAAACGGAAACTTAAAATACGCGATGTGCACATTACAGCGCTGCTCACCGCATACGAGTATCATAATTCCAATTCGATTTTGCGCACGCACAACGACGTGGCCACAATAATCGAAAAGGACACAGTCGTTTGTTTGATGTCCAAATTGGTGCAGTACTATTATAAAGGATATACGCAAATGTTCTGCACCGTTCCGGTGCCTAAACTGATCGTGTCATTGACCAATTTGAAAAACGCCATGCCGGTTTTAAGTTATCAGGATTTGTGCGATGACAATGAACGTTTTTTGAATATGTTGCCCAATGGCAATTCGGTTGTGGTGGCACCTCACATTTTGCACAACAACAAAATGTTCAAACTTTGGACGTTGGTACGTGACGATCGATTACAGACCGCCGAAGATCCCTACATACCGGACATAAAACTACCTATCAAACTGTACAACAACAAAATCAACAAACTCAAAGGCAAATTGCTGTACGCAAAAAACGAAACGCCCGTTGTAAAATTCAACAACAGCAACGACAACAATTACGTGACCGTCGAAGGTGGCAACGTGCTTCTCATCGTGGGCGTGGTAGTGTCCAATGTCAAAATCGGTTGGGTGTACGATGGCAAACGTTACAAAATCGAAACGTGCCGCAATAAAAACTTTTACGTATACAAAATCTTTGTGTACTTTAGACAAATCAACAATCAACGCGTGGAGAAAATTGACGCGACCCTGACGTGTTTCAACGATACTGCATACTTGAAATTATCGCTAATTACGAGCACCAACGATTTCAGAGGCGTCAAAATTTGCGGCATACACGGCCAGAAGGGTGTCATGAACGACGCCAAAGACCTCACCGAATGGATGGCCGAAGACGGTACTTGCGCTCAAATCTGTCTGTCGCCCATTTCGTATTTATCACGACAGTCTAACTTTGATAATATCGAGCGCAAGTATGTAGTCCGTAACGGTGATTTTGGCAATAAACAAGCGCCTCGCTATCCAATATTTAATATACCATACATGTTCTTTAATAACACTCCCGATAATATTTTCAAAGAGTTTATTAAAATAAATCATACAGGTCACGAAAAAATCGAAGGCACTCGTCTCGATCAATGGACGATTAATCAATCGTTCGCCGGTAACCGCTGGGCGGAGAGTTTGCAATGTATTCGCGGACGTTCAAACTTGCCCGAATCGAGTGGCGAATTCAATGTCATGTCTAGCTTGATGCATTGCAATAATACAATTATGTCCTAGTAGAATTGCAAAAGAGTACTATGTTTGTGCTTAGGCATGGGTTTCATATACATGTCGTTATAACACTTGTGACAAAAGAAAGTGTTGTTCTTTTTGATGCCTTGATGAGAAGAGAAAAATTTTTGAGCAACGCGTGCCGCATCATTTTTCAGCGCGGAACATTTCCTGTACACATATATGGTGTCGTCGCATACGAAACATGTAGCATATATGTTGCGTGGTATACTCTTTTTGAACATTATTATATCTTAATTACCACAACGCCAGTTTGTATGTTATGCTATACAAATAAAAAACAGTGCTAACAATTGAGAGTTTTATTGATTACAATCGTGTAATGTGTTCACACTCCACTTTGACTATACCGTGATCGTAAGGCTGTTCGATCAGATCCTCTTGTAACAGCAAAGATCTACAGTGTTGATCGCGCTCGTCGCACACGTAGTCCTCGTCGAATTTCATCTCCACATAGCCATGTCGATTGTTTGGTATGCGCAGACAATCACAATCCCGAGTCTCAATTTGGCCAGTCCGTACATTGATCAAATAAGCTAATTGCAAGCACGGGTTTGAAAGCAACAAAGAGACATCCGTTCGTTTGACCACTATTAGATTCAACATGGGTATCGTATACTTGGTGTAGATAAAATATTGCCATTCGCTGTTGGACAATAGCAGTTGTTCGTACGACTGATCGAAATGTAATCGATCGAGCGCTCTGCTGTGCCCGTCGAAGTTAGCTTTGCTACATTGGATTCGCATCGTTACATAGTTATTGTTAGCCACACGACCGCAAACCCATGCAGCGGTAGCATCGGCCACGCTGAGCGAATCGGCGTCGTCACGTTCAAGTTCATTGTACTTAACCATGTCTTCGATGGCTTCCTTGGCGATATCGACTATAGTTTTAATACTTTTCAAACGCGTCGAGTACTCTTCATTATCTAGCACGGTAATAGTACTGGCGCTATTAATGGTTGTGCTCGGTTTCGACATTGTCACTTTAGTTATTGATCAAAAATAATGTGCAAATACACGCGTGCAACACTTTCGAATAATTAATATATTATGACAACCGCCGCTTCAACACCATCAGTGAAGAATAACGATACGACCGCAATGTTTGCTCGCTATTTCGACGTACAGTCTCAACCGTTACCGCAATGTTGCAAATATCTAGCCGACGAAATTACTATGTATTTGTTACATCTGAAAGGAGCGAGTGTCGACGATGTCGCCAACATGTTCACCGTTGACGAAGTGTTCCTCGTCGACGCCCATGGATTCGTTCAACTCAAAAAACGGACCGTTCTGTTCGATATCAACGCTGTGGCACAATCGACGCCCGACGATTTGGACATGTACGTGAACTTGACGCGGGGCGCTAATTTGACCGCTCATCAAATTCGATTGTTCAAGCTATTGGTGCGCGATCGGTGGTATAAAGGCGATCATGTTCGCATGAAAAAGATGTTAACTCAACCAAACGTAAATAATCTCGTTAGTTTTGCATGTAACGTGTTATGGGAACGCGGCTACGAAAACCACTATACTCTAGGGCAACAATTGAGCATACGCATCACTACGAAATTGATCCAAAGCGGCTTAGATTTTAAACACCAACAGCAAAACGCCACTGCGACCGCAATCAATCGTGGCTGGAACGACGTTGCATTTGAAAAGTTTTTGGCAAGTTTTACGTCTATATCGGACGTTATTAAACGGCACCGATTTTCAACTAAATATATTGTATTCGAATTGGAACCGCATCACAGTGTCGAGATCAAACGCCTGTTGGCCGCCGAGTTTTGTATAATTGAAAATTGCCATTTGCCAAATTTGTGCGCCACGCAATTGGACGATGACAAAAACTCTTTACAATATTGTAGGAAACTGCAACAATTACTAGTCAACAAATATATCAACGTACTGTTCGTCACCGACGTCGAGTACTATTTAAAGGAGGGACATTACATGTTCTATTTGTACAATTCGTTAAAATTATATTATTACTGTTTGCGCAATCAATTTGTGTTTCACGAATGTGATTATGAAATGATATTTTATTAAATCTAATCATTAGTCTAGAATGGTGCAACAAGGGCCATCTCAATTCGTTTACTTTGGAAAAATCTTTAATTTACAATCCATTAGAATTGTCAACACGTAGACTTAACTCGTTGAAACGCGCCGCCGTGCAATCGCGCATCGTGCACAACGATAGCGAAATCAAAATGGATTTTATACACGGCAAACGGATCAAGACAGGAACTCACTATGGGCATCGCATTGTACAATTGGAATGATACAAATAAAAATTGTTTTTTCTTTATATAAATTTGGTTTTATTTCAATACATTATTTGGTGATTACATTTAATTTACATTTTGTATGTATAGACTCGAGAAAAACACATAGTCTGCATGGGTTCATGACTGAACATTGCCAAAATATTCATAAAACAACTGTTTTCTTTGTACAAATTACTCAGTCCTATCAACTGATACATGTGACGAACAAAACTAGAGTCGTAATATACGCTGTCCACGTAGCCAGTGGAATTTTTGTTTGTACAATTCGTACACATGTTGTTCAAAACTCTGTGATCGGCGAGGATCAGATCGAACACGCCCGGCACAACGAAATCGCTAAACTGGCGTTGAGCACAACTTTTGTAATTGAGCTTGATCATTTGCACGGCCAATTTGAAATAGTTATGGTAGCTTTCGAGAGCATCCAAACTGGGACAGAAACGTTCTTCCAAAATTTGAACAAAAAATTGAGACAATCTCGTCATCATCTTGTCGTCGGCGGCGAGCTTGCGAATATTGTGAGTTATACCTAGTGCTATTTGAGCGAGCACTTTGCACGAAGCAAACGAATGAACCACCAGACAATCCATATTGTTGTCGTTGCAATCTCGTATCGTCGGCATCCTTTCGAGTTTGGCCAGCATGCGCAACAGCACAGTCAATTCGATGATGACGCACGATAGAATCAGTTTGCCAAACGTAGGATGGGCGTTACAATGTCTCGCCAAATGCACAATCGAACCGCTGGCTCCGAATCCAAAATGTTCCAGTTTGTAAATGTCAAAATCATAAACAAATTTTAATTTAGCAAATGAGCACAACAAATAAACTCTTTGCTCCGTCGTCGATTCTGTGATTTTCGCAGTATTGTTCTTTAAACATTTAAACCAATTTGAGAACAAATGTTCATTTTTAGGATAAACCACACTCAACGGTTTTTTATTGTTTTCAGGCGATGATGATGATTCCGCTGTGCTAGTTAGTATATGCGTAGTAATGGTATCAAACATGGCCGGTACCAGTTGCACCGGTTTGTATGTGTAGACATGAGCACAACCGTTGCCGCCAGTGTTTGGAATTTTGTAATAACATTTGTATTCGAACAGTTCGTCGATCACGAGAAATACGGTTGTCGTTTTCGAAGCCATGATCGAAGCACCACTGTATAATTTACAGTTTCAATTGCATATTTTATACTGTAATGTTATCTACAAATACGCACCGCACCAGATAATAAGTAACAGTGTACAATATATCACGATAAAATGATAAAACTATTATTAGCTGTTGCGCACAAAGCTTTATCTGCTTCAATAACGCTTGTAGTCAACGCGTTCAGTTTGGTCGACACGCGATAACCAGCACTGTGTAGCGCGACATGCGGTGCTCGGGTCTTCTGATTATTATGGAACCGGACAGGGCGGTGTTGCTGTGTGCCCGTCGCGCCTACAACTTGTCCGTGGCCAACGGCAATCATTTCCTCGAAAAGATTTCTATACCGCGCGGCAAATGGGACAGTAGAGATATTTTTGATTACGAGACCGCCGTGCGCGAGTTCATCGAAGAAACGGGTACATTTTTCGAAAACGCTTACGTTTACCGGTCACCTTTCTTGTTGCATTGGCAAGATCACGGCGTAGTTTACCGTTACACCATTTACGTGGGCATTTTGAAAGGTCCATTACGTACCGTCAGTCGAAAACCGAACACGTATTGCGTCAAATTGCAGCGCAACAACCGTGACAGTAACGAGTACCAGTTCAATTTACAAGTTCGCCGTCACAATCACGAAATACCGCGCAATTTGTACATAGTGCCGATTAAAGACTATTTTCAATACATGCGCGAAAGTCAACTGGTCACGTACGATTCCAGCAATTACTTGGATTTTTTCGATTTCGTCGAACAAGTCAAGATCGATTACGATTCGGGACAATTGAATAAATTTTTTACTCTTTCATTACGCAACGTTCCGATCAGGACTCCGGCAATTATTGATTCTGAAAAACGTGTACAATTTCACGGCGCCGATAAAACGGCAGTTTTACGCGTACAGCAGCGCCATGGTCAACGAAATATGCAGCGGCAATACTAAAATCAACAGTCGTTGCGATCAGTTCGAAACTAATCACGGTGACTGTTTGACGCGTAGCGAAGTGTACGCACTGCTGCGAGAAGTAATCAATTGGCGCAAACATCATATGCAAGTGGATCGTGTGTGCGATCACGTTTCCGATCCCGGCTTTGCTGTGCAGCAAAATTATATAAACAGCATTCTTGACACCGCCTCACTAGTTGTCGGCGATTGTCCAGAGAAGAAGCGACTGTTGAGCTATCACTCGAAACGTTTAACGAATTTATTTAATTTAAAAACTACCCTAGAAGACGAATACGCTCAAGCGGTCAGCAAATATGACATCGATCCCGGCCGAGTCGTTGATCATTAAATTGGAGAATAGCGTGTACAACAAGACGCACATCGAAACGCTTGTCAATGTGATCAATCTGTTTGAGAAACAAAAAATTGGTTATCAAGTGCACGTGATGCCAACAATTGCGGACGACAAAAAATTATCGAAAAAAATCAAGAAAATTACCAGCAACAACAAATACATTCTGTTCAATACATTCATATCGAAAATTAAACAATCCGGATGGCCGAGCAGCAGTCACTTGTGGAATCTCGTCAAAGTGCACAACCAAAGCGATGCTTTTCTACACATATTCGATTACATGGAAAAGATCGGAAAAGCAATAATCATCAAGAAACAACAAATATCACCGACGCCAACAACAAATGACACCAACAACAACACTACTGACCTTCTCACCAAATCGAACAAAACGAGCACTGTGAACGTTAAAAAAAGCGATTTAAATCTGGACGAAATCAAAGAGAGTAACGAGAAACGTTCAAAAGTTTACACGGAATTTAATAATATTCTCATATATACGTACACAAATAATAAAGCGCCCGCTACGAGCATAATTTATGATTCGAAATTGACTCGAAACGTCTTGGAAAATGCTGTATCGCAATTTAAAAAATTCCTACATACTGCATTAAATACGAGCGTGAGCAATGTTACAATTGCCACTAAAGAATCTGTCGTTACCACAGCGGCAAACAAAACCAATGACAATGACAAAAACGAAGAAGTGGGCAAACGTTTACGCAAACGCAAAGAGCCCAAAAGACATCAAGCTCCGTCCGTATCGTCTTCAGCGCCAGTATCGAAAAAAGCAAAATATCAACATCAGCCGCAGCAGCAGCAGCCGTTACAAATACATCCCATGTCCCCTGCAATGGTTAGCGACACTTGCGACGATAGTCAAATGTCTGCTTAAAATTTTGTACATTTATATTTAATAAATTGTTATAGTATTTTTAAATGTCTTGTTTTAATTATTCTAATCGTAATACATGATACATATAATCGAAAAACAAAAAAGCTGGTTCACAAACAGTTTCGTTTTTTAGCTGATCAACTATATTTATACTGACACACGCAAAATTGCGTAATTTGCCGCCGCCGCCGCACGATGTAAAGCAACATTTTTTGTGCCATTCAAATTGTTCCGGAAATCGTTTAGCAATAATATCGAACAAACAAGTATAGGAAACGTTTGCATTGCTTTGGTAACATTTACGAATACTATATTTTGTAAAGTAACGTCTCAAACCGGTATACGAAACAAACGTTTTGTTATTTATCAAATAAAATTTGTGACCATCAACTAAATACGAATGTCTAAAATCATGATCGATATCATGAATATCAATTAATGTGTTCAACAGTAATCTTGTACTGTAACATATTTTCGGCAAACTAAAACAAGTTACATTTCTACATTGTAAAATACATTTATAGTCGTACTCAGACAATTGCAATTCCAATAATTTGTCAACTGGCACATAAGCTAGAATTCGATACACCACATGAGCAGGTAACTGGGGATACAATGAATAATACGACATGTTTACTTATGCTGTACATTTATTCGAATCTCATCACGATTTTATTGAATGCTTTTGAAAATTTCTTTAATTGACCTACAGTGAAACAATGTAAATATTCAAATTTAATATCGCGATAACTAGTGGCGTACATTTTGTCTCTGTGAGAATCTTCATCGATGGGTTGACGTAAAAACAAGCTCAATTCATCCAGTAAACAGTCAGTTTCGTGACTGTTCCAATCTTCCATGTGTATACACAGCGCGAATAAGAAACAAAAAATTACATATGGTTGAATGCTGTTCCACAAGAGTTCCATTGTATAGAATCTGGCTTCGACTGGCAGGAGGCGATCAAGTATACGCCGTGCCATATTGTAGGTTTTGGCGTTTTGCATGATACGAGTCATATCGTTCGACGTCATATTGAGACTAAAATCCTTTTGTAATTGTTCCGATGGTATATCGAAATACAACCAATCTTTTTGTGACAAAAACGATCTTTGCAAATACGCTTGATACATGGTATGGTGCGATATTTCGGACATTGTAAACTTTGACTGCAGAAATATTCTGCGGATGGACACATTTATACTATCATATTTAGGTTATCAGAAACCAGTTCGAATTGATTGACCTCCGCGCAATCGTAACACTAAATGAAGCGTGGCCTCTTTCTGTATGCTGTAATCGTTCATAGTCATGGAATCTTCCAGTTGTTTGCCCGCATATATTAAACGTTGCTGGTCAACCGGTACGCCTTCTTTTGCAGCAATTTTTTCCTTTACAGTTTCTACACTGTCGCTCGATTCGACATCGACGGTTATCGTTTTGCCGGTTAAGGTTTTAACAAATATCTGCATGATGTTAACTTTTGTAACGCAAGACTCTTATAAGTTGTTGTCGTCGTTAATAATGATGGACGCGGCCGAATTTCATCGAGATCTAAAAAATTTGACTAAAACCCTTAACGAACAAATCGTCGCCAGAAACATTGGCGTTGTCGAAAAACCTTGCTTGGGAACATTGCTCCAATATATGGGACGGAACAAATTGTTATTGCGCGAAAAAAAAGACAACGATTTTGCTATAAACGAAATTAACGAACTATCGGACGAAGCTCGCGATTATTTAAACGCATTGCAAATCGAAAAGTTCTATACGTGTCGAATGTGTTATCACAAAAATGCCAATCTTCGTTGTGACTTTCACAAAAAATACATATTCGACAAAGACATGAAAACCTATCCAGACGAATACGTATCTTTTTTAAATAGCGAAATGGGCGTTATCAGTTTCGTTGAATTGTATTACTCGTATTTGTGTGTGCCGTTTTGGAACACGACTGCTAAACTTTTGCTGCGAGATTTAACCGGTTTCACTTCATTGAAACAATTGTTCGATCATTATAATTATGCGTACGCGAACGACGTCGACGAGGCATGTTTTGAATTGATGGATTGTGAATAATATACAAACGTATTTCGATTTGGTATAACAAACGAACTGTTTATTGTCGCTTTCGTTCGATTAATGGAACAAACTTAACATGGCACGTTTCGTGTGTAATTTACTTTTGTACGCCAAAGACGATTAAACGCCATATGACGTCATTTGTTTTTTGGGTCAAGCCGTGGAACGTTCTAGAACAAATTTTACCGATCTTTGCCGACGGTTTCATATGAAAGCGCGGGCTAGTTTTGAATTTAAAGATGATGCAATATCCTAAACGGATGACGTAATTTGTTTTTTTGGGTCATGAGTAGAACAAAAGATCACGGCCCGTTTCGAACGAAAAGATTACGGCCCGTTTTGAACAAAAGATTACGGCCCGTTTTGAACGAAAAGATCCTAGACTAGTTTAAAAATGCGCGGTAAAATTTTATGTTCGTTTTTTTCTAAATCATAAGTCGAAACAAAAGATCACGGCCCGTTTCGAACGAAAAGATCCAAGACTATTTTAAACATGCGCGGGAAATGTTATCTTTAGACAAGGCGTGATTCGTGTTGTGATTGGACGATTTCCAAATCACGCTATATGACGTCATTTGTTTTTTTGGGTCAAGCCGTGGAATGTTCTAAAACAAATTTTATCGATCTTCGCCGACGGTTTTATATGAAAGCCCGGGCGAGTTTTGAATTTAAAGATGATGCAATAATTTAAACAAATGACGTAATTTGTTTTTTTGGGTCACGAGTAGAACGAAAGATTACGTCATGTTTTGAACAAAAAGATCCAAGACTAGTTTAAACATGCGCGGGAATTTTTGGTCGATGATGTCATTTGTTTTTTTGGGTCACGAGTCGAACAAAAGATTACGGCCCGTTTCAAACAAAAAGATCCAAGACTAGTTTAAACATGCGCGGGAATTTTTGGTCGATGATGTCATTTGTTTTTTTGGGTCACGAGTCGAAACAAAAGATCACGGCCCGTTTCAAACAAAAAGATCCAAGACAGTTTAAATATGCGCGGGAATTTTTGGTCGATGATGTCATTTGTTTTTTCCTCAATCATGAATAGAAGCAAAAGATCACGGCTCGTTTCGAACGATAAGATCCAAGACCAGTTTAAAAAAGCGCGGTAAATTTTTATGTTCAATTTTTAAATGTGGCGTAACGTATAGGTCAAGTCGAATAGTAAATTTCGTGTGCGTGACGCAATTCGTGTTCGTTTTTGATTGGACAATTCTATAATCACGTTTTATGACGTAATTTGTTTTTCAAAGAGAGCCGTGTGCAAAATGACTTAATCGGTTTTTTCTGGTCATGAATCGAAGCAAAAGATCACGGCCCGTTTCGAACGAAAAGATCCAAGACTAGTTTAAACGTGCGCGGGAAACATTATCTTTGGTAGATGATGTCATTTGTTTTTTTGGGTCAAGCCGTGGAACGTTCTAGAACAAATTTTATCAATCTTTGCCGACGGTTTCATATGAAAGCGCGGGCTAGTTTTGAATTTAAAGATGATGCAATATCCTAAACGGATGACGTAATTTGTTTTTTGGGTCATGAAAATATCACGGCCCGTTTCGAACGAACACATCCATAAAAATACGTTATCTTTGGGCGTGGCGACTGATTTTAACATGCGCGGAAAATTTGTTGGAATAGTGCCGTGTGCAAAATAATGTTTTAATTTTGGGGGTCACGAGTCAAAACACAAAATCACGGTCCGTTTCGAACGAAATGATCCAAGACCGGTTCAAAAGTACGTTATGTTTGGGCGTGGCGTGATTCGTGGAATACGTTTGTGATTGGACGATTTCTAGATCACGCTATATGACGTCATTTGTTTTTTTGGGTCAAACCATCGAATGTTCTAGAACATTTATAATCGATCTTCGCCGACGGTTTCATATGAAAGCGCGGGCTAGTTTCGAATTTAAAGATGATGCAATATTTTAAACTAATGACGTAATTTGTTTTTTTGGGTCATGAGTCGAAACAAAAGATCACGGCCCGTTTCAAACGAAAAGATCCAAGACCGGTTTAAATGTTTGGGCGTGGCGTGATTCGTGGAATTTGTTTGTGATTGGATATCGCCATATGACGTCATTTGTTTTTTTGGGACAAGCCGTGGAACGTTCTAGAACAAATTTTATCGATTTTTGCCGACAGTTTCGTATGAAAGCGCGGGCTAGTTTCGAATTTAAAGATGATGCAATTTTTAAAACGATGATGTTATTTTTTCAATATAATCTCGTGTGTGATAATTCGGTGCCTACAGCAGATTTCGAACGATGATGTCATTTGTTTGTTGTTGGAATATTCCATAATTCAGAAGAGTTATTGAGTGTGGAATTGTCATGAAACACTAATGGCGAATTGTACTGGTCGTCTACAACGACGGCGGCCTGATCAAGTTTGTTTTGTTCTGCGTAATCAGTCGCTACGGGTAAAGTAGTAATGTGCATGGTGTTGTCGATTTCGAACGTTAACTTAATTTGGCCTACATAGCGCTTGGTGTCACGTTCCAGGACATGTATAACGGATAAATCATCGTTTTGAACTATCATTTCGTAATCGAGCGCGTTACTGATATAATTGGTTACAGGATCGATTTGAAATTTCAATTTTTGTAATTCCTTAACGGATTCGAGCGTGGCCAGCGACGGCACTACACCTTTGGCCAGAGACAGTGTGATCATGTATCTTTTGAATGACAAAATTAAGTTTGTTGGAATAAGGCGTGTGTTTTAATAGATTGTTACAATTGTATTCCATCGTCGAGTTGGATGATATCGTCTGGTAAAATTAGTGATAATAATCGTTGCCTGATACGCTACTTAATATAAAACACAAAGTGCGATTGTAGTGTATTGCACAAGTGCTGATAGAGTCGGAGTGTTAATACTACCGTCACCATAATGAATAATAAACGATCTATAAACTGCGAGGAGGCCGACAACGGAGACACTGAGTCCAAACGTGCAAAACTAGACAGTTCCGTTCCGAGTACGACGTTGGCTGTCTATCGCAATGAAAACGACAACGACGACAGCGACGAAATTGTAGAGTACGACGAATCTGACAAGATGTTGTGCATCTTTAAACCGCAAACCGAAACACGATCTATAACATGGGTGGACAAATTTACACATAATCTCCAAAAGAAAAATTTGACGGTGCTAAGGTGTCATACGCCTTTTAACAAACTGTTCGAGTCGCTGGGCTTTCTGAATGAAAGCATTTCATTGGAGTCTTGGATAGACAAATTGTATCCGCAAGTCAACGACAAGGTGGTGATCGAACCGTTGAAACCGCCTAAACTCACATACAAGATTGGCGTTCTCGTTAAAGGGGGTATGTTTCATTTTTACTTTTTCGACATGGTCAAAATGAAACGTTACAAAAGCGTTTACGGTGAATTTTTCATGATCACATGGCCCAACATGCACGTTCACAACAAGATATTCGGCAACATCATGAAGAATCATTTGCAAGAGGAAAATTTGAAACTACAAAATAGTGTATTGGTCAATTTGCCCGAGGACAATGTGAGCTACGCCAATAAAATGATGTTTGTACGCAAGTTCTTCAACATAACCCAAAGCCAAAACGAAAAAGTGTTCAGCACCGGCGATTTAGTGAAGAGCGTCCGCTGCGAACCGTTTACAGTGGACACGTTTAATGACGTTTTTCAGTTTGAATCCAACACCGATCCTCCAAAACCTTCCGAGGAAGTTGAAATGCTGATGGGAGCGCTCATAGAAGGAGTCAAAATAAGCAAGAACGAAACACAATTTGAAACTGTCACGGGCAAGAAATTGTTTGAAAAATCATATTCTTTATCAATAAAACCTATGGTGTTCTTTCGCATCGAAGGAGTCGATCAGTGACCGAGCTGCCAACATGTCGTACGTCGTCTACATTAACGGAGCCCAAATCGAAAAACGATTTTCGCGCGAATTTATTTTGTTCGTGTGCGGACCGGCGATTCGCGATTGCGTCATTTGGAGCGAATGTTCTCGAAAACGTTTGGTGGTTACTTCGCGCTGGGCGGCGGATCGTTTTGCCGAATTGAATCAACGAGTTTTTTGGCCAAGCGGTGAACGATTCGAATGTCGAGTGTATTCGACTCGTCAAATGACATCGCCGCCTGTACGCAAACGCCGCCATTACAAACACCAACAATATCTACAGAAGCGTTCGTTTTCGCCGCCGCCCCTGCCACCGTTAACATCGGACAGCGACTATACAAGCAAACAAAAATGTCATCGTCGTAGATCATCCGATGGTAGTGTGAGTTTTAAAAGTACCGATCGCATATCTGAAATCGGAGACTGGTGTCGAGACGTCGACGAAGAACGCCTTTTGAATCCAAATGACGACAACGACGACAAATACGGCAATAATGAACGATCAAAAGATAACACTTTGTATAATAAAATTAAACGTATGAGTGTCAAAGATTAATAAATATGTATTTGATAATAATAAATACAATGCAAAACAAAATTAAATTTTATTTATTCCCATTCTTCATTAGACTTAAAACATGGTTGTGCTGTATTTGAGAAAATCCATTCGTATCTGATGCAATTGTTGTTCTATTTCTTGAAGTTCTCTGGCGTCCTTGGTGATCCGTTTCAAACGCTCATAATGAGTTTGTTTTATGGTCAATTGGCGTTTAGCTTGCGTTATATCGTAAAGTTGTTGAGCTATATTCAAATTTTTCTTGTGAGATGTATACATCTTTAATAATTTCTATTTAATGAATATGAGATGAATTTCGGATCCATATATATATACAAAATTAAAAAATCATAGGTTATCCGTTTGAATATAATTAAGGTGTTTACGATATAATGTTGCGACAAACGTGTTTGTTTTTTGCGATTTTAGCTTCGGCAATCGCTGCTAAATCATTGCAACGATACAATGTTGAATATACGATCGATAATGATCTAAACAGAATTTTAATACACAAAGTGGATAACCGTACAGTGTCCATAAATGTAATCGGGCATCAGAGCAACGACAGCGACACGCTCGATCGTCTACATCATTTTCCCGGTGTAGCGACGAGTGTAATGTTTCCACGTATCGACATGACTAGTGCTTTGTTTGTGCTTTTGAAAAACGGTGCTATGGCACGGGTGGTACCAGAATTCGTCTACACTAATTATCATGTACACAAACATCGACTCGTGTACAGTCAATTGGCAACTTTCGCTCTAGAAGATCGAACAGTCGCCGACATGGTACTCATAGGGGCTCCAATTTTTCGTAACAAAAAACTAGTGTCGGTAGTGACGCATCGTCACGACGATCGCGATCGCGACGCGGTAATGTTCCCGGTGACGGGTATACGTCCGCGCAATTTAGTTTCTGGTCAAATTCAATTCGATTCAAACAATGGTGTAACACCGGAACGATTGCTCACCGGACGATCGGTGTACGGTCGTCGTCAAATGTCGTACCTGCCGAACGAACGTTCTGTTGGCATCAAAGAGTTTGCCCTAACTAGTGTCGCGAATCGTGCCACGTTTCGAAACCTGACACGAAACGTTCATATATTCTATAATGATGATGAAATAGTTATAACTTTGTCGGAAGGCGAATTCGAAATTTCTAGAATCAGATTCGATGGGCCTTTGTTGTACAAATAATAAAGATACAAAATTTAGTATTATAGTAAGTTGTTAGTTGCGTGTACTTGAATATTGCACCCTTCTGTACGACGAAATAATCATGTCACAAAACATTCTATTGGTCATACGGCAAGATATTGCCGCCGTTAAAACTCAACTTGATGAACTCAGCGCTGCCGTTGCCGACGTCAAAAGTAATCTGCCCGATGTGTCGGTGCTGGTTGATAAGATCGACGGTCAAAGTGCCGTGTTGGAAACGCTTCAAGACGCCGTAGAAGCGATCACAGAAATCCTCAATCCTACGATACCTCCTGCCGATGAAGTTGTTCCCAACGTCAATCGAAAAGTGTCCAATAAAAAATGAATGTAACAACGTTTTTTTAAATAAAATTTTATTATACAAAAAAATTTGTACTTTTATGTGTATAAATTGTGGTACCATGGCATTGTCGCGTATTGCGCGTGTTTTCGCAAACCCATATAAAACATCAGCGAACTGCGACAAATAACAAACAGAATAATCAACAGAACAATAACGAACAGACATACGGCGTTGTGATCGTTTGTAATCATCACTAACGCCATCAATATCAAAGAGCTAAGACCAAACAGTTTGGCTAGGAGCGTATCGTTTCGAAACGATTCCGGCTGACTATGTTTGAACAGTTTGTTCATCCGTTCGGTGTATTGTAAAAATTCCAAATGCGTATACATGGCGCTCGAAGCTAAAGCCGCACCTACAAGAGTCATTTCATCAAAATCGTCAATAGGTTCGCCGGCGTTCAAATCCAGCATTTGTCCGTTGGAATTGACGGTCAACGCGGAAAGGTATTCGGCAATATTTAGGATGTCTTCGAAGGTGGCCATAGTTTGGTCGGTGTCGCGGTCGTTTTGCGCCAACAAATCGTCATAATATTCGGGCAACAATTCCATCATGTCCCTATTTTCGCCCATGCTCTGAAAAAAAGCTGTCAAAAAAGAATTGGACAGATCACGGGGAAATTCGCGGGGAAACATGTTGCTGTAGCCGAATGGATCCCACAACGCTAATACCAAATCGCTAATGGTCAATATGATTAAAACAATCCCAATGACAGAAGCGGCTTTAATTGCTATTTTAGTCATCGCTTTGGCGACCGCCGTAACGGTTTTAATAGCAATCTTGTTCATCGAATGGATGACGGCGGCTTTGTAAGTTTCGCCCAACAAACGAGTTGTAAACTGACGACTGCCGCTGATAAGAACTTGTCTCAGTAACGGCAACAATTGTGTATTGATACGTTTCAACATATCTTTGAGCACATCAAACAAAAAATCGAAACCGAAACTTGCCGCTATACCAGCCACTAAAGCGTTGTCCTCCAAAAATTGAGTAATTATATCTTTTAGAGTTTGGTCGTCGATCGTCGTTTGCTTAGCGTCGTTGTATAGAGTTGTCGTTTCGCGTTGCCATCTATCCGTTGTTCCGCGATAAGGATTCACTCGAAATCCGTTTTCGGCTACATATTCGAGAACAGTGTTCGCAGTCAATCCAATGTCCGAATATTGTTCGTAATCTAAAAACGACAATTCTAGATCAATGGGCGCTTTACGATCGCGTTGGCTACGCCATTCTTGGACCACGAGCGCGGGCGATGTCACTACCGGTTTCGGTGGCAACACCGGCGACGGTCGCGTATAATCGAATCCTCGCAGTTCACTAAAAATATTGTTCACCAACAATTTGAAACTGACAAGTACAGTATCGCCTAGAACGAAACCTATTAAACTTTCCCACCATTGAAGTGAACAACCGCCGTTCGGTTGTAAGGAACGGCCGAATCGACGGCAATAGGCTTCGTTGAAAAAACCTTCGAATCTTTCGGGAAAAAGTTGATCCGTATCGTTTGTCACATTGAATCCGGGCACATCATCAACGCCCTGTATCAAATGGTCATCGGTACGCAAATAGGGAGTGTTCAAATACATTTTTGTCAAAGTGTCCACTATAATACATTTTCCCCCGTCAGTGTAACGCAATTCGGGCGTTTGTATTTCATTTTCGGCACCGTCGCGCACCGCCGCCGCCCTGTCCAAATTGTAGCATGCGGGTTGAGCGTACGCCACTGCCGTTTCCGATGTTTGTGTATACCCGAACTGTGTGTACGGAGTTATCGGACCTGTTTCGTGAAACGGATAACAACTCATGCTTTCGCAGCCTTTGCGACTAAACGTGACGCGAACACCAATGGCTCGATTGAACAGGGCGGCGGGAACGTAAAAATCATCATTGTTAGCCGGCCATATTTTGTAATCGATAAAAATGTGCGGAAATCTCGCCCGCCATTTCGGTATGAATTTTAGCCGACTAATGTTGAATGCGAATTTGCCGGCGTTCAGCGCGTCTTCAAATGTTGGCGTAGGTACAGTAGGTTGACTCATTCTAGTGTATCTTATCTCTTCGAGATAGCCGTTATGTATATAAATGATATTCGACATGAACATTTGATCAGAAATCAAACAAAATGGACAAGAACATCATGTATTATTTGAACAAAAAAGTTTTTGACAAACATTCGCCGTACGTGTACATAGTGGCTATTAATGCCGATTCTACGTTTAACTATGCATACAAAAGTATCGATCTAGATAGTATTATGACCGGCAACGAAGAACGGAAGCGTCGACTTAAATATCGCGTCGTCGAGACTGTGACTGATCGTCATAATGGCACTACTTTTTACATATTTCGTGCCAACACTTTGACGAAGATAGACAAACAAAAATGTAAATTGAAAATAAATTAAATTCTATATGTTTGTAAAATATTTGTACATATTATTACAATAAAACACATTTTTATATTTTTTTGTATTCTTTATTATTTTGTTGTACATGTGAAGACGATGATGATCGTGATGATTGATTATGACTTTGGTCTGTTGTTTTATTGCGAATACAATCAGTTTGCAACGCTGCCGTTTGTCTCATGACATAAATATTACACATATTTTTAGTTTTGTTCATAGCTATTGTTTAGTGACAGACAACAGAGTTGATTGTGTCTTATTTTTTAAAAATGAAGGCGGCATAAACGGCAGTTTGTAGTATATGATGCATTCAGTTTTCTTTTTGTTGTACATGGGTCGCAAACGAAAAGACTCATATTCCATATTTTGAAAATGCAAAAATTCTTCATCATAATACATGGTGTCTGTGTAGCCGCACACCGAACACCAAACCACCGGATAGCCTTTATGTTGTTTTTCCAAAGTGCACAATTTACAATAGCGCAAACATGGTATCTCCAAATACATTACATAGCGTTGTTTTTCCCTTCCGACCGCAACATGTACATGATAGTAATAGGTAAAATTTGGTGTAAAATCAAAAGGTTTCGACAAAAATTCGAGCATTTTGCTCGGTCCAGGTACAACGGAGATCGTGCCGCGCTTCTCTACAAACATGTCTTCGAATGTTTCGTCGAAAAAAACTCGTCCAATGGTACGAAATGATATTTTAGTAATTTGTTCGTGCGGATTCTTGTTGGATATGATATCTTGAATCGTAGCGTAGATGTCGTTGACTTTGTAAGTTTCGTTACGAACAATGTCCACTCGACGTTCCGAATACAGGTCGGGATTGATGGGCAGAAAATATTTTCGAATAAATCCATGACGACACAGCTCCAAGACGTGTTTCAAATGTATTCTCGGATAAAGTTCGTAAACTTGAAATTCTGGATGTAATATGTAAGTTTGAGCGCAATCTTCGCACACCAACTTAAACTTTTGGTCACGTTTCTGTTTGGTATTGTCGAACGAAATTCGAAAGTTCACAGCGCAAAACAACCAGCGTGTAAACGGCGGTCCTCGAAACACTATCTGACATTTGTCGCACATTGTGCGCACGGCGAGATCGTGTGGACTCTTTAAATTTTCACAATTATGCAAATTGACTTGAGTCACATTATGGATGCCGCGAACATATTCGTCCGCAAACTTTGCCATGCCGCATAGTAGATTTTTACTTTCCACACTCAAGAACTTGTGTCGTAAATCCTGACGATGTTGGTTAACTAGCGACGCTGCCGTCGATGTTGTCGCCATGATGTCGAATTGTTACTGATCTTTGCCGTGACTAGTAAGCTCTTATTTATACTTGACCACCAGTCAGAACTAAGCTATATTCGTTCGTTTACTAGTCAGTCTAATGGGTGCTGACGTAAATATCATGAGAATTGTTAGTAGAAAGTAAGTAGCTGACATCATGTCGTTTTTTAGAAATCTGCGTAATGTCAACAGACCGTTTCCGAATCACGCGTCATTCGTGACCGCTAACACATCTGTCGTGAACAACGCACCTTCCGGATTTAACAATGTATTTCAGACACCCAGTAGTCAATCGCTTCAAAACAATACCGTATTGGGCGGATATCAAACACCGGCCGGTTTTGTCAGTACACCCCAAATGAATAGTTTCATGCGCAACAATGATGTGCCCCGATTGCGTCAGGTATTTCCCAACGCGAACACTAATCAATTGGATTCGTTGTCCACATTGCGACGCATGGACAACGTGCCCGACGCCCGTTTGCATGCAAACAATTTGCGACGCCAAAGTGTAAAAACAAATTTTCCATCAACAAATACCCGTACAGCCGAAGGCGTCACCAATGTTCTCAACCAACAGCCGCGACTCAGCCGATATCTAGAAACAGCTAAACAAGCAGGTTACGTGGGTCTAGTAGGAGTAGGTGTCGTATTAGTAGCACGAACGGCAACAGTTATTGGCGATATTGTTGAAGCTTTGCGTCGTACCGGTGGTAGCTACTATCACATTGGACTGAATGGCGGCGAACAAGTAGAATCTTGTTTGTTACGTTACAGAACATGCGTTCTGGACGTGAACAATTTGAACGATGTTAACGTATGTCCGTCCGATCCATTGATAGACAATATAAATGCGTTACAAAGTGTATGTCACGGCTATAACGCCGAAGTCGAACGAACAGTGTGTCGTCGAAGCGATCCGAATGCGGATCCCTTGTCGTTACAATACGTGGACATATCGCCTTTGGCTACCGGTCATACAATATCTTGCATTGAACCGTACGATTTTGGTGATTTAATTGGCGATCTCGGTCTGGACGGTCTATTAGGCGAGGAGGGACTTTTGAATAAATCTAGCGATAAATCGAGCACATCTTTTCAGAAACTTTTGCCTATTATTGTTGTTTTGGGAATTGTACTATTGATAATTTTTATAGGATACATTGTTATTAAACGTATGTTGATGCAACCGCCTCCGCCGCCTGCCAACTATAATAGATGAAAGAAAAAAAAACAACATAGATAATATAAAAATAAAAAAAATTTATTACAAGTTTAAGCATAATGTTTACAATCATAACTACAATTAAAATTATTCACAGCAAACTCTTTTAATTCGTCCAACATTAATAAATTCGAAGTGTAAAAACTCAATAACTTTATCATGCCGTTATGTTTGTTATTCATTTCTTTGCGATTGGTGTTCGACAAATTGAAAACATGGTGTGTGTGCTTTTTGTATTTTTCAATCAAATCCATTGCTATGATGTCTTTGATGATGCTCGTGATCCACAAAAATATTGGACCTTTTTTAATTATGGTTATGCGTTCGTCCATTTTTGTATTGATCAAAATGAAACTGTTTGACGTCGTATCGTTTTGATTGGCTTCCAAATAGTTGTCAATCAAACCGGCATGACCGGTTTCTCTTTTGATTTTCAACAACGCATTCGTGTGAATGCTCTCTTTAAATAACAATCGAACCACACTGCCGTATTTGTAGGTGAAAAAATCGGATTGTTCTTTTACAACATTTTTTTCATTTTTTGATCTTAACCAAAATTTGAGTGCTACAGTCACGTAATTTATGACATCGTCACGATTCATGAAATTTTCCGCCGTTTGTTTGAATTGCACGTCTTTGCTCAGAGAGACTATGTTTTGCACGTACAACGACACAGAGGCGACCGTTCTTTGTATGTCTTCAAGTTTGCTCTCTTGGCGCGACAAATTGATAGGCAACACGAAAAGATGATCGTCATTAATGTGTTCCATTACAGATTTTATGAGCACTTTGCCTTTGTCAGGTCCTATGGCGGACATCAAAAAGTACAATTCGGTTTGCACCATTACCATGTCTAAATTGAACATGTGATTCAATTCGTTCATAAACACATAATCTTTGATTTCATTAAAATGACACTTGGTAGATGCATCCTGGTGTACACGCATCGGAAACTGTTCAGATTCCGGTATGTGCACGTTCAATTTGGTCAAGAGACGATGCGATATCATAAATCTGTAACGATTGAATGTCACCACGTGCACTAATTTGTCCACATTGTAATAATATGAAGAATATTCGTAATTGATCGACGCCACCGTATTTGCGTACAAAATTACATGTTCTATAGATGAAGAATTTATATTTTCTTGTTCCTTGACAATGAACATGTGATAATTCTTTTGTTGAATAAAATCTACAAACCGTCGTGATTTATCGACGCGAAACGTGGGCATGTTCTGTACGAGCGGCATTACATTTGTTCGCATGTATTCGTTCAAATTCGGATTGGCCAACACTTGTTCGGACGGGTCTCGTGGCTGCGGATGTTGCGGTTTTAGATGTACTTGTTTGTATCTACGATTGGGAGCATCGTCCATCAATAATTGTTTGTTCATGTTGGCTACAGGTCCGACTTCGTTGAGTGGCGTTGCTGGCTTTTCTTTTTTACTTCTTTTTTCGCCCACCCCGGCAATTTTTTTCTCAGTATTGCTACGTTTTTTAGGCTTTGGTGTTAATTCCAAACTGCTACTATCCGACTCGTACGGATCCATGGTTTTTTCGTAGTTTTCCTTCAAATTTTGTATATTTTTACCATAAAGTCCGCTACCGCGACGCAGCGATACGGTAACTTGTTTGAGCGACGACAACGATTCGGGTAATGATTCGATAACGTTTTCTGACCTTTCGGATCTCGGTGTAATTCTTTGTGGCGACATCGCAATTGGCGACATCACAATTTCGTCGCCAAAACGTAAATGATTCGGCCTCGGCGATGGCTTGTTCGATGATGTTGGTGGTATATAACTGGCGAAAAATGCAGAAGCATTTTCGACTGTTTTGTTCGAAGCATTTTCGACTGTTTTAATCAACTTTTTCACATCCACATCATTGTTGCGGTTCATGTAAGAATCGCTGTCGTTGTTATAATTGCACGATTCTTGACTTTGAAACGGATAATTAATTGTGACTTGATTTCCAACTTGATCGCGCAGCGGTGTGGTAATTCGATTCGCCATACTTGCCGTAAAGTTTAATTTCAATAAATTCTGAAACAAAAATGAACATCAATTTATATCAACCGTTATCGCATATCGATAATTTAATTGTGTTTACGATAGTGGATGCACGTTTTTCGGTCACAGTTTACATGTTCAACGCTAAAGATAACGTTATCGATCAGAACGAAGGACCAAATACTGTTATTACTAAATTAGTGAGCGGACACGAATCAGGCCGAAACGTGAGCATGAACATGAGCACGACAGAATCATGGGGTGAAAACATTATCAGGGACGACGTTTTTATTATTACTATGTTCAGATTACCTTTTGTGGCACGTTCACTGATCGAAGACGAAAAATGTTTTAGTAGACCGGTGCTACTACTGGCAGTTGACTATAACAATAGCACGGAAATTTGGCACGTGCTAAGTGTGAGACGCCGATCTAATATGGCCAAATGCTACGAACGCGTCGACGCTCTATTTACGACCGACAGCGCCGGCAACGAAATATACTCTAAAAAAGAACACGTCATTTTAAAAGGCAACGTACCCGCCGCTTTTATTGCGTCATTGAACAAAGCCGCGACAACAAGTTGTGACATGATCAATATTACTCATCCGCACGTTATCATCAATTCATCACGTGTTACAATTATAACTCACTAAGTATGGAAAATTTTCAAAAAAATATTCTAAAGAAGTAGATTCCGATAATTATAACCGATGCATCCAGTTTCGAGGCTATCAGGCTGACAACCTTGCGCGTCCAAATTGAATTGATAGTTGCGAGGACAGTAAAATTTAATTTTTTCAGGACACATATAGTAGGCGTTGCAATCGAATGGATCCGCATTTAAACCATTGTAACCGGCGGGGCAAAGTTTATGGTGATGCATGTCGACTTGAAGATTTTGCATTTTATGGTATACTAACAATTTTACAATAATGAATAATGCCAATAAAAGCCACATATTTAATCTTACGTCGTTTATTTTATTTAAAAAAAACCAATAATTTAATCAGTATAAGTCAATATGCCCAAGTTTTTGTTAGTATTTTTCGTGTTGATACTATCGTAATCTTCAATGGAAAATTTAAATTTACTTAAAAGTAAATTTGAAAACTTCATGTTTAAAGTTGGCCGCGACTTGTTCGAAAACAAAGTATGATCGGACAATGATCGACTGTAGTCGACGACGCCATAGTTTTTCAAGATATAATAGTGCAAATAGGCATGTTCGTGAATAAACAACAATGTCATATACTGTGTAACGTCCGTTTCGGTAAGATTGATTTCCAGCGGTGGAGGTTCACGTTCACGACTGTGTCGACGTTTCGGTGCACATCGAAAAGTCTTCGCTATCATGTATTTATTGCGTTCTTTGTGCATATTGTTAACGTCCACGTCTAGATCAAAGTCTTTGCTGAGCATTTGCAATATGGACGGTCGATCAATGTAGCATACAACATCACCATTATCGTGTTGACAAAAAAACAACGGCTCACCAGGTATACTGGCATTGCGATTTTCGGTCACGATAAATTCCATTTTTGAATTGAAATGATTGATCATCGGATTGACACGGTTGTGAACAAAGCCCAGTGAAGCAAAAACGATACTGACAATTTCCCTGATAGCGTTTTTATCGCGAAAAGTGGCTAAAAGGGGCTGCGTCAATTCGAGCATGTTCAACATTGCCATGTACTTGGCTAGAATCATTTTGATCTGTAAATTATCATAGCTTTCGAGGCTGTTCAAATTTTTGGCATTAAAGTCGGCCAAATCATAGTCCTTGTGCAGTTTTTCGTCGGCATTAATGATTTCGGTGACAGTGCGAATTTTATTACTTTGACACTTAAACTTTTTCATGGCTGCCTCTTATTTTACATCATAGTTCTTTGGGGCGTATTAACAAACGGATTGTTGCGCATGGTTGCATTCAACGGATTTTGAAACGCAAAAGCATTTGTATCGGCTCCTTTGCTGCCCGGACTGCTAGATTGGAAAAGCATTATCAACAAAATTATAATAACTAATGCTATGAGTATGGTCATTAGCATGCTCGGGTTGAGCATGTTGGCGTTAAAACGACCAGCTCCTGTTGTGGTTGTTCCGCGCAGATCGTCCATATTGTATGTATTATTTAGAAGGTGGTGCTGCTATTAGTAATTTCAACAGAGTGTTTTGAACCCAAGGTTTGAGATCGCGCAAAGTTTTGATTTCCGAAGAACTTTCGTAATCACCTCTTATTAAAAGATATGCAGGGATTGTGTTGGCAAATGTGTACTTGGTTAGATACAATTTTTGTTTTTTATCCACAACGTAAGTTTCGTCGTTCAGCCTGTACGGTGGTTGATACTGACGATAAGGAATCAATTTTCGATCAAATTCCAACAAAGTGGTAGATCCAAACAAACTGTTGTTGGCTAATATGGCAAACAGTTTGTGTTTGGGCACGTAGAAAGCGTTCAGTGTACCTTTTATTTGTATCAAATCAGGTCTTATAAAAATATATGAAGGGTCGTTGTAACGCAAAGTGGGAAACATAGTTGTTTCATCGATTTTTATACTCAATTTTTGATATTTGTCCACGGCGTACCGATCGATAACGATTTCGCTATAATAATTACCAGGTTCTTCGCCGTCTTCCATGAATTTGGTGACAAATTTATATACGGACGTGTATGTCATGTGTTCGTTTAGCAAATCGAGTAAATCATCGGGATAGGCTTTTGCATCATATATGTAATCGCGCTGAATAAACTTTACGTAAGCTGATTTTGTGTCAAATTCTTGTTTGAATTCGTTGAACAAATGATTGGGTTTTTTAGTTGTAAATTTTTTACTATTGATAATTTTGTAATTGGTCCGAAACATGGGTAAGCCTTTATAAAAATTTTTCAATATAAAATTGCCACTGTCAAAACTGATATTGTTCGTAGCAAAATGACGCGCCATTGCATCGCCCACTAAATACAAACGATAGGGAAAGGGCGATGATTCGAGTTCTATTTTAGGCACTTCGCACATTCGTACGCCACACCAATCGACGTAGGCTTGGTCGAACATATAGCCCGTATTGCCCTGTATGAGACAATAGTTTTTGTCATTGTTAACAAAATTACGTTTATCTATCACACTCGAAAATACGTTGTATAGCAAAAATTTAAATTCGCTTGGATTTTTGACGAAAAAGTTTGTTGCGTAAACCGGTGTGTCTGGTTTTATGTATACGCGCTGGTCGAATTTTAGTATTTCCACATTCTTTTTTGTACAGACAAATCGAAATTGCGGTTTTATGTATTTGAACATGTTAACGTCACGATCGAGTATAACATTGTTTAGACCAATGAGATCGAGATAGTCGAGATAACCCAATAAACTGGCATCATCAATGTTATTGAAATTATTATACAAATATTCGCGAATGAACGGTTTTGATGATGTCGAAAGCAAACCGGTGTCTGCTAAATTGAAATAACTTGCCAAAAACAGATATTTATAATTGTTACGCTCCAAAGCGACTTTGTTTTCGTCCAAGTTCATCTTGTTGTGGACTTACTTAAATGTTGTCTGTTGTGTCCGCCGTGTAAACTTGTTTGAACGATGACACAGACGACGACTTAAAACTAGTTTTGCAAACGGGACACGTTGGAAACACAGTGCTATATTTCCATAGATTGGCATAGCACAAATTGCATATTTTGTAACCGCAACATTCGTTGGGTTTTATGTGTCGTTCGTCGTTGAACGTGTCGCGACATATGTTACATTCGTACAAAGGATTCTCCAGAAACACAGTCAACACTTGACTTTGTCTATTTATGGCGTGAATGTGTTTGCACGAATCTGCCGATTGTGTTAGCAATGTATTCAATTGAGCTTGAAGTTGTTTTGTGAGTTTAGCACAACACTTGTCGTATTGAAACAATTTGAGTATTTTATTTAAATACTTTAAATAGGGTAAAAAAATAAACTTTTGTTTGACATAGTTCACTTCGTCATCGGAAAAGTTCATCAGATAGCATATGGTTTTTAACAATTGTTGAATGATAGGCAACAAAGTGTGATGACACTGATCTTCGTCGAGCGTTATTACAGATTCGGATGTTTCTTTGTAATACAACACTGAATGTTTGTCTAAATTGTTTTTGTATTGTTTTTTGTATTCGTCGAGTACAATTAGAAAAGCCGCTAATTTAACGTTGTATTGAGCACGAGCATTCGTAGTTACATCACTGCTATACATGTTTTTTAATTTAAAACATTTTATTACCTCAACATCAATTTCGTAGTCGACAGCAGTGTTCATCTGCTGGGACGCCGGCGGCTGCATTTCAGAGTTATATCTGAACAACTTGGCTTGATCACTGTCATCACTTATATCGTCGTACAGTATGCGTTTCAATGTACCAGACATTTTTTAAAACACTAGTAGCTTGCTGTGAACCATTGACAAAACTAAATTCCATTATCAATTTGTCAACTTATATAGTGTATTCGGCAGGATATTGTCAATGTCACAGGATGTATGTATGTGCCATTTGCACACATGAAAAATGTTTGAATTGTGTTTGAATAAAATATGGCATATATTTTGTTTAATATTTTTATTGTACACACATAGACATACATAGACAATGAATTGTTAATTACAATAATACTAGTTAACAATTTTTATTAATTATATAGGTAAACATTTGTAATGATTATATAGTTACACTTTTGATTACAATATAGGTACATTGTTTAATTATTATATAGGTTATAACATAATTTTAAATAAAATAATCGTCAAGACGATCTCTATATGAGCCGTCGTCGATATCGTCTAAGCTAAAATGATTATAATACTTGCTGTTTTGCAATATCTTAATAAACAAAAAATCACTATTGTATTGGTCAATCAATGGCTCCAATATCATTGCCAACAAAAAACTTTTATTGTTTTCTAATTTAAAGTTAATCACACTTGTAATTTGGTCTTTGGCTTGCTGAAAACGAATATAACGAATATGAGATAAAATATCACGCACTTGTTCGCTGATGTTCTCATTATCATCGTTTTCCTCATCACTATCGTTGTCGTCAAAATGCTTTTTTCGAACATTCATGAGGTCCATGAACAAAAACCGGTTGGTTTTGAAATCTAACTTTTTGGGTAACACTTTACGCGACACATCAGTCGGATACACATTTTTCTCGAACACTTTATACTTGCGATCAGAGTCCAGGGAACGCACCGATCGACGACGCGGCATCAAACACTCCAAATCACGTTCGTAACGTGTCAATGTAGATCTTTTTTGAATGGGTTTATGCAAGACTGCTTTTTTGCGTAACTTGTTGATCTTCAATTGAATACGATGTTTGACGGCATGCAGCAATTTGTGCGCGGTATTACAAATGGAGCTTTCGCCGTTTTCACGATACTCTTCTATAGTTGGCGTGACATTGTTGTTTAGTTTGTATAACAAATTTTTCAAAACATAAATTTTTTTGTGATATCTCAAAACGGCCGATAACTGTTTATCACGCCATTGTTGCCTGGTCGTTATTTTCGGACGCGATCTTAACGCGACAATACAATGCATTTTAAAATGAGCAGACATTCTCCAGAAATATGATGGCAACATTGTGGTGAGACACAAAATCAAACTGTATGTTCAAGTATTGCACAGGACAATTCTGCTGTTGAACTGATTCTTGCTCGGACAGTTTCAATTTATAATGAATATTTTATCTAATCTGCCAATTGGTTTACATGATTGATAAAGTGTTGTCGAAGCGACCTGAATTTTTTGCACTACAAAAAAATTCGTGTTAATGACGTCATCAATATACAGTGGAAAATTTCGAATCGAAGACTATTTAACCAGAATAGTCTACACTGTACGATATGCTCCCAATATACTACAAAAATAGGTACATTTTTGCACAACAAAAATGTGTGATACGTTATCTGTATTACGTCGTTTGCCTGCATGGTAAGCTACGCTGTAGTGGTCACGTACGCCTCGACCTCGATTTGAGATAAAAATGTTTTGCACACGCTCGCGTCTCGTGACACCAATGCGTAGCACCAATGTAGTTCGACCTCAATGATAAATGTAATCGCCTGATAACAAATTTATATATAGTAGTTGCAAACCAAACTGGAATTCAGTTTGGAACAAGCACTATGCCTTCAACCAACAAGCGGCGAGTCATCTCTGACTCGAGTTCGAGCAGTGAAACGGCTGTTAGTGTTAGTCAATTAAATAATCACAAAACTCTTGAAATTAGTGAAAACATTAGTGAACAACGCATCTATGTGTATTTGCATTTGTCGCAAAATAAAAAGCGTCTCGGTTATGTGTGCAAGACTACTAAACGTTTTCGCATGAGTGGTGTTACGGCCAAGTGTCATTATGTTTACTCTAACAAATTGTTTGATTTGTACGATCACGTATCAACGATGTCGGTGTTCAGCAATTATCGCAAGAGTTTGGAGAATTTTGTGACTTTGCTCACAAAAAAAGCGGCCATGGAAAAAATCAACTATTACGCTGTACAATTGACTGCCTATCTGAATGCCAATTTGTCTGACGATAACAGTATTTATAGTGCGACTCAAAAGTTTATTAACAAAATGCGTTACATGAACAATAAAGAAGCTATCGTTCAATGTCTCAACATGTATAAAACGTGCGACAGTGCTTCAGTTGACGACAACGGGATAAGTTTAAATTTGCAAGACATACGACATCAATTATTTCTTTTAAACGAATATTGTAGACCGGCTTTTGTTAACGAACATGATCGTCTCAGAATCGAAATACAAAAAACCAAAACTAAACATGCTGATTATTTGAAACAACACAAACTCGACAATGTAATAACTAAATGTTCCTATTGTAATATACATTCCACTGATACGTTATATCCGCAATGTATGCATAGAATGTGCACTGAATGTTCATTGCGATCGATACAAATAAATACTTGTATGACATGTAAACGAAATAAAACTTCAGACCGTAACAGTGATGGTGATAATAGTGATAATAGTGATAGCGAGGTTTACGATGAAGTAGTTAATGTTAATAATACAAATAACAACGACGACAATAATAGTACTAATGATAGTGATGACGACAATAATAGTAATTGTGACGATGCAACTATTCATAATGAAGATACTGCCGAATTAAATACTAATACTGTAAATAATGATATCGAAACTAACAACGATGCTAGTGTTAATAACAATACAAATGTTGATGATCAAAATAATGATGATGATGATGATGATGTTAATGATGATGTTAATGATAATGATGATGTTAATGATGATGATGTTAATGATGTAAATACTAATGTTAATAGTGATAATCAAATTACCAATACTACTAATGATAATGATACTAATGTTGATGCTAATGTCTGTAATACTAATGCTAATGTTAATATTAATGCTAATGTTGATACTAATGCTAATGTTGATACCAATGCTAATGTTGATGATGATGATGTAGCAAATTCAGCAGCCAATGACAATGTTCAACATACTGTTGATAACGATAATAACGTTAATAATAATGTTAGTCAAACCTCTCATGATAATATCAATAGTAATCAAGTTAATAATAATTCAAAAAATGATAATGACAAGAACAGCGTCGATGATGATGATATTTCTAATTTATCTCTTCCTATTGTAAATATTACTAATTTGTATCGTACTGTTATAGACAATCATTGTGATAACGCATCCGATAACGTGTTTCCTTCTTCTAATAGTAATAATAATAGTAATATGAATGAATTTGCTTTGCAACCAAAACAAAAATTGTCTAAAACTAGTCCAGAGCAATTGAAAGCTTCAGAAGTAATTGTGTCACAATTGAACGAAATAAGTCAAATTGAAAATGAAGTGCGCAATCTGCTTGAAAAAGAACTATCATCAACGACAGTGTTACCAGTTGCAATGAGTACTGAAGAACTTGATAGTATCGATAAAGAATTAGCTAAAAGTACCAATGTAGACAAAAATGGCAAATATTTCGAGCATATCACTGTTAAAACAGAAAAAACATCAAAGGATGCTAACACTACTGATAATAATAATGACGCTGCACCATTTGACATTGCAATAAAAAAAGAATTGTTTGGGGATGATTTTAATACTGAATGTGAAAATCCTGATTATATTAATGAGTATCATGAAGAATGTGTTCCCAAACAAGAACCTGTCGATATGTCTGATGTTGAATGTTTGAATTTACCTTTAAGCCCTGCTAGGTTCGTCAATGACGATAGTGACGATGAGGTTGAAATAGTGCAATGGGCAGATAACATGAAACCTCAGATAGCTACTTTTCGTATGGTTAGAGTACCAGTTCTTCGTACTGAAGAACCACCAGCTAAACGTCAACGCACTTCACGTGCTCGCAAAGCAGATAATATTTAATGTAACTTTTGTAATATCATATAATTTAGTTGTAATTGATTGTAAATAAACTTTTGTAATATTTTATACTTTAGTTGTAATGGTAATAAAAAAAACACATTATTTTTTTTATTAAATATATATTATGATAAAAAACTGTGTTTTATTACAGTCTCGTATGTACACAACCTGTAATTAATGTTATACATTAACATTGCTTCCAAAAATTTTTGAGCGTCACTACTTAAAAAATTGTATTTGTAAAGTTTTTTTTGTTGTCTCTGTTGTAGTACATCCAAATCGAAATCTTCATCGTTGTCGTTGCTATGTTTGTAGGGATGATGTCCAATTAAAAGTTCATACGTCAAGATGCCCAAAGCCCACCAATCGACGTGAACATCGTAGTTTTGTCGTTTGAGCTTCTCCGGAGACATGTACTCCTTTGTGCCGTCTCGACACGAACTCGTGTTGACAATTTTACACAGTCCATAATCACACAAATAAATTTGTTTATGACGTACGTATAGGACGTTTTCGAGTTTGAGATCGTTATGTATAATTTTGTAAGAGTGAAGCGCGTTCAGTGCTTCGGTTAATTGACCCACTATTGAACGTGTTTCCGCTTCAGATACTTTTTTGTGTTTTTTTAAAAAATCAAACAAATCGCCTCCAGCAACGTAATCTAATATTAGTATTTGAGATTTTAACGTCGTCAACGAGTAATATAATTTGATGAAATATCGGTTGTCCTTCATTAGTTGATGCACCAGAGGTTCGATCTCGGTCACATATTTAATTGCGACACTCTTTTTTACGAACAGTTTGCCCGTGGGCTCGTGTTTGATAACACACATTTTGCCAAACTTGCCGTCGACCAAACGCACATTGTTTTGTATTTTTATTTCGGCGAAAAATTGGTTTATTTCCTTAACGAAACGGTCGTCCATTGCGATTCGCAATAATGGTTCAACTGCAAAGTGTTCAACAATATTTGGCTGAAAAAAACTACACAAACATCAATAATGTCGACTTTCTACTGCGCATGATCTCGGCGCCGCACAGTTTGAAACGTACGGTCAGCGCTGTCGCTCAGTCCAATTCTGATCGGATACAATTAGACGTATACGATTGTATTCAGTTATTGAAATTGGCCCAAGAAATATACAACAACGACGTACTAATAGACATTGGTGATAGATCAATTATTATACCAACATTGTCACAGACAATGTCAGTACCAACAGTACCTAAAACAACAATACCTAAACCGACAACTGTGTCGACATCGGATATAATGCAAAAAACAATTTCGCCAACAATAATTATCGATTCTGAATCTTCCTCGCCGCAAACACTTATGCCGCCACCAATACCACCACCAATACCACCACCACCGCCGCCGCCTCAAACAAACTTATCTTCGACGATACCTCCTCCGCCGCCGCCTCCTCCGCCACCGTCATTACCATTAATAGAAGATATAGTAATACCATCCAGTAAAGATCGCGATTATACAACGTCGACTCGGCAAGTTTTAAAAGATCCACGTACCGAATTGATGGAACAAATACAGAAAGGAATTAAATTAAAAAAAGTATCAAAACCCGCCGATGGCGGTTCGATAGTAAATACCGTTACCGCCGCCGCCAGTCCTACTGCAAAGATTTTACAACGACGCATAGCCGTTCAACCGAGTCCTGTAGTTTCGTCAGAATCGGAAAACGGGTGGACCGACGACGAACAACAGCAGCGAGCCAGCAGCGAATTAAAACAATATGTACGTTCTTTGTACAATATAACATTGGACAGTTCATGGATAAAAAATTATCCTTTGTCTACTGAAGCACAAGACACATTAATATCAATAAAAAATCAATTAAATCAACGGCTTTCGAATGCACAAACACAACAAATTTCTGCTAAACTACAAATATTTATTGAAGATAACTTGATACAACAAACGTATGATAATCCTTTGGACAAATCCGATGATGTCGAACTTCAATTGTCCGATAAAAATTTACAACAATTTATTATGGCGGTGGAAGATTTGACATTCAAAAAACAATACGATAAAGCGTTAGCTAATGTGGTGTCGGCATTAGGAACCAAACCGACCAATCAAAAATTACAAGAATTGAGATCGAATTTAGATAAAATTATGAGTTACAAATTGACGATGTCAACTGAATCGCAAGTTTAATATGCAGGACCAGTGTATAGCGGAGCGTCAGGTGCAAATTCTTTGATCTTAAATATCAAAGAAACTTCTAGGAGTATTTCCTCTTCTTCGGCAGAATCAGTGCCTACGTAAACAATTGGTTTGTAAAAGTTCTCCCAAATTACGTTGGTAATGAAATCTTCAAAGGAATTAGTGTATTCAGCGTGCAAGTTCATAACGGGACAACCGCCGTATTTTTTGGCTAAACTAATTCTGTACTCGTTGTTACTGCCTACATAGGAAGGTTCTACAATACGAATGACTTCGTGAGGAATATAGTCGGGATCACAACGCAGAGCGTGTTGCGCTAAGAATCGGTAACAACGGTTCGGTTTGGTTGGTCGCATATTAACAGACAGAAACACGTCCATAATTTCTTGGTCGTTTACAATGGGAAAACTGTCTTCCATGAAACGCGTCCAAGTTTCGCGAAGAAATTCGCGACCGCTCCAGTTAACTACAAGCTTCATTGTGTCGGGCTTAACGCTGCGAATCTCTTTAAACAAAGTTAGTTTTTGATTTTTGCCAGGTCCCAAAAAAGGATCTTCCGCCACCAAGTATTTGTCGAGCGAATCCAAGTTGCGTTCTTCATGTTCGTGCTCCTCTAAATGCTTCTTGCGTTTGGCATTTTTAATAACAGCACCTAAATTCTTAAAGTATTTGTTGTCGTACACATAGGTTTTGCCCAAAGTAGGGCTGTAACTGTAACGAGTATACAT